ATGGGCTGGTGGAACTGCAGTGCAGGGAGTACATAATCAAACAGGTACCGCAGCAGTAACAGTACCAGGACGTAATTCAACACAGTGGACGGCAAACAATGATGCTTGGAGATATACGCCAGCTGGCCCTGCTGTATTGCCGGTACCTACATGGTATCTAGTTGGCAATCCCGTGCCTATAGGCCAAGGAACCACAATCACTGTTACGCCACCGGCAGCGGGTGCAAATTATACTTGCCAACTAGTTTATCCGGCATGCAACACCGGTTGGAATTCTTGCAATGCAATTGTAGGATTAGGACCAGATACTGTGTTTGTACAACCAGGTCCGCCTAACTTATCAGCACCGGATGTAGTTGTGTTGGATCCGGTTTGTATCGGAGACTGCAATGGGGAGATCACAGTAACACCATTAAATGGTACTCCTGGATATACATATACGTGGACCACGGGACAAACAACATCAACTATCACAGGCCTATGTGCTGGTACGTACACAGTCGAAATTGAAGATGCTGCTGGATGTGATGTTACTACCAATGTTACACTAACAGATCCTCCACCCATTATTGTCGGACCTATTGTATTCAGTGATACCGCATGTTTTCAAGCAAATGCTGAAATATATTCTGTTGCCGATTTAGGTGCTGGATTTACATATGCATGGAATAGTTCGGGCAACATAACCTTTGGCCAAGGATCGACAGCCGTTGTTGTAGATTGGACTAATGCAGCTGCGGGATTGGTTTCAAATGCAGTTAATGTTATTGCAACGGATGCTGATGGTTGTGAAAGTGCACTAGTGTCAGTTGATTTGTTTGTATTGAACATAGAACCACAAATTGACCAAATTGGACCTTTCTGTACGGATTCGGACTGTGTGCCATTAACCGCATTACCACTCAATGGAGTATATTCCGGACCAGGAGTTAACATCGATGAATTCTGTCCGGGTATAGCTGATACCGCTGCAAATGCTGTAGTTTATACATATACGCAGAGTGGATGTGTGTTTGATGATACTATCACGGTGCAAGTGAATGAGAAACCTGTTATTTTAGACATAACATCGGATCAGTTTTATCAAATATGTGATGGTGATTCGGTAACCTTTATGTATTCGGTAGTACCATCAATACCAGGATCCACCGAATGGTATTTTCAAAACGATACTATTCTATTAAATGCTCCATTATTCACCTGGCAAACAGAAGGAATTTACACATTAACAGCCGTGCATGTGTCTAACGGATGTGTATCAGAACCAGAACAAACAACCATATCAATTGCCAATTGTCCAGAAACTATTTACTATATGCCAAACTCTTTTACACCAGATGGCGACGAATTCAACCAAACATGGAAACCGGTATTTACTGCAGGATTCGATGCATATGATTTCCAACTTGAAATATACAATCGTTGGGGAGAATTAATATGGGAATCGCGTGACATGTTAACGGGATGGGATGGGACTTATAATGGTCGATATGTATCCGAAGGCATCTACATATGGAAATTAACATTTGGTGATGCAGTTAATGATGCTCGTTACAACGATTATGGTCACATAACAATTATCAGATAAAGGTTGGATTCAATTGATTTATTTCTTATATTTATAGTATAAAAATAAAAAGATGGAAATAATCGAATCAAAATCCGGATTGTATCAATTGATTGATTTAGCAAATGGCAATGTGATGCATGAAGGAAGTTTAGATGCCTGTCAGGATGTAATGTTTACAGAAGAAGAAAAACGTTTATATCGAGACTTTTTATTGTATACAGGCATATAAAACGCTGATGGAAGGAAATTGCCATCAAAGAGTGGCTAGTAACTCCATAGCAGGTTAATAGCGTGACCCTGCAAATTGGTCGGTTCATCTAGGGGTTAGGATACAAGATTTTCATTCTTGTCACACGGGTTCGAATCCCGTACCGACTACAGCGGTTACCTGACTCCGATAGTACGGTAAAACTCATTGGGATGTCGGATAATTCCACGAATGGGGGCGCAAGGTAAGATGAACTTGCAACGGTAGAGTGCCAAATACACAAGAAACGAGACGTATGGGTGATCATACGTTGGTGTCAAACCTCTACCAAATTTAGTCAGGTAGTGCGTAATAGGAAAACGGTATCCTACCCTGCAGAATGGTTGCATATTACAGGTTCGAATCCTGTCCTGGCTACAATATTTATAAACGCATTACCCTAACGGTAATAGCACTGGCATCGCAAAGCCGCACTTGCGCTCTGTATCAAAAGGATACAGTTTAATTTGACAGTACCTACCACGCTTCTGGACTGGGGTGTCCCCGATCGAGCGTACCAGGGTAGGTCTTTTGCTCCCCTGTGGATTCTATTCTGCAGGTCATGTACCATCAGGCATACCGTTAGATCTGCTCACTCAGATGGTCTTTTTTTGATATTGGGAAGTTGAGTTTATCTCATATAACCAACTATCGCACCCAAGTAAGACTGTCTGATCAACAGAAACTGCTTGGGTTTTTCATTTTTATTTCTTATATTATAGAAAAAATGAGTACGGTACGATTCATAGCAGATTTACACTTCGGACATGAGAACATGGCACGGCACAGAGGATTCGCTTCAGCTGCCGAACAAGATGAATACATTGTGTCTCAATGGAACAATACCGTACATAAGCGTGATATCACCTACATTTTAGGGGATGTAACAATGGAAAAGGCCAACTATGATATATTGGATCGTCTTAATGGTCGCAAGTTTGTAGTGCTCGGAAACCACGATAAATTAGGCCACACTCGAAAATTGCTTGAACACGTTGATTCAGTAGCCGGTATGATGCAATACAAAGGCATATTCTTATCTCACTGTCCGGTTCACCCAATGGAAATGGATTACCGAGTAAAGTATAACATTCACGGCCACATTCACGAGAAAATGGTCGAACGCGATTTCACATTGTTTGGCATTCCAATATTTAAAAGAATAGATCGTCGATACATTTGTGTATCATGTGAACAAGTCAATTACACACCTAAGACTCTTAAAGAATTAGGAATAAACAGATAAACGATGAGTAAACTAAAACAAACAAAGATTCCAGTAACACTAGATAATCTAAGTGAAATGTTACCAAAACCGGAAACACCTAAATGGAGACTAGTAAGAGAAAGAGATGGTTTAACTAGACAATCTGCTGAAGTGATGTGGATTGAATGGGATGAAACCGGTAGATTTAAAGCACGACATGACAATCCGGATCTAGGACGATCGTTGCTAATGTCTCCATTCAATGATTTCTTTACATGGCAAACTACGTCTATTACTGGTATACAAGAGCAAAGAGAAGATTATATTTGTTTTGATACGAAGAATAGTAGATATGAACTTTTTAAAATCAAAGACAATGAGTAAACCAATATTTATATGGAGAGTTCCATTACATGCAGTAGTAGGCAATAGTGAACAGTTCGAACAAATACAACAAGATCTACAAGCAAAGTTATCTGACTATCATGTACTGTGTATGACAGATCCGGGAGTATCTTCGCCCCAGTTCGAATGTTATAATGCAGTTAATGCCGAAGAAAAGGATATTGAGGAATTAAAACAAATGGGAACTGCAATGTTAAATTCTCGATCACGATGGCAACGGGCTCTAGAAGATATGATGCGCGATGATGAAGATTCAGGATTATATGAAGAAGATGAAACAAACAGTAGTATATAAAGGTAATGCTGCTTATAGCAGATCATCATATTTAATATTAGAAGACGATATGGTTGAATTTGATTGTTCAGATGAAGAATATGGTCCAATCCGCTTTCCTTTACAAACGTTACTTGATGCTATAAAAACTCACATGGAAGATGAATAAAGAAACTTTAGACATACTCATTAATGCTATGAGTGATACCGAATGGAATGAGTTACGATCTCGCGCTGATGTGAAACGAGCGCATAATGCTGCAGCTATATACTCGGCAAAACGTTCCTCAGCAATTGAATTTGCAGATTGGATTTTAAAGCATAACTTGGCAAATAGTTATGACAAAGATGGATTTGCTTGTTGGGTTCTAGCAGATGGTAGTGGAACGACCTATACTTCACTTGAACTATACAATGCATACATGAATGGCGAATTCGAACCTGATGATGAAGATGACTTATCAGATTGGGATAATACTCTGATGGATGGACTAGATGATTTGGATTAGTAAAGAATTATTCTTATATTAAGGTATGGGAAAGCATAGAGTAACATTGATATCGGATACGCATACAAAGCATGCCCAGCTGACAACGACAACATCGTTACGCAAGGCTGATCAGCCCGTAGATTTACCCGGTGGTGATATACTGATTCATGCAGGTGACTTTATGTCTTCGGGTTACAATCCAATGGAAGCAGTAATGTTTTTTCAGTGGTTTGATGCAATTGATAATTATGATACTAAAATACTCATTGCGGGTAATCACGATAGGTGGATGCAAGACTCAGAAGATGAAGCTCGTAGTTTATTGAAAGGTTATTATAAAACAATAGAATATCTACAAGATGAAGGCATGGCCTTATATAACATCGATGAAGATGCATCTATTAAATTATATGGTTCGCCATGGCAACCTGAATTTCATAATTGGGCATTTAATTTACCTCGTAATGGTGAAGAGATGCAATCACGATGGAATGCAATACCAGAAGATACCGACATACTCGTAACACATGGACCAGCATTTGGTCATTTGGATATTCCAGGAGGACAAAGTGTTCGTGTAGGTTGTGAAATGCTTCGGCATCGAATAGATACCATACGACCAAAGATTCATGTGTGTGGACATATACATGGCAGTTATGGTTACCATTTTGATGGTCATACACATTTCTTCAATGCATCGGTATTAGATGAAAGATACAAATACGCTCACGCACCATTTACGTTTGAATGGGATAATATAACAAATAAAATAACATGGCTATGAAACAAACAGCAGTAGAATATTTAATTGATGGGTTAAGAGGTAGCATCACAGAAATTGTAAGTGATGCTAAACTTCATGTTTTAATTGAGACTGCTTTAGAAATGGAAGAAAGTCAACGAAAACTTGATACGTTTTATGGCTATGCTCAAGGTTATGATGATGGTGTAGCAAATAAAGAACCAATGAGGCCTAAATTGTTAGACTTTGAAGCGGAACAAGAAGACTTAGGACAACACTACAAAGAAACCTTTAAATCAGAATAAAATGAAAAGACGATTAAGACTTAGCAAAAAAGATTTAAACATCTGGGCATTAACGCAAGAAGACGATTTAGTAATGCTTAAGGTACCTTTCAGATATCGATCTCAGTTTATTGAGACATTTATACCAAACTATCCATTACCTTCTGCAGATGATGTAGTATTTTGGTTAGGAATGATGAAAGTAGTAGAAACATACCAAATTGATTTATAATATGGCAAAGAGATTAACACGACAAGAAAAGTGGGACAATGCAGTAATTGATATTATCAATGCAATGTTTCAGATTGCAGGACATGCTGTTACTTATGATGATGTAAAGGATCGTAAAGACGATTGGTTCACACAATGGACTATGACTGAGGCTCAGCATGACGAATGGAAACGCTGGGGAAAGAAATATCTTCAAAAGAACCTAAAATTATATGCTAAACAAGCAGAAAAAGAAATGATGTGGACTAGTCTTATGTGGGGACTTAAACTCAGCGACTGGCCTAACAAAGAAACACAACCAACCGGGGAGGATTCTATTAACATAGGAGAATAACATGATATTAGAATCAATGGCCGTAGGTGCACTTACAGTTATAGTGATGACAATTGCTATCATTTCAGTTGTAGGTTTGCTTAAGGCAGTAAAATTGTCAACAGACTTAATGCAGTTAAAACAACGTTTAACAGACGACGAACGAGAATTAAGTCGCGAAATTAACATGGTGGAATCTGTGTTAGCTAATGGCGTACGTAGTGAGTATGATCGACTCAATAATCGAATCGATGAAGCACATCGCCACACCGATCAAGTGCAACAGTATGTCGACCATCGAGTTGACAAGTTAGAAGCTAAACTAACAGGCACACTTAAATCAAGCAAAGAAGTACTTAAAGGATAAACAAGAAAAGAATCCTCTCCGGTTGGTTGTTATATTTATTTTTCTTATTATTTAAGTAAATAAAAGAGTTATGAAACGTAAAAGAAACATACAAACATCAGCTTTATTGCTGCTTCGTCGGTTAGGTATGCTTTGCAAATTGCCTAGAGATGAAAAACCAAAACTTCGTATCGCACGTACAGTGTACCCAGCTGGTCGAGTTAATACGATTGAATCGGAACAACATGTATGGATTCAAACTAAATTAATGAGTCGTCCCAATTGTAAGTTTGATGCTAATACTAGAAAGTGCGTATGTGGCGCAGCATCAATCGAAGAATTTGCTTTAAATTGTAATTCAAATAAATAACATATCAAAACAATTAAATTATGAAAAAAATCATGTTAACAATAGCATTAGCTCTCGCAACAGTATCAGCTAATGCACAAATTGGTGTAGTAACAGTAGATAAAAATGCCAAAGAAACGCCACTAGGATTCTGGTACGTAGTAAATGGGAAAGGATTTGAGAATCAAATGTTTTTCCAGGATGAAACTGTTAATGTTTTAATTAAATTAGAATCAATTCTAGGTTCATATGATTTAAACATGGATACACCAAAAGGAAAAGATGATGCTGGAGATCCTTATTGGATTGTAATGGATGAAACGGAACGAATAACATACATTTATCTGATTAAGAATAAATTTGATAAAAACTATTCAATAATAAATTTATTAACCAAGTAGTTATGAAAAATATTGTAGTTAAAGTTTTAAAAGATTTTGTAGTTTCATTATCCACGTGGATTGCAATTGGACTCGGATACATAACACTGCTAATTGCTGCATCAGCAAGTTGGTTTGAAATATGGATATGGATTCCGGCTCTTACGTTTTCCTGGTTAGTTTTTAGACCATTACTTAAGCATTGGGAATCATTCTTTGATAAAGTCTTTAAAAATGAGCGCGATCCGGCCTAATCTTAATTTTTATAATGAACGGCAAGAACATGTGCCATATCAGGATTCGGTTGCTGAGAAAGCACGTGCTGCATATCAACGGATGCAACAAGACGCCGGAAAGGTATCAAAGAAACCGTTAGCACGAGTAGATCCAGTTGCATCCGCTAAATGGTTTAAACGAAACGACTAATGAAAGCAAGAAACACAACATGGTGGGAACGAATTGCATTATGGTGGCGATTCGAAGGCAAGTATTGGCACAAAGACTTTGCACAAGGAGTACGTAATTTGTGGCGATGGTTGCCTGTGATATGGAAGGACCGCGATTGGGATGCAGCATATGTATATCGCATAATGCAATTCAAATTGGAACAACAAGCTGCAGGAATCGGATCCAGAGACCGACATGAGTCAGCTCAACGGACTTCCGAAGTATTATTAACATGTGCCAGATTGTGTTGGCTGATGCAGGATGGAGCTTATGAAACTGAGTATTTAGAATATATTGATTCTGAATTTGAATTTGTTCCTACTGATGAAACAGGCAAATGGTACACGATGGAATCTACGGTACTCAGAAATGATTTAGATGAGTATTTTAAACGATATCCTAGGCAGTATAAACGAGTAGTTAATGGCGAGATACGCTGGCTCACGAATAGTTCAATTGACATCACTAACAAAGAACATGTAGCAATGTGTATTGCGTATGAGAATCAGCAAAGATGTCGACGACTGCTATTTAAGTTATTAGAACAACGATTAGATGATTGTTGGGATTAAAAGGAAATGAAATGAAAACACTATTACTTGGCAGCATTGCCTCACTATTACTAACAGCATCCAGTACATCAACGCATATAGCTACTTGGTATGATATGCATGGAAGACGCACTGCATCAGGCACGCGGATGCATCGAGATTCACTAACGGCCGCATACAACTTTGCAAAGTTTGGCACCATATTGGAAGTAACTAACATAGCAACTGCAGTTAAATGCACTGTAACAGTTACGGACCGAATGGGAGTAAAATCCAGCAATCGAATTGATTTGAGTTATGCTGCATTCGGATGTATCGCAAAACGATCTCAAGGACGAATATCCGTACGGCTTCGCAAATTAAATTAATCAGTTATTTGGACGTTTGCAAAATAATTCTTATATTTAAAGTATAAAAAATAAGAGTCATGAGAGAACAGACAATAAAGAAAATGTTGGAAGCTGGGTTCGAGCCAGTTAACTTAAAATCAGGAAATGTTAAGATTGGTGATGCTATCGCTAGTCGCAATGTGATGTTTGGTACACTGCAAACTATTACTAAGCTGACTGGCAGATATGGAGTACGGTTTGATGCAGACTATCTGGATGATGAGTTAACATATTTCACTCCAACAGAGTTCGAAGAATTTTTCCTAGTAGATAAACGAAAACGATAAAACGAGAGTTATGAGAATAAGAATCAACAACATTGAATGCCGTTTCGATCAAGGACGTTATGAAATAGTTAAATGGCAACCTAATCATTATTACGGTAAGCTAGCTGAATACTTAGAAGGTGGTTGGGTATCCGATGGAGAGTTTTTACGACTTAACAATACTGCCATACAAGAAACGGTATTCGATCGACCAGAAGGATGTTACACTGTAGCTACATTGCATTATGATGACGATGAAGCATGTTGTGATTTGAACACAGTTGGTGCAAGACTATTGGAGTTAGATCAAAAAGATCGTGCTGACTTCTTTGCAGTGTATGAATATGCAGAGGATCGTATTAAAGCAGAAGAATTAGCACGTACAGAAGAGCCGGAATTTTAAATCAGAATAGAATGATAGGAAGATGGTTTATGTGACAGAGCAATACCAAAACTTGACTCAACTGGATGTTTAATACTTAAAAAGATTTAACGGATCCTGGACTAATTAGAAGATGTAGCTGTATACGGATAAGCTTCTAAATAAAAATAATAGTAAGAATGATTGTAATAAAGACTGTAATAGGAATAACGAGTATAATAGCTATATGGTACTCAGTATATTTAATAGGATGTCTCACAGAACGTTACATATTAGATGAAAAACGTCCAGACTATGTGTGGATATGGGGTTACGTGTTACGCACATTGACAGGCATAATGGCGTTAGCTGTAATCCTAGGATGCATAACAATCGGAGTAATGGCGTGGGCAGTGGGAGACGCGATATGGCAGTGTGTTATAGGTTAAGTAGTACCTGGTATCGCATCGCATTCAGTGTCTAGTAATAAGACTCCCTCAGCATCTCCCTGTCGTTTTTAAGGTAAAATACGCAGATATAGGGCGTTATTTTTAGACGAAATGGTGTCTAGTAGCATCCAGACAGATAGGTTATATATATCTCCCTCCCTATACAACTAATACGGGGGGCATAGACTCTTTATTACGGGTCGCCTGGATTACTGATATCCGTTACACTGTAAACCGTGTTATATGTGCGTATACTGTGTCTTGTAATATCCAACCTTTTTGGTCTATTTTTAGATTGATTTTTGCTTTTGGTTGGATATGTGGCGAATTCTTCTTATATTTAAAGTGTAATTAAATTAAAGAGGTATGATGGTATCGGTGTTATTTTTCGGGTTAATAATAGGGTTTATTGCTTGGCGAGAAATCGGTTAGTTCGATTCTGTAGCTATACGGAGTAACCTGTATTCGTTCTTATAGTGCGTATACGTTCGGTTTGCTAATTATACAGAGTAACTGTCAGGTTTATTTTTAGATGGATATCTGATGCTCCCCGGCTATTTTTAGATGAATCCGCTATTTTTAGTCGATTTTTAGCTCAATATCCGGTTTGATTTTTAGACGTATTTTTAGAAAAGTAGCACTTTTGGGCCGGTTTCTTTTGCTTTGCTAGCTATACGGAGTAACCGAACAGGCTATTTTTAGACGATTTTTAGACCAATATCACGTTATTTTTAGATGTATTTTTAGATTTATTTTTAGATACGGTTGGTTTTTAGATTTAGTTTTCATATTATATATTTGTAATTAAGAAGGAAGGTTGATCCAACCAAATGCTTAAGGCGGCCAGAAGGATCACGAACAAAGATATGGGAAAGATTCATCCCGCGATAAAACATGGATCGATTAGGCCCGGTAACCACAAGCATCAGAGCACTACGGAGCACAACTTGCTAACACCTCCGGGCCTTTGTATTGCAAACATGTCTCTCAATATACCGACGGGGTCCGGGATCGTAGTGCTCGCAAGACACTCCCGGCGGATCGGATTTAGGTAAGGCGATGTGAATCGTGTAGGGACTCGGGTTTCTCTCTCTTATTCCCGGGTCCTTTTTTACTGTTTATATATTTATTTAAAACATCGGAGTAATATGACAACGAATCGAAATATACTTGCAGAGAATATGCATCGTTTTAAAACAAAGAATTTATCTGAAGATTCTGATGAAACAACACTACTAAGCCTCGATATGCAAGATCCTCGAGTTTTAGCATTAGCACAAAAAGTAGCAGAAAAACAGTATGCGATGCGTAAAGCAGGCGACAAGCGCCGATGGCTCATCGGAGATTATAATTTAAACTTTTGGAATAACGACTTTGTACGTGATGAATATTATGATGCAAATATAAATGACTATATTAAATTAATAGACAGGTTGCGCGCGAAAATGCTCCGTAACAAAGTTTAAAAAAATATAAAAAAAATCGTAAAAAAGTGTGTGGATAATTTGGTCCGCGCACTTTTTTTACTTATATTTAAGTATTAATTTAAAAATAAGAGATATGCAAGTAGAAGTTAGAACAGTAAAAAAGGGACAAATAGTTGAATTTGCAATGAGTAATCCTAATATGGTGCGACGTGCAAAAGTAATAAAAACAAGGAAAAATGCAGTTACTGTACTATTAGAAAATATTAATGATATCGGATGGACCATAATGCCAGCTGATAGCTTAGTTACTATAGTTAATATTTAGTTAAACTTTTTTAAAAAATGCTTGACACGCATAAGTATTTTGCTTATCTTTATATAAATTAAAAAATAAGAGATATATGGAAAACTTAGTAATATTAGGAACTGTAGCAAAAGGACAAATTGTACAATTTGCTTGGGATACAAAACCGGATGTATTAATACGGGCAAAAGTAGTAAAAACTAGAAAAAATGCACGTATCGTCGAATTAGAGGATATCGATATTAAATGTTATTATGGCATGAATCCTAATGTACCAGTTACCGTAATTGAAAAAGTTTAAAAAAAGTTTGCTAAAAATTAGGATCCGATCGAAATTATCCTTATATTTAAGTATTAATTTAAAAAGAGAGAAAATGAGAGAGTTTAGAGTAAGTTTAGCAGATGGTTTTAATGGTGATGAAGCATTTTTAGTTGTTGATGTAATGGCTAAGGATTTGGTGGATTTAGTTGATAAGGTTAGAGAGAATGAAGAGTTGGCTGAATATTGTTATAGCAATAAGGATTTGGTTGAGTGGTGGTGTGGTGTTGATGAGAATGGCAATTTTCCTGAGTGGAGTGATGATATGATTGAAGGTTGTATTTATGATGAAGATGGCGAAATGTGTTTAATATTAAATGAAGTGATTGAATTTAGAGTTGAGGAAATAAGTTAAAAAAAAGTTACAGAGATGCTTGACACGCATCTCTTTTTTGCTTATATTTAGATTATAATTTAAAAAGAGAGAGTATGTATAGTTTAGATTGTGTTTATTACGAGAAAGAGTTTACCTCATTGTCTGAGTTGATTAGCGATGTGACAGCATCCGGCATGGATCCTAATTATGAAATTACCCGGAATGGCCGTTGCACGGGAGAGATGTTGTGTGATTTGATTGGATATTAATTTAAAAAGAGAGTATGATAGTATTAGTAGTAGCCACAGGTTTAATCACGTTTGCAATAATCATAGTAATAGCTAAAGATTTTTTAAAATAAGAGATATGAAACAGACAGCAATAGAATGGTTTGCACAACAGGTTAATTCATCTAAATGGAAATTTGCAGATATGACTGATAGGCAATTAATTATTGACCAAGCTAAAGCCATGGAGAAGCAACAGCTAGGGAAGTTTTACAATCATGGTCAATGGACAACAGTTCATGGTGATACATTTGAAGATCACTATAACAAAATCTTTAAATCAGAATAAACTTTTTTTTAAACTTTTTTCAGAAAAAGGTTGACACGCATTGATTAAAACCTTATCTTTATATAAATTAAAAAGAGAGATATATGAAAAAGGTAGCAAAAGTAGAGTACGGAATCCAAATCACAAAGCCATGGAGCCGCGATATGTATGACCACAATGATGCAGTAGCCGTAGTGGTTCGAATCAAAGTTAAGCAGCTTTGGATTTCTGCCATGGCAGAGTTCCGCAAAGAGTTTGATTATAATGATCAAATGCTTGAAGCAGATTGGGTTAGTGCAAGTGATGAGTTAAAAAGAATCCAGACAGCAGTTACATGTTACGGGTTTGGATCAGGATATGATGTTAACCAAGTAGTAGATAGAGTGATGCAGGAATTAGATGATGCTGCTTATTACCGACTTAAGGATATAGCTGAGGAGTTAGAGTTGGAATTAGAGAAAGGGTTTGTTGGCTTAAGTTAGCCAGCAAACTTTTTTTACATTTTATTAGGATCGCATTATTATTTTCATTATATTTAAGTATTAATTTAAAAAGAGAGAAAAATGGATTTTGAAAAATTTGAGAGAATTGAGGGACTTGTTAATAGCACTGTCGCAAACAAGTTGGAAGACGCAATCCGTTACGTCACACTGGATTTGTTAGCAGATGGATTTGACGACACGGATATTAAGCAGTACCTAGAAAGTGTTGTAGGATTTGTAGTTGATGACACTGTGGATCCTTTATAAAAAAAAAGTAAAAAAAGTTAACAAAAAGGTTGACACGCATTGATAAAATGCTTATCTTTAAGTATAGAAATTAAATAATAAGAGAGATGGCTAAAAAAGGAAGAAATTCAGGATTTGAAAGACAAGGAGCAGTAATGGCTCAAATGAGTCGAGATGCAAGAACCGGAGGCAATGCCGTAACAGTAGCACAAGCTATTACGCAAGGAGCGCGCAACGCAGAGTACCGGGCACGGGTTGAGAAACCGATCCGAGTATCATTCAAGTTCTTAGCAACCGGCAAGTAGTCGGTTGCATTCAGTTATTCATTTATTTAAAAACACAAGAGAGTTATGGCAAAAAGAATTCATGTAAGCACCGGAGCAATTGTAGCAACCGCAGAAAGCACCAATCAGTTATTAAGAGACATTAAGAAGCTCCCAACCTTAACCCGGCAGCAGGAACAAGAGTTAGCCGGCCGAATCAAATCCGGAGACCGCAAAGCAGTTAATGCGTTAGTGGAAGCTAATATCCGATTCGCGGTGCAAGTAGCAAAGCAGTATCAAGGAATGGGATTACAATTGGAGGATCTTATCGGATTTGCTAACATAGGACTCTTCGAAGCGGCTGAGAGATTCGATCCCACAAAAGGTGTTAAGTTCATTACATTTGCTGTGTGGTACATTAGAGCCGAATTGCAGAAGGCATTGAATGACTTATCCAGAGTAGTTAGGATCCCATCACATCGAGTAGCAACTGAGGAGCAAAGCATCAAATCAATCCACACTCCGGTAGGTGATGACGAGAACAAAGAAACCTATGCGGACCGATACTTGGCTGCGGATAGTGTGAAAACAGCCCGGGACACAGAAGATCTCCGTTATGACTTAAACAGAGCCTTATCACAACTTAAACCGAAGCAGCAAGAAGCTATACGCAGATTCTACGGCATCGGACAAGAGTATCCACAATGTATGGATCAGATTGCTGAAGAGATGGGAGTAACCGGAGAGAGAGCTAGACAATTGGTTCGCCAGGCAGAAACCGAATTAGCAAAGCTACCGGGCATTGAATTGCTAGAACAATACCTATAAACTTTTCTGAAACTTTTTTATAAAAAAGGTTGACTCGCATTGATATTATCGGTATCTTTAAGTATAATAAAAAATAAGAGGTATGAAAGGAAAAGGCAATTTTAAAAGGCTCACCGCAAAGAAGCAGGTACAGCAAATCGAAATGATTCGTCTGCAGCAGACGTTGGCAGGTAATGCATTTATTTATTCAGTAATTTTTAATTAATAGGACATATGGGAACACCACAAATTATTTTATTGACAATGATAGGTATCGGATTATTACTAAATGCTTATAAGCATGGCCAACCGAGAACCGACAAGTATAACATATTCTTTAAGCTAATTGATGCAGCAATCTTTATTTGGATCCTTTATGCCGGAGGATTCTTCGGATAAAAAAAGTTACCAAAAAGGTTGACTCGCATTGATTAAAACCTTATCTTTATTAAAATTAAAAGAGAGAGAGATATGAAAACATTAGCATTGGCATTAGCAGTAGCATTGGTAGGATGTACATCACAAAGAAACCCGGAGACTAGTTATCACGGCGGATCGATTCAGGTTATTAAATTCGAAGGACATGAGTACCTATCATTTGATGGTAACCATTACGATGGAGGAGTGGTTCACTCTGAATCTTGCCCTTGCAAATCCAAGTAAAAAAAAGTTTGAAAAAAGTTTCAAAAAAGGTTGACACGCATTATTTAATTCATTATTTTTATATTATAAATTTAAAAGAGAGAGATATGACAAAAGAAAATTTAATTGCACAGTTGGAGGGAGCAAAGGCGCTAACCTCAGTAGTAAGCATTGACAATGTTATTGCATTGATCCAAAGCATCGAGCCGGTAGTTATCGTTGAGAAGGATTTCAAATTGACTCCAGACTTTGCTGAAGAGATTGCTAATAGAATTGAACGAAGTTTGGATTATAATAGCAGAGACTTGATTGATGTAGATTCTGCGGAGTTTGAGTTGACTTATGATAACCGAATCGAATTAAATAGTGTCGACGTCAATATGAGGGAAATAATGGATCATGTCACTGCCTCCTTAGAAAGATTCGTTGAGGAGCCGGAAGAGGCGGAAGTTGAAACTGACGACGTCGTAGAGTTGGAGCGCAATGAAGATGATGAAGAAGCCGAAGACGAAGAAGTAATCGACGGCGACCCAGAAGAGTAAACATATCTCTCAACATAGTCCCGGGTCAGCAGCAATGTTGGCCCTTGCGGACGTAAAAAAGAGAGCATATGAAAGAAACAACATCAGTATTAGCATTGATCACCGGACTTGCATTAGTAGCAACTGGTAACTGTATTGGCCTATTAGGTCTAATTCCAACCACAATCCTTCTTACCGTCGGCGTAAAAAAAGTTTAAAAAAAGTTACCTAAATGCTTGACACGTGTTCTTATTTTCCTTATCTTTATATAAATTAAAAAGAGAGAGATATGAAAGTAAATGTAACAGTAAAGGGAGAGTTAACCAGAGGGATCGTTCAGCAGTATGAATTAGACATAGCTCCAGCGGATGTATTAGCAACCTTTGAGGAGTCACGCAAGGTATGGGATGAATTCCATGTCGAGTTCAAATCAGAGGATCCGATTGCTCCATTTGAATTGTATTGTGTTAAGACATACAAGCAAGAGATGATGAATCGTCAGTGGTTATTGGATCTACATGAGGAAGTAGCCGGCGAAGAATAGCCGGAAACTTTTCTTAAAAAAAGTTACCAAAAAGGTTGACACGAAGGGTTTTTTTCCTTATCTTTATATAAATTAAAAAGAGAGAGATATGATGAATGTATTTGAAGCAGTAAGAGTAAAAGGCAAGTTAATGGCGAAGAATGTGAAGTCAGGAGAGTTCGCGCCAAAGGGTTTAATCCGCGATGTGCAATTACGCACGGCAGAAGCTAACCGAGAAGTATTAATGGTAAGCGCTAACGGCAGAGTAAGCAGAGTAGCAGCAGCCATGGCAGGAGTAGCCGTAGCACCAGCAGCACCAGCAAAGATGTCTTTCATGACAGTACTCGAAGGCAGAGATCCACAAGTAATGTTCAGCAACCTGGAGCGTCTTACTAAGATGGTAGGTAGAGGTATTCAGCCTTCATTAGTTATCACAGGTATGGCAGGTGTAGGTAAGACACACTTAGTTAAAGAGACTCTTAAAGGAATGGGTCTTACAGAATCCAAAGACTTTGTTCACTTCAAAGGTCGTGCCACAGCAGCCGGATTGTTTATTACCTTGTATCAAAATTCGGATAAGATTATTGTGTTGGATGACTGTGACTCCGTATTCAAAGATGACGATGCAGTTAATATCCTTAAGGCAGCATTAGACAGCTATGACACACGCAAGATATCTTATATCTCTAGCAAGCCACTTAAGGATGAGTACGGCGATCCAATCCCACCACACTTTGAGTTTACAGGTCGCATCATATTCATCTCCAACATCCATCAAAGCAAATTAGATGAGGCAATTCGTTCACGTAGCTTTGTGTCAGACATCACAATGAACACCACTCAGATGTTTACTCGAATGGAGCAATTGATGGAAGGCATGGAGCGTAGCATTCCAATAGCAGCAAAGCAACAAGCATTAGAGATTATGAAACGTCTAGACAGCAAATTTGCCGGCATCGATGTTAACCTCAGAAGCTTTATCAAAGCAGCAAGAATATGCGCAATGGGATTTGATAATCCGGAGGAGATGATAGCAGAACAAATCATCGCAGCAGAATAAGTAAACATATCTCTCAAATAAGGATCCGGCATCAGAAATGGTGTCGGATTTCTGCTGAAAAAAAGTTTAAACTTTTCTTGGAAAAAGGTTGACACGTGTACTTATTATCCTTATCTTTATATTATAAAATTAAAAGAAAGAGATATGAAAAAAGTAGCAGTAAAAGAATTAGGCGCAGGATTTATGATCTTTGGTAACAAAGGCAATGTGTGGACCGGCACGGCACACGCATACCAATTAGGCAAAGGCAATGTATGTGGTACTCCAGCATTAAGCAGCAATCACGCATTATTTGCCGGCATTGAAGAAGTAGGGTGCGCAGAATGCTTAAAGGCATTAGGTAAGTAATAATATATAACGAGAGAGATGCATATAGAAACAGCAATGTTAGCAATAGGCCTAATTGTAGGTTTTATCCTAGGAGTTCAAGTTAATAAAAAATAAAAGAGAGAGTATGACAAAGAAAGAGTTAATCCGAGCAATCCAAATCACAGAAGCCCGAGCATGGCAAACACTTCAAGCCGACAAGAAGACATTCGGAGAGGACCACGTGGTGACAGCGATAAGCCGCAATGCTTGGGGTCCGGTATTCGAATTGAGAACTGCATTAGGCATACCGTCATTAGGAATGAGTGACTGCATAGCAGAAGGAGTGTTGCCACAATAGCATTCCATACATATATAGAGTCTAGAAAGGGGGGTAGGTAGCCCCCCTATTTACATGGGGTATAGCCCCCCCGTATTTGACCCCGGTAGCCCCCCCAAAACAGGGGGGTGGGGGAGGGTTTCATTAAGGGGTAGAACACCCCCTGATATATGGAGGAGGTTATATATGTTTTTCTAGCACGGGTAAAAATTTTGCTATATAGATGCTCTTTATTAGAATATGCGGTGCATATATTTATTATAGTATAATAATAAGGTATAATCATGATTAAGCTAAAAAACATTTTTAAAAACATCTTAAACGAACAATTCGCCAACCAAATTCCTAACAAGGAAGTGCCGGAGCCTAGAAGCCTAGAAACAGTTCCAGTAAACATGTATCATTTACGTAAAGGACCTAGTAACCCCGATGGAATTGCTACGGCAAAATATGTACCAAAAACTGGAGAGTTACTGGATGCAAGTGATAGCAAGGTTATCGCAGCGTTACAGCCAGGATTAACTCCCGATCAAGTTAAACAAATGTTGCAACGCAATAAATTGCATAAAGGCAAAGTTTTGCAAATGTTCGATCGTATGTTAGATAAAAAGATTAATGGTAAATATCTTTCTTTAAATCAATACGATAAGATATATCTTAACAAACAAACGACTAATGATAACAAGAATCTCGCGGAACAAGAAATGAACTACGACGAAAAAGTAAAAAAAATGCAAACTCGCAAAAAGGTTAATAAAACACAATTATTCTCGATATTGCCTATAGGTAAAACTGCGACAATAATGCAGGCAGATGGTATTATATTAATAGTTGATGAAAACAATAATTATTACGAATTAATTTAATAATTATTAAAATAACACATCTTCTTCGAAGAATTAATATGATACGATTAAAACAATTGCTCGCAGAAATAGGGGAAGGCTCAGCGACCCCATATCCATTTCAAATGTACAATGGAGAAGCTTATTTCGAGACTGCGGGTGGTACAATGTATCAAGTCACATTTCCATATGGGTCTGATGAGATCATGGAAATTTCTTTTGCAGTTAAAGGTGCGGATGGACGGTTCCACCATGATGTGGAAACGGCGGAGTCTGATGTGTATCGTGTAATGAGCACGGTTGTTGAGATTGCGAAGCGCGCAGTGGAAAAACTGCGTCCTACACAAATAGTGTTTGGCGTTGCTAAATCGGATCCACGCAGAATGCGGCTATATCGTAGTTATGTGATGCGCGGGTTACCAGCATATGAGGTTACGGCAGAGACGGCATCATTTCTGGAGTTAACGCGTCGGGCTAAACGTGGATTCTTGGATCGATTTGATTGGACGGGAATTAAAGACAAGTAAAAGGCTGTGAATCGTTTCCAGCATTTATGCGGAAACAGATATTTATGTGTATATGATACGTTTGCAAGACTTATTAACTGAAATTGGTATAGGAAGTGTCGACCCCTATGTGAGCAATTTCGTGTGGCGTGAAAACGGAGAACATCGTGAAGCAGAAATTGATGCTGACGGCGTACGCATCTTGTTTGCATTTACACCACATAACAGCAGAGAATGGGATTTTGCCATACTAACTCCAACTCGCGAGCCCGGTGGATGGACTGCGGCGCATGCCCGTAGTGCAGCGACAGGTCAAATTTCCTATCTACGCTTAATGAGTACTGTGGCGGCCGCCTTGTTAGACTTCATTGCGGATTGGCAACCTGAGAGCATTGACATTACTGGATCGGATACCTCAAGCACCGAGAAGGATCTGCAAAAGACTCGTATATACAAAATGATGCTTCAAGCAAATGCATCACGTTTAGCTACGTCTGGGTACACCTGGTTGTATCGCAACGGTAAATTGTGGATAGTTCGTAAAACGGCGTATGATGCTTCGGGTGTATCGGATGCCATGAATTAATACTGTGCGGACCTGGAAGGGCGCACTTATCTTATTCGGGCTTACTAACGTTCTATTACCATGAAACTTTTTTCGAACTTTTCTTGCAAAATGCTTGACTCGTGTTCTTTTTTTTCTTATCTTTAAGTATATTAAAAAATAAGAGATATGACTAAAGAAAATGAAGAAGAGTTAGCTCGAAGGAATGCGAGGTTGTATGGGTGGCCTGGACGAACTAAGAATAGCCCAAACGCAAAAACAGGAAAATTTACAGGTTATTGGAAATCGGGACGGGCAGCTTGGCATGGTCGGTTCGAAGTTGGTGAACAAGTTGGTTTATGGGAATATCATCTTGTAGCATCGACATCAGGTGTAGTTCATGAATTTTATTGTAACCTTTAATTGCTAGTTATGAAAGTATATTTTTTCCAAGATACCCCAGGATTTTTCTATGAAACAGATGATGACACGTTTTATGTTATAGATACTGTGTGGCGAAGCAATAAACAGTCCGTATTAACTTCAGCTGTGCTTCGTTTTTTAAAAACCAAGTATACTAATCGCGAACGTTTTATTGCCGGATTTGTTGCTCCAATTGAAGAATCTATTAATAAGTGCAATAATCCAGAATTATTAACACCATTAGCTAATGTACTAACACAGTTTAGAAAAGAGTATGATTCTGTGAAACCGTATAGTTATACAGAAGCTTTTCAAATTAATTCTGAGTTATTTAAATCTATTGTGTTTGGTTGTATACGAGTACCAGATATGATTAAGGAATTAGGTCATAAAAGATTTGCGACCGCAGGACAGCCTGTTCGTCATAAACAATTTTCTAAGGACGGTGAATTTTTAGGATATCGTGAATATGATGTTATTTTCGAAACACACCGAGTTAATGGCAAAAAATTAGGATTACGTGAAGATGTATATGCTGTTAGATGTTGGTGCACAACGACTGATAATGAGCATTGGCTGTGGATCGATGAGCAATATAAAGCAGATCCATTAGAAGCAATTGCTCGTACATTTTTCATACATGAAAATTTAATTCCATTTATTAAAGAACTAAAACGTCAAGGTGATATATTATTAGTTGAATTAACTGAAGATATTGAACCACGTGGAAATATGGTATCTTTAAGCAAAGAACAGTATTTTGGATTATTAACGGCACAAAGTTAATAATTAGATTGTATATTTCAAATAATTTTATTATATTAATTAAGTAATCATAAATCAATATCATATGCAAGTAGTTGTTTTAGAACCTAGTACAAACACACACTGTTTAGAATCCGACACAGTGCAAGTAACCGATTTAGGACACGGTATCCTAAAAGTAAAAACTTCGAAACGAGGTGGAATTGTTACCCATGGTGAACATGGTACTTTAGTAACAGAATCTGAGAATGTTATTAAATATGTTCAGCAAGAATTAAATCCAATTACACAGAAAATGCAAAATGCATTTGATTAATTAGATTTTATATATAGTTATTAAGGCCCCGTATAAGGGGCTTTTTTACTGTTCATATATTTATACTAAAAGGAATATCGTGATAAAACTTAAAAACATACTTGCCGAAGGTTTTGCGTGGGAACGTAAAGCAAATGGATCTTTACCTACCCTTGCTGATACAACCGCAGCATATGAACGTAAACTGCAAGAAGAGGCAGAATTAAATATGCCGTTTGAAGATGGTGAAGAAGTAGATGTTGATGCAGAAGAAACTGTAGAAGAAGAAGCTAAACCAGATTATATCGATCTAGATGGCGATGGTAACGAAGAAGAATCAATGAAGAAAGCAGCAGCAGATAAAGAAGATTCAGATTTTTCAGATTATTCACTTAATGCATTAACTGATATGAAAGTTAATCTTTCTCGTTATGAAGGTAACGAAGAGGATATTGAAAAAATAAATCGCGAAATTGATAAACGAAAACAAAATGAATCACTTCTTATTACTAAAGGAGGACTTCAAGCATTACGCGAAACTCCATTAATAGATCGAATTCGTAAAAATTACGTTGGAAATAAATAAGGAACGCAATGTTTGAAAAATTAGTATCCACCCTAATGGCTTCCCGAGACCAAGCACATATCTTTCATTGGGGAACAACAGGTCCAGGGTCGTATGCTGCTCATAAAGCACTTTGCAAATATTATGATGCAGTACCAGATTTATTAGATGCATTAGTTGAAGCATGGCAAGGCCGTAACGGATTATTAAATGGATTTGTACCTGCTGAACGATTTGATGAATATTCAGAAGAAACAGCTGTGAAATACTTTAAGGCGTTAGCTACTTATATCGATCGTGCATATAATAAAATACCAAAAGAAAACACTAACATAATTAACCAGTTAGATGCATTCAAAGATTTAATTTATACTACTATTTATAAGTTAGAAAATTTAAAATAATAGCAAGTTAAATAAATGTAAGAAACCTTCCCTAAAAAGAAGGTTTTTTTACTGTTTAATATTTATTAATATGAACAGGTTATTTGGATTTTTAATTGGTATGTTTTCTATGGCATTTGCTGGGTTATGTAATGTTATTAATATTATAATAAAGGATTTACATGGCCGCAGTAAAAAAAGTTAAAGGGAATGCTGTTAAATTACATATTAAAAAACCAAAAGTAAAAAGACCAGGTATTCATGCTAAAACAAAAATAAGTCGTAGTAAAAATGCAACTAACTACGTTAAACCATATGTAGCACAAGGAAAATGAAACACATCAAATTAATAGAACAAGACGATCGGCAACAGAAGTTGCGTGTATTATTTTTAGGAGATTCGCAGACTGCGATGTCTTCTATAAGTTATGCATATAAACTTTTAAAAAACGGAATCGTAGATGGTGATGTTGTAGCCAAAGGCGGCGCAAATACTTCGCAAATATTGGCGATGATGCGAAATTCTATTAATGATAGCTATGATGTTGTATGTATTCTAGCAGGAAGTAATGATGCATGGAGAAAAACTGCTGATGTTTCTGCCAAGAATTTAACTGCTATGTATAATTTAGCACATATAAATGGCGCGTTAGTAATTGCTATTACAAATCCTACAAAAAAACATACTAAAGATCCATCAAAATTTCCAGGAGCCGATGCAATTGCACAATGGATACGTTCTCAAAACATATCTGACTTCATTGTTGATGCACATTTATTAACACAAGACCGTTCAAATTTTTTAGGAGACCGAATTCATTTTAATCAAAACGGTCAAAACATAATTTATGATGCAGTAAAAACAATACTATTGCAATTAACTTCTAGAAATTCTGCTAATACTTCAAGTATTCGTAAAACACAAGCAAAATTACAGCGACTAGGATATGACTTAGGTCGCGAAACTGAATTGGGAGTGTCTGGTCCAAAAACACAAAAAGCAATTGAAGATTTAGCTAATAAACAAAAACAGGCTGAAGCCGATAATTCATGGTCTCAAAAAGCAATAAATTTAGTTTCAGGAATATTAGCTTCGGATTTTGTTCAAAAATTACTAGGCCGACAACCACAAACAGCAAAATCAACAGCTAAACCATCAGAAACGTATAGTGGTACTCGGATAACTGGTGATCAGATTGTTAAATTTTTTAAAAATAAAGGATTAACAACATCACAAGCTTCTGGAATTGCTGGAAATCTACAAGTTGAGTCAGGTTTTAATACAACCGCAGTCGGTGATAACGGCACTTCCCATGGTTTAGCACAATGGCATAAGGATCGTTATCAAAAATTACTAAACTGGAGTAGCAAGAATAATGCAGATCCTAAATCCGCAACTGCCCAACTTGAATTTTTATGGCACGAACTTAACACAACAGAATCTCGAGCTTTATCTCAGTTAAAAAAACAAACAAATCCTAGAGACGCTGCATATATTTTTGCAAAATATTTCGAAAGACCATCATCAATTTCTAGTAGTCGCTTAAAATATGCAGAAGACATTTATAATGATATAACAAAAGATGTTGTAAACCGTTTAGTATAAATAAAAAAAAAAGTTAAACATATGAAAATATTTGATCATAATAATCCTAGACATATTAAAATTCTTAAAGAAGAATTAACTCGTATAAATAAAATAATTTCCGAATCTTCTATGTATTCTGCAGATGAAATCTGGAAAAACATGAATGAAACAGAACGTGGTACTGTATTATTAAATGCTGGTTTAGATTCGGCTGATCCATATAATAAAGAATCAGATTGGGATAATATTCCTGCAAATTTGCAAGATCGTTTAGATATTTCAGATTATGAATTAGCTAAATATGATTCAGTTTATCGGGTATATCTACGAGGTATCAATACCATGTTGCAACGAGATGCTAGAACACAGGAAGTTATCGACATGTTTTTGAAAAAAGTAAACCGAATGGATGTAAACTCATTAACTGGTAAACAAGCTGAACAACTTAATATTGCGATACAACGATTTTTGAATGCAGGACAAAAACCTACTACATACGGTGGTGATGCTATGCGAGATTTTATGGATCGCGAACGAGCAGCGGGTCGTACTAGAGGATTAGATTAATGAAACCCTATACATTTATTCCAATAACGGTTACGCAAAAAGATGGTAACCATATGGTTCGTTATGTGAATATAGCACATATACAACAGATTTATGAAGATTCTGGGATTATATTTATAGAATTAACTGGATATGATGTATTAGAAGTGAGAAATGAAAATATCAACGTATTTATGGATCGTTTTGTACGATAACATATTTATTAATAAATAAAAATAATAAAAAGGTTAATAATGACATCACAAGAAATCTACGAACAAATTGAAGCACATTGGTTATCATTTAAAGAAAATCATGAACGATTTCAAGATAAAAAAGTAAAAAAAGCCGCGGCTGCAGCTAGAAAATCCATTAATGAATTAAAAAAATTAGCTAGTAAATACAGATCAACACAATTACTAGAATCTAAAAACGTATAATGAAAAAAATAGACCATATCATTAACACAGTGCTCCAAACTATTACAGAACAGGACGCAAAGAGTAATGCTCGAGTAACAGCTAATGCTAAATCTGATGCTGATACATCACCATTTACTCCAGCAGAAGAAAAGTTTTTAGGAAAATTTGATGCATATGGTACTACACATTTAGGAGTAATATATTCTCCAACTGATATAGGTATACGAGAATTTATTGCTAGATCAGGCAATGATTTAAATATAACGCCTGGAATACTTCTAAATTTAATAAGAAATCTAGTTATTAAAATTGTACCTTATACAGGATTTGGTAGAAATACTGATTATACTATCGAATTGCAATTATCACTCGATGATGTTAAAGGTTTAGGTAAAGAAGATAAAGAAAAAATTGAAGCTGGTGGCGGTGATGGTAGTAGCGCTGCTGCTTCTGCAGCAGAATCGCCTATGCCAGAAATACCATCTGAACCAGCTCCTGAAGTAGCAGGTTATATTCCAACTGGTAAATTAATTAAAGAAATATCAAATGTAACATCAAAAATAAATCTAAATGAACATGCTGATTTATTAATCGAAGCTATTAGATCGTTAAACGAAATTGATGAATCTCCAGAGAAAAAATATCTGCAAAGTAAATATCTGACTATGGATAAAAGTTTACAAACGGCATTTAATTTTTGGAAATTGATTGATACATCATTATCCGAATTTGATTGGGATGAAAAACGGTTTTTTAATGCATTCAAAGTTTATATAACTAATCAGCCTAATGCAGTTCGACAAGTTTTAATCACAGATGCAATTCGTACTATAATGTATATGACCGTTCAAGCTTCTCAACAAAAATCAGCTCCTGCTACTAGATTCATGAAAGATTGGTTTAGTAAAGAATGGAGTAATTTAGTCGATTTGGGTAGTGAATTTAAATCAATTCAACAAATTTTACAAGACCCAGATGTAGCTAAATATATATTTTCTGAAAATCAGCCTGAAACGTTTGTTAGCGGAAAAGATGCTGAAGGCAATGATATTAGTAAAACCATGACATGGAAATTGCAATCTGATTTAAATAGCAAAGGAATTGGCATGCTGGTATCAGCTGATATGAGAAGCAACCCATATAAATTCTTCCCAACATATACATCTGCAGATTCAATGGCATGGGTATTAAAATTATTAGCTCCATATCAGTCTGATGCTGTTACTAAAGGTGGTGCTATAACAAAAACTAAACCCGTAACATTTGCAGATACTTTAAGTAAAGAAGAAAAAATTAAACGTGGTAAAGCTGCAAAAGACCAAATCAAAAAAAATATTGATACATTTATAGTCAATATGCCAGACGGCCAATCTAAAGAAAATGTACGTAAAATAGTTGATTCATATAATGCATGGGTCGATCCAGCTGGATATGGTTATGTATATGCTGCAACCACACAAGGTAATCAAATTACAAGATTATATCCAGATTCTAAATGGGCTGTTGTTGATAAAAAAACTGGAAAAGTTATTAAATCCGGAAAAACGTGGTATTGGGAATGGTCATCGACAGATAAAAAATGGAATCTGGTGATTTCATCAAAATAAAACTTTGAATCAATAATATTTTTTCTTATATTTATTAAAAAGTTATAATCTAAATTAAAAACAAATGAGTTATTATGTAGCAAAAGTCCAATTAACGGACGAAGTAGACACGCCGAAAGGTCCAAAAATCAAAAAAACTACTGAAATGTATCTTGTAGAAGCAATGTCAGTTACTGACGCAGAAGCTAAGGTTATTGAAGACTTTAAAGGATATACTTTCGATTTTGAAGTAAAATCAGTAACTGCAAGTAAAATCATTAAAATTTTAGAATAATGGGATACCGAGCAGGTGAAACAGTAATCGTAACAACTCATGAAACTAATCACGTAGGTGTAGTTTTAGATCGAAACATTGTTAACAAACAAACAGTATACAATGTATTATTAGAAAACCGTACAGCATTAGTAATGGTACCTACGGCTCCTTCAAAGAATACGTTTATTAATAAAACATTAACGGCTAAATTGTGTGATACGAAAATGATCGAAACAACCATTCCGTATAAAACATTGTTAGAAGAAGATCTTTTACCTATTTGTAATGCATAAATCATAGTTCATGCAACCATCTGAATTACAAAATAAAATACAGTCAGTATTAGACAATAGTATCGATGCTAACGAATGGGATTCATTGTTACCAACTGATGAAAACTATTTATTATATAGTCCAAAACCTGTTGGATATCATAGTACAGCAGAACAACACTATATCTTTCAAAATTTATTAGTGGGATACGATCCGTCATTAAGTATATTGGATATTGGATGTGGTCGTGCTGATCTATCTAATTTTATCAATGATTTCTACGGGCAACCAGCTATCTACCATGGCATCGATCACAATCCATTAATGGCTCAATTGGCAACCGATCGTTATTCATTAGAAATTCAAACTAATGCATTTGAAACTGCAGAATTACCTAGTTGCGATTGGGTAGTTGCAAGTGGTTTATTTACACAACGTCGTTGCAACGATGAAAATGAAGATTTACAAAAATTATTTAGCGATGTGCATTTAATGTATAACGCAGCCAAAACTGCAGTATCTTTCAATTTATTATCTCCAATTAATAACACATTGCATGAAGGTTTCTTTTATACACATCCAGGTTTAATTATGGATATGATGATTGAAAAGTATCGATATGTCTCGGTTCGACATAACTATTCAAATGATGTATACACAGTAACAATTTATAAAATCAACGCATAATATTATGACAACAAGTATTAATCATCCATGGGCAATTAGCGATAAATTCAGAAGCCGGTATGGAACAATCTGGAGTGATATGGATTTTGTATTTCAAGACAAAATTTCAAATGATCACTTTAAAACAGATCCAATGAACACATTGATTGGTCAATTACATATTGCTAATCAAAAAATTAATATGAAATATAAAGACTTAATTTCATATGCAAAATCAATTGACACGTTATCTACAAACTTATATTCAGAACGAGTAGATAAAACACATCGATTTGAAGTTTCTGTTAAGGGTTCTAAATTTGATTTAACTTGCACTGAAATTGGTCGGTTATCACAAACATTATCCGAAGCATTAGCATCTTCATTACGAGCATATGAAATAGGTTTATATTTATAATAAAATAGGCCTATGAACACATATGTATATTTCTTTAAGACAGATTCTACTTGTGAACCCATAGGACGTGTAATGGCAATGGATTTGCGCGAGGCACGTGAATTAATCAAACAACGAAAACAATTGTCTGGTGAGGCAATTGATGAATTATTTGAAATTAAACAGGTGTTGCCATATGAAAACCGTATTTGATGTATTACATGTTAATTATGCCGAGTATACTTATTATAAGCAATTATCGCGGCGTGATCAAGTAATGTTCTTTTTTGAAATCTATGAAGCTGCTTTAATAAAGCATAGCGATGGGTTAGATTTATCTAAAATATTTAACATGGTGCATGAATCCTTAAAGGAATCGGATCCAATCGATCAGCAAACAGCTCCGGAAAGTTGGCCAGATGATATTGAAAAAGTAGATGTAATGATTGATGATGATAACATCATGATAGAAACAAATAGTTTAATTGGATTGCGTGTTATAATTTATAAATTTTTTGAATCCGGATATATCTTATCTCGTGATAAAAATATGGAGAAAATGTTTCGTCGGGACAAAGTTACAAAGTACTTGCGAATATTTCGAATAGTAGATCAAGTTTCAACAATATGCATTAACTAATGGCAAAACAAAAAATACCAGAAGCACTTCAAAGAAAATTTGATAAACCGCAATTCTCAATAGGGGATGCGGTTTTCTTTTCTTGGCTTGGACAAAAATATTACGGATATGTTACAAAAACAAAGAAAACTGGATGGGGTATTCAGTACATGGTGGAATCGACTATGGGTGTTAGTTACCCGTGTGGTATACAAATTAAGGGGCAAAAGACGAGCTATAACACAGGATTCATCTTCTTCGAAGACACTATATCCATCGGACCAGACGAACTTGAGAGACGCATTCAAACAGCCCCAAAACGTCGAACAGTTACAACAATTTCTATCGACACCAGCAGGCCAACGAATGAAAGCCGAGTTAGCGATCAAGATGGCAACGCAGATGATGGAAACCATAACGCTGAAGATACAAAGGTTAGAACCAAGCGATCTACCAAATCAAATGCTGTTTCATTTGGCTCTGATAGAACTGGCAGAAACAATACAACAAAACGAAAAACTGCTAAAAATGTAGAATTAGATGCGGCAATTGCAAAACAACGAAGTTTTTTAGATTTTACTAATCCAGTAAAAAAAGATTAACGGGTGGTTGGACGTTTGATTTATTCTTCTTATATTTAAAGTATAAAAATAAGAGAGTATGAAAAAAATAATCACAATTGTTAGTATTATAATATCTTATAATTCTATTAGTCAAAATCCAGTCAAACTTATAGATTATAGTAAAACCTCCATAATTGAATATTATTCAATGGATTCGGTGAATGCCTTTAACAGTCGGAAATTTGATTCAGTATCAATTCAAATTGAATTTTTACGTTTACTTAATCAATATCGAAAATTCAAAGGATTGGGTGAGTTGCAATTAGATGTAAATTTATGTGCCGCGGCTGATAACCAATGTCGCTATATGGTCAATACAAAATATGTCGGTCACGTACAAGATTTTAATAATGTTATTTCTGGCGATATTTATCCAACTTTGACTGATAGAATTCTTCAATTTTACCCAAATTATAACTGTGTAGATTATCGTATTAGTGAAAATGCATTATGTTTCCCTATAGTTATTTGCTTTGGTCGTAATCGTACGGTAGCACAACAATCATTAGATCAATGGGCATCTAGTAATAAAGGTCATGCTCAAGCCCAATTGAATCCAAATTTTACAAAAATTGGAATTTCGTTTATCAAATCGCCAATTGATACTAAAATTTATGCAGTAACAGTGTTTTCTAATAAATAAAAAATGGGAGCCTAAACTCCCATTTACTAAATTATTTTTTAACCAGCCCAACAGTCAGTTGTACTAAAATTTTTAGCTCTCCGTTGTTTCGGTTGCATTACTCCAATTTTTGGTATACTAATTTTTGGTATTCGAATTTTGTGCCAATCTATTTTAATTGCCCAATTGCCAATTGGTGTATATTCTGTATTCGAGCTAGGTTCTTCCGGTTGTGGTTGATATATAATAACAAATTCACCATAACTTCCACGATGTGGTCCGTATAATGCATCATACTTTTTTTGTGTTTCTGGATTAGCTTTTCGTTTCTCTGGTGAATATGTATCTCCATCATAAGCTGGACCTACTTCAACTTTGCGCTCCGGATCAAGTTTTGTTACTTTAATACCTTTGAGATCTGGATTATTTGCAATAGTAGAAGCTAATACGGTATCGATAGACTTCAATCGTGCATCGGTCAATCCCTCATTTCCTCGAGGAAACCTCGTAGGAACTTTACTAGTACTACTACCAGCTTTATATTGTACTTCTAGAATAGTACCTTGAGATTTACAATATTGTACTGCTTGTTGCAATGTGCTAGCAAAACCTGCTTGTTGTTCTGGACTTACTTGATATTTATCATCCCCGAAAAAGTTTTGTATTAATGGCGAATTTGGATTTTTAGGTGGATATGCAATTGGAAATGCCATGGGCGCCGCCGGCGTCGTTTGTTCTTGTTTAGAATATAAAACTGCGGTATTTTTAGGACCTATATATATACGATCTGCATTACTTAAAGGTTTATTTGCATTTCTTGCTTTTTGTATGGCTTGACTTATAAGTTTAACCTTATCGGTATCAGGTATTTTTGAAGAATATGTTTGTTTACTATAAATTTGTTTGCCTGGCGCAGATTCTGCATCTATATTTGTTAAAAATTTTTGCAAATCAGATGGTGCTGGTACTGTAGATGATAACCGATCGATATCACCATAAACTTTAGTAGATAGATTATAAATTTTTCCAGCTAGATCAACTCCTTGCGGGCGCCAATTATTTATGTATATATCTTTAGACATTAATGAATTTAGTTGAGCTCGAACTTGCTTTAAAAGCATTAGTCGTTTATCTAAATCTGAAATTTGTATATTAAATTTACCAGATTTAATTGATTCTAAACTAGAAATCATAAAATCTATATTTTTAATAACATTATCAGTTTGATCTTTTGCTCGGTTCTGTTGATTATTTAATTGTGGGGAACCGGACCACCAACCAATAGTTTCAGTTGCATATTGTTCGGAATTGTTATACCCATCGCCTTTACCAGATTGTAATTCAAATACGCGTTTAAATAATTCTGCATATCCTGGTGTTTTTGTTACGTCAGCTGAATCTAATGCAATAAATTCTTCATATGTTTTTGGTAATCCAGAAACACCAGCTTGTTCTATTATTGTTAAAATATTACTAATAGATGTCTCATCTAAATTTTTAGGTGCAAACCTAAGCATATTTTCTGCAAGTAGTTTTTGTAAATTCATAATACTATCTTTATTATATCTTTTCATATAAATATAAACTACAATAAAAACATTGCATTCTAGGTTATTTACAAAATTTTTCTTATATTAATAAAAAAATACTATGATTAGATTTGGTTATTGCTGCATTAACATGCAACTTAGTTCTCAAGGTATCCGCACAGGTCGCACCATGATTGAACGTAAATTCAAGGCTGGCGGTATGCAGTTAGCTTCTGATATTTCATTAGCTAATGCTCGTGACTTACTACCTATACTCCAATGGAACGAACAGCAAGGTATACGTTTATTCCGAATTGGTTCAGAAATATTTCCTCGATGGAATCATTATGAATTAGCAGATTTGCCTGATATTGCTGAGATTGCACATCACCTTCGCGTAGCAGGCGATTATGCTCGGGCACATGGCCATCGTCTTACTACACATCCTGGTCCTTTCCATATATTAGGTAGTCCAGATTCTGTTGTGGTCGAAAATAGTATTGTTGGATTAGAACGTCATTCTGAGATGTTTGATCTTATGGGCTTTGCTCCTAGCTTTGACAATCTTATTAATATTCACGTAGGTGCTACTTACGGCGATAAGGCAACTACCATACAACGTTGGTTGAAGAATTATGATCGTTTGTCTGATAATCTTAAGGCACGTCTTGTTATTGAAAATGATGACAAGGCTTCTATGTATTCAGTTCGCGACTTGTATGAAATGTTGCATCGCGATATTGCTATTCCGATTACATTTGACTATTGGCATCATACATTCAATACCGGTGACTTATCCGAACAAGAAGCATTCTTTATGGCTCGAGAAACTTGGACTCGTCACGGTGTTACTCAATGCACTCATTACTCAGAATCTCGTCGACGCGAAGCACAACGTCTTATCGAAGGCATTTGCGATAAACATGGTATTCCGCAAGAAGATTTACCAAAGTGGCCTACATTTGCTAAGATGTACAAAGAGTTCAGCAAGATCAAAGCACCAGCGCATTCTGACTTTATTTTGCAATTACCGAATACTTACGGTGTTGATGCATTAGATGTTGAAGTAGAGGCTAAGGCAAAAGAGCAAGCTATTCAGAATGTTGGTATCGATTGCCATCGCGAAAATCCAGCAATTATTTTAGGATAATATATTTATAATAAAGGAAAAAAAGTTATGGCACATTACAAGTACAAAGCAAAAATTACGGATGATATTGAAGATGCAAGAGAGATTATCCGGAACACCGGTCGTATGTTAACAGAAGGTAAAATTGATAAAGATTCTGCCTTAGATAATTTAGCAAGAGCTTTAACAAAATTAGATTCGGCTCGTTATTACATTGACCGCGAATAAAAAATCATCACATGAAAAAATCAAAACGTGCTCCTTTACCAAAAGGTTTTAAAAAGTTACAATGTAAATATTGTGATACTATCTCCGAACGAGTCGATGTTAATGCAACTGCTATTACATGTTGGAAATGCACATTGAAACTAGTTAATGGCGAAACATTGGAATTACGAAAGTAATATTATATTATTTATATAAACTATGTTAGAAGCAGAAAAAATAAAATCTAATTGGGAACAGTATCGTGCAATTGTTGATACAACATTTACTACCCGTAAAGATGCCTTAAATCGAATGTATGATGATTTTGAAGAACGAATGGTTTTAATGCCAGCATCTTCAATTGCACATTTTCATAATGCGTTTGCTGGCGGATATGTAGATCATATACTTCGTGTTATTGATTGCACAAAAGCATTATATGCAACTTGGAAGTCAATGGGTGCTGATATGTCTGGTTATACTGAAGAAGAAATGTTATTTGCAGCAATGCATCATGATTTAGGAAAAATAGGATTTCCAGGCGATGGTAATGAAGTATATCAAGTAGAAACTTCGGATTGGCATCGTAAAAACCAAAACAAAATGTATAAGCACAATGAAAATATTCCGTTCACAATGGTACCAGATCTTTCAATTTGGTTGCTACAAGAATATGGTATTAAATTGTCTTGGACTGAATATCAGGCAATTAAAATACATGATGGAATGTATGATGATGCAAATAAACCTTACTTTGTTGCACGATCGGCTCAAGCTAAATTAAAAACTAATTTACCTTTACTTCTACACCACGCAGATCATATGGCATCCCAAATTGAATACGAGCGATGGAGAAACCGAGATAAAGTGACTCCAAAACCAGTTGCAGAAAAAAGTAAAGTAACAAAATCAAACGGACTTAAAAACTTAGCAGAAAATAATCCAGATGTTGAAAAAACATTAACAGATATTTTTAGTGCATTTAATCAGGATTAATTATGGTAACATTGTATATAATATTATGGATAATAACTGGAGGTATTGCTGGTTATTTTGGAGCTAGAATGTGGCAATTAGCAGGAACATTGGCTGAAGCTCAGGAATATATTGAAGAATTAGAATCTACCAATCAATTCATGTATAGTCGAATCGAATCATCATATAACATCATGAAACAAATTGATCGATTAGGTGCATTTGAATCTGAAGACGAAGCAGGAACTACATTTCAATTATTAAACGAAGTAATCACAGAACTTAAAGAACAATTCGATGGCGAAACGCAAGAAAAAAAGTAATGTTTACTTTACAAAAATAACAGACATTGCAATATCTGCATATAACAAGTCAGACAGCACAGTAAAGCGAGAAAAGATATATCGCAGATTTATTTATCCTCCATTCATGAAACTTGCGGAAAATCTAATTAATAAGGTTAAACCTACCTATATAGATTCCACATTTACTGATTTACAAACAGATTTAGTTACATATCTGACAGAACGATTAAATAAGTTTAATCCAAATAATGGTAAAGCCTATTCTTATTATACTAGAACATCTTTTAATTATTTAATTGCTGAAAATCAAAAAGCATATAATAAACTTAAGGCAGATACTCTAGAATTAGATGTTGATGATCAACGAAATATTATGACTGAAATTCATAATATCGAGATGCGTGAAACATTAGAATATTTTATGAATGCTTATATCGAACATTGTTATGATAATTTAAATTACATATTCAATAATCCAGTTGATATACATGTAGCCGATTCAGTTTTACATATTTTTGAAACTAGAGAAAATATTGAAGATTTTAATAAAAAAGCATTGTATATTTTTATACGAGAACGAACTGGATTAAAAACTACTAATATTACTAAAGTTATTAAAACTTTAAAACAAATATACGATGAGAATTTCTTAATGTATGAACGTACAAACTTCGTAAAATTGCCTTTTTGATATTTATATTAAAGGATTTACGTTATGGACAAAAATGATGAACTATTTAAAGGTACTTCATTTGCGGATTTAATGTCAGATGTCTATCATAACTCAAAAAAGAAAGATAGGCAAATTAATCAACTAATCGCTCAGTTACAACCTTTAATTAAAAATGCATCAGATGCTACTATTATTGTACCTTTAATTAAAGAGTACTTAGATGTTGCTGTAAAAAATGATGATCATCTTGTTAAACTAACAGCAATCGTGCAACGATTTATTTCGACTAAACAAACAATTGCTGGAGCTGATGGATTATTATCCGATGAAGAAAAAGAACAATTACTCAAAATTGCAGAAAAAACTTTATCCGATGAATTAACTGATGAGTTAACTGATATTACTAATGAAGATACAGTTTTAAATCAAAAAATAACTGCAGTTAAAAACAAATTAGAAGAAAGAGATATGAATGTCTAATGTAGAGTTTCATATCGGAGAAGTAATTTCAAATCCAAATGTATCTACATATGAGTATGTGGATAGTAATAAATTTCAAATATCTGTAAAAACATATACTGATTTTTATAATCAACAAGAAATATTAGCAATTCCTTTAAATTCTAATATAAAAGATATACCGCGTGTCGGAGAACATGTATTATTAGTGCGCGGATTATCGGCAGAAAATAACTCAGAATCAGCATATCCACAGTGGTATTGGATTTCAAGTTTTGCTTTAAATTCAGATGTTAATAGCAATTTTTTGCAAGGAGTTTCTCAACCACAAAGTATACCATATATTCCAAAAACATCATTCGAAGAAAAAGAAGTATCATTTAAACAACCGTATGAGGGTGATATATTAATCGAAGGTCGATTTAGTAATACTATTAGATTAGGTAGTACTGTTATCGGAGGCGAATATGAAACGCGTCCACTATGGCGTGGTGCTATAAATGGCGATCCAATTATTGCAATTTCCAATGGTACTCCATATACAAAAGATTCATATGTTATTGAGAATGTTGAGGCAGATGCTTCATCTATATACTTAACAAGCACACAAAATATTCCAAATTTATTATTAGGCGTTGGTAATCAAAGAAATCCACTTACTAAATTTGGTCCTAGTGAATCACAGTTTTCTAGATCACAACTAATTGGTGTTGCTGATCGTATTATATTAAAAGCAAAAACAGATATTGCGGTTATTGATGCGCCAGTTGGTATCGTGTTAAATACCACCGGTGAAGTTAAAATTGGAAGTGATGATGCTACAGAATCTATGGTACATGGTGATGTATTAGTATCAATATTACAAAATATTATTTTACAACTGCAATCAGGAATCGTAGTCGGAGATACATATGCACCCACTGGCGGTTATGCTAATGGAGGATCATACGTCCAACGAGCCCAGCAATTATTGCAAGAATTACTAAGTTCTACATATTTTATTAAGAAAAATACATATTAAGGAAAGTTATGCCATCAATAGTACCACCATTAGATTTTATACCTAAATTACCAGCACGTGGCGCCGAATTTATAATTGATCAATTAAATCAACAATTAGATCAATTAACTGAAATTGCTTCGAATGTCATACAAGAATCAGTTAAATTACCAGGAAATATTCAATGTGATGATCCTCGTATAAAAAAACTAAAAGAACAATTAGCTCAAATACAAGAAATTATTCAGCAAGTACAAGCTGCTATACCAGTAATACAACAATCAATCAATGCAGTTAAACAAATTGTTAATATTGCACAAGGAATTAAAGCCACGATAGCTGCAGCACAACTTTCAAATCCAGCAACTGCTGGTTTATTTATTGCATTACAATTACAAGCAATACAAGATGCTACGATTGTTAATGCAATTGCGTCATTAAATCAATTTGCAACGTTGCCGACTCAATTATTAGGACGTTTACAAACTTTATTACCTCCATTAATTGCAGCAATTGCTAAAATTGGAGAAGCGTGTAACGGCGAAGCGCCGGCATTAGAAGTACCAGATGAATTAAAAAATGCCAATATCACGGATTATAATGATTTAGTTAACAGTGAATTCTATAACGAACTAAATGTATCAGATTCTGATTTAACAGACCGATCTGGCCAGATTGAACAACTTTTACAGCAACAACAAGATTTACTAACATCGTTACAAGAAGCACCTAGCAAAGTATATCAACAGGCTGGAATACCACCGGTAGATTTAGGTAAAACTGGCGATTATTATATTGATACAACTACAAATACAGTTTACGGACCAAAAGTATCTGCTACTAATTGGGGTAATCCCGTAAATTAATATTTACAATATTTATATAAAAAATATACCATGGATTCAAAAACATTGATAAAAGCGCTTAAAGTAGCCGTACGTGAAGTTATTAAAGAAGAATTAACAGAAATTCTTCGAGAAGGATTACAATCTACTATTACAGAAATGAAACAGCCGAAGCGAACAACAAATTTGCCAGGCCACCGAAATCCACCTCCGCCACCGAAGAAAAAATCTACGGTTCAATTCACAGAAAACAAATGGGCATCGATATTAAACGAAACAGATGCGTTAGTTGAACAGGCGCCTTTAGCAATGAATAGTTTTTCTGATTTAATGAATGAAGGCGTAGATGACTTATCATTCACTTCAGCAGATGCTCAAGGATTTGGTATGATGCGACAAAATATGCAACAGGCAATGGGATTGGCACCACAAACACCGACAGTTATGGAAGATCCAGAAACGGGTAAAACATATGAAGTAGCGCCTGAGGTTCAAAAGGCGTTAACAAGAGATTATTCGGCTTTAATGAAAGCAGTGAATAAGAAGAAAGGATTATAATTAAATGGCGTATCAAGTATTAAGTGTAAATCAATCTGATACGACTGAAAATCGTGCACTAGGTGTACAATTACCATTTAATGGTGCTTTTGGAATTTTTTCATCGACATATACTACCGTCGATCAAGCAATTAGTAATCTTAAAAATTTACTGTTAACAACTAAAGGTGAACGACCACTTCAGCCAAATTTTGGTACTAATTTAGTTAGATTACTATTTGAACCTAATACAAATGCAATTAAACAAAATATAAATGATGTTATAACACAGCCAGTTAATTTTTGGTTACCATATATTAATATAATAGAAATTGCTACTGTAACTGCTGAAGATGATGCAAATTTAGATCATAATATTTCTGTAAAAATTACGTTTCAAGTGCAAACAAATACTACAGATGAATCATTATCAACTATAACATTAAATGTAACAAATGATAACCAATTATTAATTGCTGATGGAAACTAAAAAAGATATATCATACTTAGGAAAGGATTTTAGTCAATTTCGACAAAATCTAATAGATTTTACGAAACAATACTTTCCACAAACATACACTGATTTTAACGAGTCATCTCCTGGAATGATATTTCTGGAATTAGCTGCATATGTTGGCGATGTATTATCATACTATGCTGATACAAATTTAAGAGAATCTTTTTTAGAACAAGCATCGGAACGAACAAATATATATGATATTGCAAAATCATTAGGTTATACGCCTAATAATGTTGTACCAGCATATGTTACATTAGATATATTTCAGTTAGTTCCAGCAACAGGTACTGGTGCAAATGTGCAACCTGATTATAATTATGCATTATCAATTAAACCGGGAATGCGTATACAACAGTCAAACGGACCATCTATATTCAGAACATTGGATAGCGTAGATTTTGGTTTTTCATCATCATTTGATACTACTGAAGTAACTATATATGAAAGTGATCCATCCACTAAATTACCAACATATTATCTTCTTAAAAAACAAGTACGAGCAGTGTCAGGTGATGTTCGAACAACATCTTACAATTTTACTACTCCAATACCATACGATAAAGTTGTATTACCAGATACGAATATTATAGAAATACTTTCTATGACCGAATCCGATGGCGATAATTGGTATCAAGTTCCATATTTAGCACAAGACACTATCTTCGAAGATGTACCAAATTTAGCAGAAACTGATCCGGATTTATATGTTTATAGATCATCATCTCCTAGCTTATTAAAACTTAGAAAAACTGCAAAACGATTTATTACCAGATTGCGAAGTGATAATCGTTTAGAAATACAATTTGGTTCTGGTGTTTCTGATAATAATGATGAAGAAGTAATACCAAATCCAGATAACGTCGGGAATGGATTAGCCGGCTTTAGGCGTGCCGTAGATGTCGATATAGATCCGTCTAATTTTTTATATACAAGAACATATGGCCAAGCACCGGCAAACACAACGTTAACAGTTATATATACAGTTGGTAACGGAATTGTTGATAACGTACCAGCAAATGTATTAACACAAATTAATTTTATCGAATATAATGATGATATTAATAGTAGTTTAAGCGCTGCATTAGTTAATTTTGTTAAAACAACAGTAGCTGTTAATAATCCAATTGCGGCAACTGGTGCTAAAACTGCCGATACTGCACAAGATATAAAAAATAATGCACTAGCATACTTTGCTACACAAAATCGTTTAGTAACACGTGAAGATTATATTATTCGTGCATATTCAATGCCGGCAAAATATGGAAGTGTTGCTAAAGCATATATAGTTCCAGATGATCAATTATCACAACAAGATTATCAGGAATCTCGTGTATTAAATCCATTAGCAATGAACATGTATGTTTTAGGATATAATTCTTCGAAACAATTAGTACAATTAAATCAAGCTATTAAAGAAAATTTAAAAACATATTTAGATTATTATCGTATATTAACAGATGCAGTTAATATTAAAGATGCATTTATAATTAATATTGGTGTTAACTTTGAAATATCAGTTTTACCAAATTATAATAGCAATGAAGTATTATTAAATTGTATTAGTGCATTACAATCATTTTTTGATATCGATAAATGGCAAATAAACCAACCAATTATTAAATCTGATATAACTACTACATTAGCCAATGTAAAAGGAGTTCAATCAGTTATTGGAGTTTCGTTAAACAATTTATTTGATACGACTTTTGGGTATTCAGGTAACATTTATGATTTAAATTCTGCTACTAAGAATGGTATTATTTATCCTTCATTAGATCCTAGTATTTTTGAAGTTAAATTTTCAACAAGAGATATTAAAGGTCGAGTAGTAAATTATTAAAGGTGATACATGTTTAGAATTTTTTATGCAGAAAAAGATGCAACATTATATGAATCGGCTCCTAATGCAAATACCGGTTTAGATGAAATACTAGAAATAGGCAAACGTTTAGGCGATGATGGTGCTACATTGTTAAAATCTAGAGCTGTTGTAAAATTTGATATGTCTGAAATTTCAGCATCATTAGCAAAATATAATAAAACGGTAAACGACTGTAAATTTATTTTACAATTATATACATCTCATGCAAAAAGTTTACCAGCAGAATATTCTATCTTTTCCAAACTAATAGCACAAGATTGGATTAATGGTACAGGATATCAAACAAGTCCTACTACAGATGGTATAACATGGAATTATCCGGTATCTGGTAGCACATGGTATTCTAGCAGTCAGAACATACAAATTGGTTCTAGTACATTGTATGCGTCAGGATCTGGTACCGGTAGTTCATGGATGTTTCAATCAGCATCTGGTGGTAGCACAGCTGGTTTAATAACATCAGAATCATTTTCATATCGTACTACTGATTTAAATATTGATGTAACCGATTCTGTTAAAATATGGTTAAGTGGAAGTGGTGGAGCATCTATTCCAAATTATGGATTCTTACTGCAGTTTTCTGACTCTGATGAGCAAAATGATAATGTATCAGGCTATATTAGATTTTTTAGTAGAGATACTCATACTATATATGTCCCTAGATTAACTATGTACTGGGATAACAGCACTTTTACAACAGGATCTCTTACCCAGGTTAATATTGATTCATATGATGTATATACCCAGGTTAAACCGCAGTATAAAGACACTGAAGTAACAAAAATACGTATATTTGCACGTGATAAGTTTCCTAGAAAATCTCCAACAAATTTATTTCCATATGAAACTGTAAAATATTTACCATCTACTACATATTATGCAATATTTGATGCACAAACAGATGAACCTATAATTTCATATGATAATATTTATAATAAAGTTAGTTGCGATAGTACGGGAAATTTTATTTATGTTGATATGAATAGTTTTATGCCGGAACGCTACTATCGTTTAGAATTAAAGATTATTGATGGAATTGTAGAACAATATGTTGATGATCAAATTTATTTTAAAGTAGTTAGATAATGGCTAAAATACAAAAGTTAGATCCTGTTAATCAAAAAGTTCAAGCAAAATATAGACTTGATGGTTTAACATACATTTCAAATGATACAAATATTATTCCGCGAGATGATGCAGGTAATATTAAAATGACTGAAGGATCTAATAACAATCCATTATTAATAATTGATCCAGTTACAGAACAAATTGCTACTAATTCTTTGTTACGTGTATTAGATACTCGTTTTCAGTATTATAAGTTCCCAGTAGAAGTTCAAACTGGTGATAATTTAAATTTAAATGTAGATCTTACATTAGATATAGATCCTGTATACGCAAGATATAAACCAAGTGAAAATGCTACGGTTAATGCTGGTGGAATTCCATCCGGAATATTATTAGATCAAATTGTAGAAGGCGTTCCTCAAACTGTTACAAATACATATTATATTACTAAAGATGTTAAAAATTCCGGAGTGGATATTCGTATACGTATTAAAATATCACATTACTTTTTAGCAGTATCTGGCTTTGGTACATGTTATTTTACTTTGATGCAAGGTGGTCCTAATAAACCGCTTAATCGTTATTTTAGACCAGGTCCTAATTTAGCATATGCATCTCCCGCGGCAAATCCATATAATAATGATATTGCTTTTAGAGCATCTCAATTTTTAACAAGAGCTAATTCATATATTGATTCTGCAAAAACAAGAATTAATCTACTTCCACCAGGGCCACCAAAAACTGCATTAATAACGCATTTTGATGCAATGAAGTCAAAAATACCAACTGATATACAATCAGTAGTAATACCTGGATATCGTATCGATCCAAATTTAATAACATTGTTTATATCAAACGTTACGTCTGGTGCTGTTATTTTAGCAGATTTACGAAATGATTATGATAATACGATTGCAGTATTAACATTATATAGAGATGTACTATTACAAGCAGCTCAAGTAGATGAACCAATATTTGGTTCTATTACTTCTGGAGAAACTCAAATATTATATATTGATGAAGTTATCCCAAATTCACAATTTGATATAGGAGATTATTTTGGTATAGGTGCATATGCAGGACAACCTGATCAGCATACAATTTTTTCAGAACAAACATACATGGTCGTTACAGATGCGGCAAAAAATGTTGATGAATGGAATCAACCGGTTGGGTAATTTATGTTAACACAATATAAAAATATCGAAGAAATTAAAAATTCTACAAAATCAGTTTCTGCTGATCGAATAGCAAAAACAAAATCTGAATTTTTTAGTTATGATGCAAATGAACGTGTTGTACCAGTACCAGAAATTTCTCAACAATCTGAAGATATTCGTGTTGAATTACATGTATATTCTGATGACACGTGGATAACTGGAAATCATAAAATACAATTAGAATCTAAAATTCCAGAATATCGTAATAAATTAACTAAACAGATTATTTCAATTAAAAATCGACCGGTTGCAATTAATTTATATGATGAATTTAATAACTTAAAACTAACATCTGGTAATTTTAGATTTGCTGTTAATTTCTTTAAAAATTTAATAGGAGGTTACGAAAGACAACATTTACGAATTGATGAAATTTCACCAGATCGTACTGAATTACGTTTACGTGCAATCGATGCAGAAGATACTGAATTTTTAAAACAGATTACATCGTATATACAGACAGTCCGACATACATCTAGCAAATTTTATAAAAAATACTTATTAAATTTTAGCAGAAATAATAATGTACTTTTTGTTAATAGTGTAGTTATTGGTGACTATTTATATGTTAAACTATATGAACCATTATCTGTTGATATTGATGTTGACTTTAAATGTTGGGTTGTTGAAGAATTAAAATCAACATATATTGATAAACTTTCAATTTCTCCAAAGCCGATTGAAACTACGTTTCGTACATTAGCAAATCCAAATTGGTATGCAAATGCAGTATATAATACATCGACTGAAACCGGTTTTCAGGCATGGACAGATTTATTAGGATCAAGTGTACAAACTTCACAACAAATTGTTGATTCATATTTTTCTGGAAGTTTATCTGGAATAAAATTAAATATAGATTATTCGGACTTTAATAATTTTATATTTTATAGTTCAGCTACAGAACGTTTAGAAAATTTCAAATATAAATTAGAATTAATTGAGTATTATACGTCTCAGAGTTCAGTAGTTTCTCAATTATCGGGTAGCGTAGCTACAACTAATGTTGCAGATTTCCAAGCAAGTAAAACAAATTTGATAAGTGGATTTGATGGATTTGAACAATATTTATATTATCAATCATCATCTGGATTAACATCAAATCCAATACTATCAGAAAACTTTACTGTAGCATCTGTTACTGGTAGTTATATTACGCCAGCCCCTAAAATAAATTCAACAGTACCGTATACATTAGCATCAGTAACATCAAGTCAGTTTATTAATTGGTATGATAACATTTATGTATCAGCTTCATTATATGACACATTGAATTACAATGCGTTAGTATATGCATTGCCACAATTTATAAAACTAGATACAGCTAATGAAGGTATAACTTCATTTGTTAATATGTTAGGACATCATTACGATATATTATATTCATATATCAATCATATGTCTCAAATTAACAAGCGAGAAGAAAATCCTAAATTAGGAATGCCTAATGAATTATTATATTCGGTAGCAAAACAATTTGGATGGAACTTAACAGATGGGAATCAGCGATTAGATTTATGGGAATATGTATTAGGAACATCTGAAACTGGTACTCCATTAACTGGGTCTAATACTATAGGAGATCCATCGGTATCTGGTCGAGATCGTACATATGCCGTTTGGCGACGTATTGTAAATAACTTACCGGTATTATTAAAATCTAAAGGTACTAAACGAAGTATACAAGCATTGTTATCTTGTTATGGTATACCACAATCTATAATATCCATTAATGAATACGGTGGACCTAGACTTGATCGAGTGCCTATATATGAAAAATTGAATTTTGATTATGCATTAGATTTATTACAAAATCCTGCGGGTACTGTTACTATAAATTATTCCGAATCGATTAATACGGTAGAACTTAGATTTAGAACAGATAATGTAATTACTAATCCAACTATGTCTAGTACAATGCATTTATATACCATTGGGTCAAATGTAGTTACAATAGATTATACAAGTGGTACGTTAGGTACTATATTAGTTAATGGTACGGGGTCTGCTAATATTGAAATGTTTGACGGAGGATGGATATCTACGATGCTTCGTACGAACGGCTCCGATTTAGAAATTACAGCAAAACGTTCAAAATATGGTAAAATAGTAGCAGCAGTTTCAGCATCTGGCACTGGTTCATTTAATCCAACTGGATCTATTATTTTAGGTGGTACTAGTACTGGTGCTAATAGATTAGAAGGACAATTGCAGGAATTAAGAATTTGGACTGTTAATTTAGCAGATTCTGATTTTAATAATCATGTTAAAGCCCCTGCTGCATATAATTCGCCCGATCCATATAACGAATTACTATTTAGATTGCCATTAACACAAAAAATTAACCATAATCTTACTGGATCTTTAGTTGGTGTACAACCTAAATTATCTTCATTATCAGCATCATTTTCTGGATGGACTATAGCAACACCATACGATTCCATAGAAGAAATATATTACTACGATTCTCCTAGTTTAGGTGCAGGTACGTTTGATGATAATAAAATTCGTTTAGAAGATAATGAACTAATTGGAACATTGGATGTAAAAACTAGAGCGGAACGAAGTCAATTTGATAAAGCACCATTAGATAGTAAAAAACTAGGAGTATATTTTTCTCCACAGACAATGATTGATGAAGATATAATAGCTCAATATGGTTATATATCGTTGGATGATTATATAGGAGACCCGGGTAATACTGAGGAAACTGCGTACCCAGAATTAATACACAAAGCTCAGGAATATTGGAAAAAATATTCTACTAGAAATGACATTAATTCATATATAAAAATATTTTCATTGTATGATTTATCATTTTTTAAACAACTAGAACAATTATTACCAGCCCGTGCTGATAAACTTACCGGCGTATTAATACAGCCAAACTTTTTAGAACGAAATAAAGATTCTATACTACCAAAAATTGAACGTTATAATTCAGTATATGATGCTAATTTACAAAATATAGTACCATCCGGATCTGGAGATAGTTTATTATTTACTGGAAGTTTGGATGCAAACGTATTAAATGTTATTGCAGAGTTTGATCCAGAATATACAATGTATTTAACTGCTTCAAATTCTGAAAAGTATGATGGGGTAATATACTCACATGAATATATTTTAAGATCTGGAAGTACTTGGATTACAGGATCTACACCATATTGGTTAAGTGAAGCTCTTTGTCCTACTATTATTTCAAGTGTAAAATCCGAATATCGTTTTGTTTCTGGTACTGTTTCATATGTAGCAGAAAATGCAATTGGATCATTATATGGAGCCGGCGTATATGGTTCTGGTACGTATGCAACATACACATATGGATTATCTGGAAGTTTAGCTGAGGTGCAAGATTACTTACCACAAGGAATTGATAACCAACGATATTCAGGTGCAAAAATGTCATCGCCAGCATTTAACATTAATTCTACACAAACAGTAGATGGTGGTCCAGTCGTAGAATGGCGTACTACTAATCCAAATCAGTTAATCTATCAAACATTAGGGGATCAAGGGTCTTTTGTTTTAGTTTAACATTAAAATTACTAACATGTATATTTATATAAAATAAGGTTAAAACAATATGGGATATTTAGATAATACAAGTGTAACAGTTGATGCAATTTTGACGTTAAAAGGTCGTGAATTGCTTGCTCAAGGCGGAAATGCTTTTAATATTACACAATTTGCAGTTGGCGATGATGAAATTGATTATACATTATGGAATCCGGATCATCCATTGGGAACGGCATACTATGGGGTAATTATTGAAAATATGCCTATTACTGAAGCAATACCGGATGAAACGCAGGCATTAAAATACAAACTAATTACATTACCAAAACAAACTACTAATATTCCAATTGTAACTGTTGGAAATACTGCGATAACATTATTAGCTCCAAATGATAGTGCGACAATTGCACCAAATACAAGTAATTTACAAGGTGGTAATGCAAACTTAGGATATACTGCGATATTATCAGATTCGACTGTAGCAGATATACAAGTTACACGAGCTTTACAAAATTCAGTACTTCCTACTACACCAAGATTCATTGGGGATAATCAAGATGCACAAAGTGTTGCAGTTGTAGGATTTGAATTCCGTGTTGTAGCTAAAACGCAATTATTAAGTGACAAAACTGCGACGATTACAATTATTGGTAATGAAACCGGAGGAAGTGTTACTATTAATTTAACTATTAAACAAGCAACAACTGCAACATTATAATAGAATAATAGGATATTATGAATACATATAATTTAATTGAAAAATTAAAACGTCAACCCAGACATGGTCAAACTAATAGAATTGCGATAGATGTGGCTGGTCAACCTGTACAACAAGGTTCAATTGGTGGTGTAACTGTTGCTAATGCTGCAGCTGCTACTGCAAATGCTGTTAATGAGCAAGTGCAAGTATTAGCACAACAACTAGCTAACCAAATGGTTGCAGAAATGCAACAAGGTCAATTATTAACTAGGAACGGTCGTATATTTACCAAGTTTGACATGGCAAATGATGTTGTGCAAAATCAGTTAGAAGTTGTTACCGGTGGATTATGGAGTGATAATCTTGCAAGTCTAACAACTTTTTTTACAGCATCAACACAGACAAATTCGCAAAGAACATATTATGTTGATGTTTTGCAAGAAACGCCGTTAGCGGATGGGTCTGCAGTGCAATTTTCATTGGCATTTGGTCATGCTTTAGGAAGTGGATCTGATTCACAGGGTCAATTAAATGATTCGCCATCAAAAGCAGTGTATTCACAATACAAACAGTTATTATTAAGTCCGACTGATAGTAGATTTACAACTGCAGGTTCTGGAAGTACTGATTATATTTATGTTGTTAACTTTAAAAGAAATCGATTTAAAGAGAGTTTAGATGCCGGCAATTGGGAATTACCATTACGAACAATTTCTGGTTCTAGACCATTAAATGCAACCGGTAGTGTTAATGTCTCTGGATCTCAAGTTATTACATTGATCGATGATTCATCTATCTCGCCTGTTACTTTAAATGGTGGCGTTTCTGTGTATAACATTGTTTCTGGATCTATTAATACAGGAGTACATAATCCGGGTGCACCAGTTTATTATGGTTTAGCATATCCGCAATATGGTACTTTGGTATTAGATGGGAAAATGTTAGATCAACAATTAAATTTCCAAACAAATACAGGTTCTAGCTCAGAAGGTAATAATCATTTTGCACTATTTCGTTCAATATCTGGATCGGCATTAATTACGAATCCAGCAACTGGCGATCCATTTGGGTTCCAGGCTCGTAATTCAGAAACAATTACTAGTACACATTATTTTGTTAGAATTAAAAATGCAGAATATAATTTTTCTAATAATCCATCCTATACAACGGGAAGTGTTGGTCAAATTGCACAATCTACATTTGTTGGTGATCCAAAAACATATATTACAACCGTTGGATTATACAATGATTCTCAAGAATTATTAGCAGTATCTAAATTAAGTCAACCGTTATTGAAATCATTCCAACGAGAAGCATTAATTCGTGTTAAGTTAGATTTCTAACATAGTTAAAAAAATACATAGATTTAAGCCCTGTTATATTTATTAATAAATGTAGCGGGGCTTATTACTGATTATGGCAGAATCTAGATTAAATAATCAACAAGATACTTATCAAGGCGTATATCCATCTATTTTTAAAAAAGTGGATATTAACGATGTATCTGTTAATACGTTTCAAGTATATAAATCATGGTCGTTTATTTCTGGAAGTGCTACTAGTAGTGCATTGCCATTAATTGGAATTTATAGTGATATAAATACATTACCGGCTCTAGGCACTGAATTAACATATAATGATGCTATGAATATAGATGATAGTTTACAGACTATTACATATTTTTCTATTAATCATTTATTTTATCGTTGGAAAAATGAACCTTTGAAAACTTATGGACCAACTGATTTAAATCGTACTAAAAAATATTTATTTCAATCGGCATCTATATTATCAATCCCGCAAGTAAAAATTGGTGAAGGTATTAAACCAGCATCATTTACATTTACCGGATCATCTTTGAATTTAGCATCTGATGTATACAGCAATTTATATGATATCGCGTTTAACACTAGTAGTATTGTAGATAATGTAAAATGGTATGAAGGATTTAATGAATATTTTGATATTAATAGAATTAATTTTGAGTATTCAAACATTGAATTTAAAAATGGTGTACCAACAACATCTGGATTACAATTACCAGTTGGGTATTCTGCAAAATTTTCCGGAAATGGCTATTTAAAAAGTAGTATCAATGGATACTATGATCGAGATCATGATTATGCTATATCATTTTTTATATCAGCATCCAATATTGGAACTAATAATGAATTGATTATTGCCAAAGCATCAAGCAGTTTATCTCCAACATATCCATTTAATATACAACTAAGTGGTTCTAAACAATTGGTATTTTCTGCTGCGGTGAGCACTACGTTTAAAACACAGGTAACATCATCATTGATATTAACCGGATCATGGAATCATGTTGTTTGTCAAAAATCCGGAAGTAGTTTACAAATGTATATTAATAATGTATTGCATGCTTCTGTTACAAATAATTTATTAATTAATACATTTTCACCATTTACTGCATCAGGTCGAATTGATAATTTTGATGGTTTATATGTTGGCGGGTTTGACACGCAAAGTTTAAATTTTAATGGTTCGTTAGATGAAATTCGAATTTATAATAATGCATTAACTACATCTAATATTAATTCATTACGTGACCGATCAGAAGGTGGTACATTTTTACAAACTGCAAATGTAGGAAATGTTTTTAGTAAACAAGGTTTAGTTGTTATAACATCGCCTGACTATCGATATCACACCTTATTATCGTCACCATATACTTCTAGTTATCGTAGCACATTAACAATAAACGAATTAAATGTTATTACAAAATTAGATTCTGGTGATTTTAATATGTCAACAAATTTAACTCTTACTAAAGATGATGATAGTACATATCAAAGTTTTGTATCAGGAAGTGATTTTGCCCCATATATAACTACAATTGGTTTATATGATGATTTTGGTAGATTATTAGCTATCGGAAAATTAGCACAACCGGTTCGTAAAAGATCTGATGTAGATATGAATTTTTTAATTCGTATTGATTTAGATAAAACAATTCAATTGAAAGCATAAATATGATACGTTTAAAACATTTACTTTCTGAAATTTCTACCGACACAATGAAACGTGTTTTAGATAAAATTAAATCTAAAAAGTTTAGATATATTGGTATGGGTGATAATAGCCGTGTATATGAAATAGATGGAGAAGATTTAGTTTTAAAAATAACAACTGATGATCAAGAGTTAGAAGTTGCCGATATAATACAAAACAAATACACTGAATATACGACTTTTATTCCGGTATATTATGCGGGTACTATTGATTCTGTAAACTCAAAATCAATTATTATGGCTAATGCATCGGAGTTGCCGGCAAATATAAAAAATAAAATAAATGATTTCATTAATCAATTTAAAACATATTCATATGATCAGGGTGGTGAAGTTTCAATTTTTGATTTTTTAAATAGTGATGCTGTATTTGCAATTGATCCTATAGTTAAAAACTTTTTAGATGCGTTACAACAAGATGTATCTAAAACAAATATTCCAGATCTAGATTTAGATTTAGATTTTAGTTCTGATAATATCATGATATGGAATGGAAATTTAGTAATGGTTGATTGGTGAGATATATTTATATAAAACGGAATAACATGAGTAAACAACTAGAATATATTATTAAACTAGTTTTACAAGAACAGTTTAAAACTAAACCAAAATTAGTAACAAAAACAGCGTTACTAGATGGGAAAGCTACTAATTTTATTAAAACAGAAGTATGTCCAAAACTAGGTATCAATCCAAATGCTTTAACAACCGATCCTAGAATTAATGGATTTCAAGTTATAATAGAACGAAAAGGCGATGTATCAGTCGATCCAGATGAAACAGCAGAAATTTTATATACGCCGGAACAACTACAAGAAGATGTATTAGATTATTTAGAAACTAGTATCGGTGGTGTTTGGGCAAGAAGTCGAAGTGCCGGTTATTTTTGGTTTATTAGTGGGGATATTGATGCTAAAGATACTAAAAACGAAAAGAAACGAGCAAGATATAAAGTTGTATGTACCTATGTAAAAGCTGATATGATTAGTCAATTTAAACGTGTAAAGATTAATTCATCGACGCCCGGATGGTTAAAAACGTTTAAACAAGGAGGTTTGGTTTTTGATATAAATAAAATTAATATTTCTGATTGGGTAGTTAGAATTAAAGATCCTGCAGAAAAACCTGAACTTTTATCGATAGGTGATACACCTAAACAACCGGAAACATCGACAACTACAACTAAACAAGGTATTCCAGTTTTAGATTTAACACCTGATAAAATATCAAATGAAATTTTAAATTCTATTATTGTGCCAGCTGGCGGATTTAAAGTAGGATTAAAAGATGATAATGAATTTTATAAAGTGCAAGTTTTAATGTTAAGATTTGCAGAATCTATTGGACGCGTTGAAAATAAAGCTTGGTATAACAATGTTAAAAATGCATTAAATACAAAAGAAAATCGTGGTGATTTTTGGGATGGTATGCCGGTGTTGAAAAAACTAGGTGGTACACAACAAATAATATCTGTTATAAAAGATCTTTTGAAATATAAAGATTTAAATCCAGATATAGTAACATCAGATTTTATAGATTTATTACGAACTAAATTGAAATAACTATATGTATAAAATTAACGAACAAGAAGATCCATGGGCTGGGGCTGATGCTGCAATACAACAAGCAACAAAAAGTAAATCTACTAGTACCGGTAAGATAACTACACCACCTAAATCCGGAGGAGATGCAGATGCAGCAAAACGAGCTAGAGATGCCGCAGCTTTAAAGGCAAAACAAGATGCGGAACGCAAATCAAAAGAAGATGCGGAACGTAGATTAAAAGGAGGATCTAAAGATCCTAAAGATAGGAACGTAGCTATAATTGCTAAAAAAGCATGGATTCCGTTAATAACTAGCTCAGTAGAATTTTTACAAAAATTTGGAGCTGCTAGTCGTAAACGAGATACTGATTTAATGTATAACTTAATTAAACAATATATTATACGAAATAATACTAATTCTACATATATGGTATGTGTATATATTGATTGGATATTACGATTATCCACACCTGGATCTATAGATCAAAAACTAGCAATGAAATTTCAAAAACAATATAATTATGCATTATCTAGTAACGGATTGAATAGTATTTCAGTAAATGCAATTTTTAATATGCCAAAAGATGCATCTTTAAAAAATATTAATTCAATTTTTAATCCACAACAGCCAATTGGTAAAATGTTAGATATGTCATCTGATAATAAAGTAGTTGCTGAAATTCGAAGCAATTTATATGGTGTTATTAATTATACTGACGATAATACAAGTTCCAAATTTGAAAAACCTAGAAGTGCCGCGGAATTTCATGAAATGATTATGAGAATGTATGAATTAGGATCGTTTAATTTAGAGAATAAATCGGCAAATGGAAAAATGTTACCAAAATTTAAAACAAAATTTTAAATGAAACGAAATCATTTTCATAGTGCCGGTAATGCTAAACGAGCGGCGGCATTAAAATATGGTTATAAATCAGGATTAGAACATACGGTTGCGGAACAAATAAAATCTGCAGAATATCCTTTGAAATATGAAACTGAAACATTAAATTATATAGTACCGGAACGTAAAGCAAAATATACTCCAGATTTTGTTTTTATTAAACGAGATGGTACTTTAATGTTTATTGAAACTAAAGGTCGATGGACTAGTTCTGATCGTTTAAAAATGAAACATGTACTTGCATCGAATCCTGGCATTGATATCCGCATGGTTTTTCAATCTCCTACGCAAAAAATATCTAAAGGAAGTAAAACTACATATGAAAGTTATGCTGTAAAATTAGGTATACATCATGTTGCAAAAAAAGAAATTCCTAGCGAATGGCTTGCGGAATGTTTAAAAAATGGCGAAGAACCAGTTAATGTTAGAAAATTTTTTGCATAAAGATTTGAAATGTGAAATATTTTTAATACATTCATAGAAATTAATGTTATATTAATTAAATGATTGATTCAGTATTGAATCGATCGTTAGACCAGAAATGTAGTGTATGTGTCTAACTAATATTAATAATATTATATTAATAATTAATTGGATTAGTATAGTAATTTAATTATATTATTAATAATGAAGAATATTAAGTTATTACAGTTATTAGAATCAGTATTAGGTAAAGGTAAACCTACATCTGGTGATAACATAGCATTCTTTTCTCCATTCGTTTCTCACTACAAGCCAAAATTAGAAATTAATATTAACACAAATCATGCCGGTGAAAATCCATGGCATTGTTGGATTTCTGATAAAAAAGGTCGGTCAATTGCTACTTTATTTAAACAACTAAATTTAGGTAAAGAAAACTTTGAGCAACTTCAAAAAATATTAAATAACGTTAGATATAAATCATTAAATGATACCGAAACTAAAGTTGTTACATTGCAACTTCCGGAAGATTATAAACCGTTATGGATAAAAAAAAATACTCCGGATTATAAAAATGCAATGCACTACTTATTAAATAGAGGTATTGGTGTTTTTGATATAATTAAATATCGAATTGGATATTGCGAATCTGGTGAGTATACAGGCAAAATAATTATTCCTAGTTACAATAGCGCAGGACAATTAAATTACTTTGTTAGCAGAGCATTTTATAAAGCAGATTCGCAAAAACATAAAAATCCTAAAGTATCTAAAGATATTATTGGGTTTGAAATGTTTATTAATTGGGCGGAACCTATTATACTATGTGAAGGTGCATTTGATGCAATTGCTGTTAAAAGAAATGCAATACCATTATTTGGTAAAATAATACAACCGACACTTCAAAAGAAAATAATTGAAGAACGAGTACGAGATATATATCTTTGTTTAGATGCAGACGCTTTGCGTAATGCAATACAAATTGCTGAACGATTCATGTCAGAAGGATTAAATGTTTATTTTGTTGAGTTACAAGATAAAGATGCTTCTGAATTGGGATTTCATGCAATAAATAATATTTTACAAAATACCGATGTATTAACATTTGAACGGTTAATGCAGTTAAAGATGGGAATGATATGGACATAAAACGTTATGATATTGGAAAAGAATGGGTAGATACAATTTTTCATTGTTCTGACATTCATATTCGCACATTAAAACGCCATCGAGAATACCGAGAGGTATTTAGGAATTTATTTGATCATATTGCACAACATGCAACTAATAATAGTATAGCTGTTGTTACCGGTGATATAGTTCATAGTAAATTAGATATGTCTCCGGAATTAATAGAAATACTTGTTGAGTTCTTCGAAGGATTCATGATACCAACGGTTGTTATTTTAGGTAATCATGACATGAATTTAAACAACATGCATCGAACGGATGCGGTTAGTCCAATAATCAATGTTATTAAGAATCCTAACATTATTTTTGTTAAAGAGAATGGATTATTTCAAATTGCTAATGTTGTATTCAATCACATGGCTGTTGATGTTGCACCAACTGAATATATTAGAGCTGATCAATTCGAAGCTGCATATAAAATTGCATTACATCATGGAGCTGTGAATTCTGCTCGTACTGATATTGGTTATCAAATATCTAATGAGCATGTTGGAATCGATTTGTTTGCTGGTCATGATATTACATTGCTAGGCGATATTCATAAGCCGGCACAATTCTTAGATGATAAACAAACAATTGCATATCCAGGATCATTAATTCAACAAAATCACGGTGAAGCATTAGATCACGGAATATTAGTATGGGATTTGCCAGATCGTTCAGCAAAGTTTGTTCCAATACACAATGATTATGGATATGTAACACTCGATGTGCAAGGCACCACAGTTATTAACGCACCATCACGTATTCCGAATAAGCCCCGAGTTCGTATTAAATTTTCCGACACTAGTGCAGCTGATATGAAAAAAATGATTGCTGCTATTCGAAAAAAATATGATGTACAGGATATCACAATACAGCGAAACTCTACTTCAATTCATAATGAAGCTTCTTCATCATTTACTATAGGAAACGTACGAGATGTTGAATATCAAAACACATTGATAACAGATTACATTGCAGTTAATTTTCCACAAGCAACATCGGAGGAAACAGATGCAATTCGACACATTAACCGAACAATTAATTCTAAACTACCAGCTATCGAATCTGTTCGTCATATGACTTGGCATCCAATTGAATTTGAATTTGATAACATGTTTTCATATGGGGAAGGCAATGTTATTAATTTCGAAAACATGCAGGATGTATGTGGATTATTTGCAGCAAATACATCTGGTAAATCATCTTTACTCGATGCAATTACATATACAATTTTTGATAAATGCAGCAAAACAGGCAAAGCACATGAAGTATTAAATAATAAAAAAGCTACATTCCGAGGTAAATTTACATTTGAAATGAATGGTGTTAAATACATTATCGAACGTAATGGTATTAAACAAAAAAATGGTCATGTTAAAGTTTTGGTAGATTTTTATACCGACACAGAAAATTTAAATGGAGAAGAACGAAGTGATACAAATAAATCGATTCGTAGGTATTTAGGAACATATGATGATTTTATTTTAACTGCATTTTCACTTCAAGCTGATAACAACAATTTTATAGAAAAATCACAAAGAGAACGTAAAGATCTATTATCGCAGTTTTTAGACATAACGGTATTTGAACAACTATATCAACTTGCTGCAGATGAAATTAAAGAAACTGCTGGTAAATTAAAAGAATACAAGAAAACAGATTTTGCTGAAATAATTGTTAGTACAGACAACATAATAAATGCAAATCATGGAACTATTCAAACGTTAGAAACACAAGAAGATGAGTTTCAAGAAAGACGAAATTATTTACAAAATCAAATCGTATCATTAATTGAAACAAAATTACCAACAACATATGATGGACCAGATATTACAAAATTACGAAAAACTGAATCTGATTTAACAGAAAAAATTGATGACTTACAAAATAATATCGATCAATCAGAACAAACTTTAGAAGATTTAAAAACACAACATGTTACGATTAAAAAAGAAATTCGTACTTATGATGAACCTGGTTTATTAGAACAATTGGACCAATTGAAAATTTTTAAAACCAATCTCAAACAAATTGAAACTCAAATTGACAAACAACAAGGAGTTGTAAATGCTAAACAAGAAAAAATTAATCATCTTGCCGAACATGAATATGATCCGAAATGCAAATATTGTACATCTAACGTTTTTGTACAAGATGCAATCGAAGCGCAAAATACAATCGATTCGGATAGAAACATATTAACAGGACTACAAACCACTAAACAAGACATTAATGCTGAAATTGAATTGCTTCAACAATATGAACAACGATATGCTGAATTAATTACACTTCGAACCAATTTACAAACCAAACAAAGTGCTGTAGAAAAATTAGAATTGCAACTTCAGATTGCAGAAAATGAACTGCAAACTAAAGAATCAGAACTTGAAACTTGTTTGGAACGGCAAGAATTATTCCGAAACAATGAAACTGCTATAACTCATAATAAAACAATTGATGAAAAAATTACTGAATGTAAACAAGATATCGATGCATTTACTGAGGAAATAAAATCTATTCAAACACAAATCAAATCACTGTTTGGTGCTATAGAAGTTGCAAAAACAAATAAACAATCTGCATTGACGAGTTTAGATGCATATCATAAATTAGAAACAGAATATAAAGCATATGAATACTATTTACAAACGGTAAAACGAGATGGAATTCCATATGAATTAATTTCTAAAGCAATGCCGAAAATAGAAACTGAAATAAACAATGTTTTAAATCAGGTTGTAGATTTTAATATGGTGTTGCAAAGTGATGGTAAAAATATCAATGGATACATTATTTATGATGAAGATAATTTTTGGCCATTGGAATTAACAAGTGGTATGGAACGTTTTATATCATCATTAGCAATTCGAATAGCACTTATCAATGTATCTGCACTACCACGACCAAATTTTATTGCAATAGATGAAGGATGGGGATCATTGGATGCAGAACATATTTCTGCAGTAGTAAATCTATTTGATTATTTTCGAACTAAATTTGACTTTTCTATTATTATCAGCCATGTTGATTCTATGCGAGATATGGTAGACAATTTAATTGAAGTTAATAAAATCGACGGATTCAGCCAGATTAATCATGTTTGATATTTATATAAAAAGAATATCAATGGATGAAACGCAAAGAAGCTGTTTATAAAGGTTTAGAATTTATCGATGTTTTATACAACGATACATCATTAACATCACCAGATTTTTTTCAAATTTCAGAATTTCCACTTCGGTTAACTGCTGGAAAAAATTTATTTAAACTTCGTGGAAATCCTACGAATTTAAAAGTAGGATCGTATCTAAATATCGAAGTACTAGATTATAATGGTGATCCTATCTATTCTGAAGTTATTGATTATTTAGATGAAGATAAATCCAGAGTTGTTGCAATTTATATATATGAAAATACATCTCCGGGTGATTGTCGAATTACATTGATAGGTGAAGCAGTTAATGCCCCATCTGAATGGCAAAATCGTGCTAATGTTAAATGGACTCGTACGGTACCTGTTAACCCTAATATAGCTAATGATACTGAAATAATATTTGAAACATTACCGACTATAACGTTATCAGAACAGGTTGGAGTTCAGTTAGACAGAGTATACGCAAATAACACGCAGTTTCCTACATATAACACCGGCACCGTAAGATATTATAATTATAACGGTGCAGCTGCTATAGAAATTACCGGGGGATCTTTTACCGGAGATATGATTGGCGGAACATTAACAGTAGCCACTCCACAAAATCCTTCTCCTACGCCTAATTACACTGTATCTAATGCGGTTTATCAAACAACTATTAAAAAGATATTATCTCCTAGTTTAGCACTGTTAAACACAGAGTATACGGTTTTTAGTAGCCAAAGTATTTCATCTCATACATACACTGCATTTGATTACTCTGCTTATTCGGTAACATATGAAGCAACACCGCAATATGTACCTACACAAAATTCTGAATCATTCGCTCTTATACAAATTGATGATTTAGAACCGGCAACTGGTGACATATCCAGAATAAAAACATTTGTTAGCAATAATGGTACTATCGGGTCATGGGAATTAATAAATGATGTAGAATTAGAAGAAACGGAAATATTTGTTTCTAGCACATCATCATTATATCCATATGAGAGTTTAGGATTATTTTACAGTCAAAGCGTAATTAATACATACTGGGAAGGACATACGTATCAAGGTAAAACAGAAATTGCAGCACCGGTACTAACTTGGACAACGGCATCTATTAATAATGCTATGCGTATTTCGAGTAGTGTTAATATTGATGCAGTAAATACTATTACTACTGCAGAATTGCAATCTGCATATAACGGAATTTTTATTAAAGATGCATCATATAAAGTTATGATAGATGCATTAGGAACTAGAACTGGTACAACTAATCCAAAAATTTCTGTTTATTTGTCAGGTAGTGCGTTTAATTTTAATACAACAGACTATTTTAACCAAGATTTTTCCAGACGATTTGGAAAACGGGTTGGTGAATTAGAAGTACAAACTAACAACCAACGATTTGATGATGAAACGTTTGAGTTTACTGCAGATAATACCGGTACTGGTGTATTAATATTTATTGTAGAATCTGGAGAATGGCAAGTTTCTGATGTACGTACAACTTCTGATAATGAGTCAGGATATACACCACAATATACACGTCTTCGAAGTTTAGTACCAACTCCACATAAAGCTGATAATCAAGTATCATTTAAAGTAGAATATTATAATATAGCTGGCGAAAAAAGCAAACAAATTAATTACATTTATAATAAAAATTGGGAAGGTGGTAATCGTTATATAGATGGCGATTATTCTATGCTTACTGGATCTTTGTATGTAGCAGACTCATTAGAAACTGGCGTAGCGATATCTGGATATAAGAATACCGGATATATAAGATCATTAGGTTATGAAGGATTTACTGCTGGCTTTCCTGGATTTTTAATGTGGTCTGGATCTGCTTTAAGTGGATCTTTAGGAACAAAAGGTGGAGTACCATATAGTGGTGTTGGTTTAGAATTATACGGAGATGCTAATAATTATTTTCGTTATTCAACAAATCCATCCGAGTTAGATGTACATACAGAAACATTTTTCTTTGGAGATCCTAACTCACAGTATATTTCTGGAAGTAATGGTAATTTAGAAATATCATCGAGTGGATTTTATTTAACAGCGGATGGGGATGTAACTGCATCATCATTTATTGCAGTAAATGGAAGTAATGTTTTATTTGATTCGAACTCAGAATTTGTTGATGGATTTAATGTCGGCCGGGTTGTATATTTTGATAGATCAGAATTTACAGCTTCTGGTAATTTTGGAAGTAATGGTACACCTGTAACTTCATCGATATTTGAAACATTTATTTTACCAGGCGAAACTAGAATGCAAATATCAGTAACTGCTCAATTTATAAATTCTGCTTCAGGTAATAGAACATTATCGGGTGAATGGTATATACAATCTGCTAGTAGTATAGATTTAAGTCCATTGACTAATGAATATGATATGTGGAGTACTCCAAAATCTTTGTCAGGCGGATCAGTACCGATATTATTTACACCTGTTACTTCAATTCGAGGAAATTCTAGAACATTAGAAGTAGTAGGTGGTACTGTTGGAAAAGCTAATTTTGCTGAATGTCAGGGTAAATATGTAAGAATTTACATGTTAACATCACACGCGGGATTAGGGTCGGGAACGAGTGAATTTAAACTAAAACACTTTGTATATCGTACTAGTCGAGTTGTAGGTAGCGTTACTGGATCTATAGGAATATTACTTCCGGAAATATAATCAATAATTTATTAGATAATATTTATATATAAAGAAATAAAATGAACAAAATAACAGTACTGTTTCCTGGCGGGTTTAAACCATTAACTGGTGCTCATCTAGATTTAGCAAATCGGTATGCACAATCTGCAGATGTAGATCGTGTTATACTTTTAATTGGTCCTAAAGAACGAGATGGAATTACCCGAGATAAAACAATTGAAATGTTTAATATCTTAAATGATAATCCTAATATTGAAATACAACCAACAGAATTTAATTCTCCTATAACGGCCGCATATGAATACTTATTTGCACTTCCAGAAGATGTGACTGGTCGGTATGCAATGGCTGCATCGGCTAAAGGTGATGATTATGTTCGTGCAAAAGATTTTATCCCAAATGTAGATAAATACGCAACTATCGGAGACAAAAAAGGCCGTACGATTCCCTCCGGTATAGATGCAATAGAATTAAATGTTAATGTAGATCCAATGCAATATCGTAATGGTGAACCGGTTTCAGCAACTGTTGTTCGAACGGCATTAGCTAATAATGATTATGAAACATTTCGAGCATCATATCCACAATACGATGAAGCTAAAGTAAAAAATGTTTGGCAACTATTAACTGGTATGCAAGAATCATTATTTACTAAAGATTGGTGGTTAAACAATTTACAAGAAGATGTAGATTCTGTTGTTGAATCAATGATGTTTCCACGTGAAAAAAAACATCATGCTGATAAAATTAAAAAATTACGTGCATTTTTAGATAAACATCGAGGCAAAGATTTTGTATATGATTTTGATGATTTTCATAAAACAGTATATGGTGCTAAATTAGTAGAAAATATAATTAAAGAAAACTATATAACACGGTCCGAATTGGCATCTATAGAATCAGCAGTTGATGGATTTTTTAGACATTATGGAATTGATGTAGATTTTCAAGGCAAGTTTACGCATTTTATCGATCGATTAAATGACCCAAGAAACGAAGCACCTATTTATACAGATGAACTCCGAGATTTTTTCGAAGATTTAGCAAATGAATATGGAGATAAAATTGCTAGACAATTGCATTTAGATCGACCAAACGGTGTTGGTTCTGATTATCAATTTGATATTCCAATTCATATGCCATTCATGCTGCAATGGAATCCTAGTAAAAAAGTGATTGAATTAATTCCGCGGACAATTAAAAAACAAAGAAAACGATGGCAGTCAAATAATCCAGAAGATATTATATATACAATCGAATCTCGTTTAAAAACTGGAGGTATATTGTCTGAAGGTGGTGCTGCAGGACATATGGCACATCCATGGGATGATCATGGATTAACATTTAATGACGTTCGGGAAATTGTATCTAGAGCATTATCAGGTCGTTTAGATATTGAACAAGCTGTAACAGAAAAAACAGATGGGCAAAATATTCAGTTTACCTGGAAAAACGGACAGCCTGGTTTTGCTAGAAATAAAGGTACTATTATTAATCCAATGACACCTGATCAGTTGATTGCAGATTTCGAACGTAAATATCAGGAAGCAATTCAGAAAAATGGAGCTGAGGCAGCTGAAGGATATAAACTAGTAGTAGATGCATTTCGGGAAATGGCACAAGATATTACTGCTGCATTATCTTCATTACCAGCTGGAGAATTAGAACGTATATTTAAAAACGGCCGAGTATTTGCAAACATGGAAATTATTTATCCAGCAACTAAAAATGTAATTGCATATGATAAAGCACATCTTCAGTTTCATAACTTAGTTGAATATGATGAAAAAGGCAATGTTGTTGAAACTGACTTAACCGGTGGTGCAATGATGCAAAAAATCATACAAGATGCAAATGCTCATATGCAAAATACATTTTCATTTATTCCGCCACAACGTATTAAACTAGGGCGTGTATATGATTTTGAAGATCAACAAGCAGCATTTTATAATGAAATTGATCAACTTCGAGACAAGTATGGATTAAAAGATACGGATTTGTTAAGTGATTATCATAAAGCATGGTGGCGTGATGTAATACAAACAAAAGCAAATGAAGTAGGATACGAAATACCGGATGATATTTTAGTAACATTAACCCAGCGCTGGGCATTTGATAATAAATCTACAAATATATCAGTACTTAAAAAACAAATTGATAATCCGGAATTTGTTGCATGGGTTGATGCATTTGATAAAAAAGATTTTAAACAATATCGTAAACAAAACTTAGAACCGTTTGAATCAATCTTTTTACGTTTAGGTGTATTAGTATTGCAAAATGCATCTAATTTCTTAGCAGCAAATCCTAGCCGAACTGTGCAAGCAATTAAATCCGAATTATCACAATTGATTAAAGATTTACAAGGATCTCCAAATGAAGATACGTTACGTAAATTAGAGTCAGAACTTCGTAGAATTCAGAAGTTAGGAGGATTTGATTCAATTGTACCGTCTGAAGGCATAGTATTTACATATCAAGGTAACACATACAAGATGACAGGAGCATTTGCACCAGTGAATCAGATATTAGGCGTATTAAAATACGCACGGTGATATTTATATAAAAATAGGATAATTTAAAATGGCTCAAAAACATAAAAGCAAGTATAAAGCTCCAAAAGATCTAGAAAAATCACAAAAACCAAAAGCTCGTAAAGATCTTAAAGATTATACAATGGATGATAAAGATGGAGGATTAAATCCAAAATCTACCAAAGATAAACAATTAGGTGTATTACGTAAAACGGATAAAGAAGTTGTTGATACTGGTAAATTGGATATTAAGTATGATGCTGATGATCGTCTTTATACAAAAATTGAAGATGGTGAGTATGATCCTAAAACTGCAGCAAAACGACTAAATAAACGTTCTGAAAAAGAAGAAAAAGAAACTGCGGATGTGTTAAAAGATAAAATTGAAAATTTAACTCGAGAACAAAAAGAACAAATTGTTCGTGAATATATTCGAAGAAAAATTAACAAAGTATTAGCAGAACAAGCAACACCACCAACTGACGAAGAACAGCCGACAGAAGAACCAGAAGCAACACCAACCGAACCAGAAGCACCAGAAGCTACTGATACGACTGCAACACCTACTGCAACACCTGCTGCAGCACCAGATATGACTGCAACACCCACACCTGCTGCCGATCCAACTGCTGCAACACCAACTGAAGAGCCTGCTACAGCCGAAACAACACCTGAACCAGAAGTCGATCCAGAAACTAAAAAAACAATGGATACCGATCGTTTTGTTCAATCATTAAAAATGATGCCTGGTACAGTAGAAAAAATCAAAGCAATTGCTAATGTAATTAAATTAGCAACCAATGAATTAGAATATGATGATTCTAAAAACTTCTTCCAATTATTACGTACATACGCAATTAATAAATTAGAAAGATTAGGCTCAGAAAAAGAATCTAAAAAATAGTTATATGTCAAAAAAGTTACAAAACATTAAAGCCGTTCAACAAATGTTGGAAGGTAATCACAAGTTTCAAACAAAAAAGACCATTGGATTTTCTGATGCAAATGAAACTGCTGAAAAAAATCGAAAACGTTTAATAGGAGACGTTTGGGAAGAAACTGATTCTGCAACCGGAATTACCCATGTAATCGAACAACGAGATGGGTTTCGAATTAAAAAAACAAAAAGCAGTGATGTATTGCAAGAAGTTCGAGACGAAGTTCGTTCATTTCCTAATTGCCGTAAAGAAACATGTACATGTTTAGGTAAACATCCCATAGATCAAAAAATGCAAAAAATACATGGAATGTGTTTTGATTGTGTGGTTGAAATGGAACATGAATTAAAAAAATCTGGCAAATATACAGAATATGAACAGACAAAAATTCGTGAAAATGCCTTAGCTTGGTTAGCTTCTGCAGAACGAGATGTTGCTATGTTAAAACAAGCATATACTCAAGCATCTGAATTCGTAACAAATTCGGCCGGCGAAAAAGAATCATGGTCAGCTCGTATGACTTCTGAGGAATTTGAAGAAACAATACAAAAACAATTTGATAAATTTAAAGAAAACTTTTTAACAAAATTAAATGGAGAAACAAATGAAAATGATTAAAAAATATTGGGCAATACTAGTAGGAGCAATTATTGCAATTATCGGAATATTTGCAGTAACATCGCGTCGAAATTCTGATAAAAAATCGGATAAACTAAAAAAACAAATTGATGACAACACGCAACAAGTTAATCAATTGCAAGGTAAAGTTGATGTTATAGAAGAACAACGAGAATCTGTTAAAACAGAAATTGAACAACATGAACAGACAATTGAAGAGTTAAAACATGAAAAAGAAAATATTGTTGTAGAAGAAGCTAAAACGGTACAAGCTGCAAAAGAAAATATTTTAAATAAAACACGCAGAGGTCGTAAACCTAAAAAGAAATAGTTATGAAACGTTTATTATTATTATTAATATTTCCCATTTCTTGCTTTGCACAAGAAGTTGATGATACTTGTTTTACGGAACAAGAAATATTAGATATTTCATTTACACTCGATTCACTTTACAAAGTTATTGATATAAATGATAATATCATAATAGAACAAGAATTTTTAATTGATAAACAAAGTAAATTAATTGAATTAGATTCAATACAATTATCATATAAAACACAACAAATAGATTTATTACAGAAAAATATAAATTTATATGTTGAACGAGAAAAGCGTTTACAGCCAAAATGGTTTGATAATAAAGCAATTTGGTTTGGTAGTGGTATTTTAACTACGTTATTTACTGGCGTAATTATCAATCAATATTTAAAATAAATGTCGCAACCTAACATAAAGCAAATAATACAGCAACAGTACATGATGTGTGCTAAAGATCCTGTATTCTTTATGCGTAATTATTGTTATATCCAACATCCAAAACGGGGTAAGATTAAATTTAATCTGTTTCCATTTCAGGAAGATTCATTAACTGAATTGCGAGATAATCGATACAATGTTATTTTAAAATCTCGGCAGTTAGGTATATCAACATTATCAGCTGGCTTTGCTTTATGGAGCATGTTATTTGCAGAAGATTTCAATGTGCTTGTTATTGCCACTACGCAAGAAGTAGCAAAAAACTTAGTAACTAAAGTGCGAGTGATGCATGACAATTTACCAAGTTGGCTTAAAGGTACAGTTGAAGCAGACAATAAATTGTCTTTAAAATTTAAAAATGGTTCGCAGATTAAAGCAGTATCATCAGCAACCACCGGAGCTCGATCAGAAGCATTATCATTATTAATTGTGGATGAGGCTGCTTTTATTAGAAACATTGAAGAAATATGGATAGCATCACAAGCAACTCTATCAACGGGTGGTGGTGCTATTGTATTATCTACACCCAATGGCGTTGGTAACTGGTTTCATCAAACATGGGCAGATGCTGAAGCTGATATTAATGGCTTTCACACAATTAAACTGCATTGGACAGTGCATCCAGAACGAGATCAGCAATGGCGTAATGAACAAACACAGCTTTTAGGTGAACGGGGAGCTGCACAAGAATGTGATTGTGACTTTGTAAGTTCGGGACATACTGTTGTTGATGGTCCATTATTATTAGAATATGATGCAAATTGTTCAGATCCAATAGAAAAACGTGGGTTTGATGGCAATTATTGGGTTTGGGAATATCCAGACTACGCACGTGATTATATAGTAGTAGCTGACGTCGCGCGAGGCGATGGAGCTGACTTTTCTACTTTTCAAATATTTGATGTAGAATCAGTACGTCAAGTTGCCGAATATAAAGGTAAAATTCCACCGAATGAATTTGGTAATATGCTTGTAACTGTAGCTACGGAATGGAATAATGCATTGCTAGCAATAGAAAATGCAAATATTGGTTGGGCAGCAATACAGCCAGCATTAGATCGAGGATATCAAAATTTACATTATACATACAAAGACGATGGATATACTGATGCTGATGTACAACTTCGTAAAGGTTATGATATGAAAGATAAAACACAAATGGTACCAGGTGTGTCTACAACATCCAGAACACGACCATTAATGATATCTGCCTTAGAAATGTATATGCGTCAAAAAACCCCTATTATTCGTAGTAAAAGGCTTATACAAGAACTATTAGTGTTTATTTGGTTAAATGGTAAAGCACAATCACAACAAGGATATAATGACGATTTAGTTATGGCATTTGCTATCACACTTTGGTTACGAGACACCGCGCTAAAACTACGTCAACAAGGAATTGATTTAAATAAACGAGCTTTATCATCATTTCAAAAAACTGATACAGTTATTTATACCGGTAAAACATCTCAAAAAGATAGTGGATGGAATTGGAATCCAGGCGATGGCGATCAAGATTTAACTTGGCTTATTCGATAAAAAACAAGTAGATCTAAAACTAGTTATATTTATATTAAAAAGAAAATATGGCGTCATTAAGAAAACGTTTACAAAATCTATTTACTACTAATGTAATTGTCCGTGCATATGGTAAAGACCAATTACGAATTGTAGATACCAATAGATTACAGAGCTCTGGTAATTTAGGTCAAAGTAAAATAGCCGACAGATATACTAGACTGCATGGTGCTAATAAACATCGTGTAGGTGGAATGGGTGGATATGATTCTAACTATTATATGCATCAGAATCGTATGCAACTTTATGCTGATTATGAAATGATGGATAAAGATCCAATTATACATTCAGCATTAGATATTTATTCTGACGAATCTACATTAGCCGATCAGTTTGGTGAAATTTTAACAATTAAATCTAATAAATCGAACATTCAAAAAATATTATATAATTTATTTTATGATGTATTGAACATTGAATTTAATTTATGGGCATGGATACGTAATTTAACTAAATATGGTGATTTCTTTTTAAAATTAGATATTGCTGAAGAGTATGGAATTATCAATGCTCGTCCATTTTCTAGTTATGAAATGGAACGTTGGGAAGAATATAATGAAGCTACTGGTGAGTATGAAATTAAATTTAAAAATATTGCATCGGAACAAATGAAATATGATGTGTTTGAAATTGCACATTTTCGTATGTTATCCGATTCAAATTTTTTACCATATGGTAGATCTATGCTCGAAGGAGCTCGTAAAGAGTTTCAGAAATTAATGATGATGGAAGATGCTATGCTAATACATCGTATTATGCGAGCACCTGAAAAACGTATTTTCAAAATAGATATTGGTAATATTCCACCAAATGAAGTTGATTCTTTCATGGAACAAATTATCAATAAAATGAAAAAAATTCCACATATCGATCCACAAACAGGTAATTACAATTTACGTTTTAATCTTAATAACATGTTGGAAGATTATTACTTACCAGTTCGAGGAGGACAGTCATCTACGCAAATAGATACATTACCAGGTATGACATTTACTGGAATGGATGATATTGAATACATCAAAGACAAAATGATGGCTGCTTTAAAAATACCTAAACCATTCTTAGGATATGCAGAAGCAGTTGAAGGAAAATCTACATTAGCATCAATGGATATTCGTTTTGCTAGAACTATTGAACGAATACAAAAAATTGTAATTTCTGAATTAACTAAAATTGCAATTGTGCATTTGTACGCTCAAGGATTTGAAGGAGAGGATTTAGTCGGTTTTGAATTACAATTAACAGCTCCATCTATTATTTATGATCAACAAAAAGTTGCGTTAATGAATGAAAAGATAACATTAGCAAACGCAATGAAAGATTCAAAATTAGTATCAGATCAATACATTTACGAATTTATATTTAATATGTCCGAAGAACAATGGTTACAAGAAAGAACCAATGTTATTGAAGATCTTAAATTAAGATTCCGACAAAATCAGATTGAACAAGAAGGTAATGATCCGGCAATAACAGGTGTATCATTTGGAACTCCACACGATCTAGCAACGGTTCATATGTCATCTAATGAAGTTGAAGAAAAAGACAAAGGCGGTCGTCCAAAAGAAGGAATTAAATCAGGTCAGCATAAAAACGCGTTTGGTTGGGATGTTACTGGTAAAAAAGAAATCGATCAAGCGTTTGATCCTGAAAATCAAAAAACAGCATTTCAGCCAGATCCAAATTTCCGGAATAGTTCTACAATTGCCGTTGAAAGTTTTGTAAAAAAATTACAGTCTGTAAAAGGAAATAGTGTATCTATTATAACTGAGACATTAAATTCTAATAATAAACAAGATGAAGATTCTGGAACTATACTAGATGAAAATAACATTTTATAATTATAAACATATTTATTTAAAAGATTCGGGGCAACGTATAAAACATGAAAAAATTAAAACATTCGAAATATAAAAATACGGGTATTTTATTTGAAATGTTAGTAAGAAAATTAACATCTGAAACATTATCTTCTGATAAATCGGTTACAATTGATATAATTAAAAAATACTTTGGACGTAATACTGAATTAGCAAAAGAATTGCATTTGTATAACACGTTAATTAAAGAGCAATTTAAAAGTGAAGCTCAGGCATTAGATTATGTACGTACAGTAAAATCTGCACACTCTAAATTAAATCAAAGTGCATTAAAGCGACAACGATATAATTTAGTAAAAGAAATTTCAGAAAAATTTGTTTTTTCAGATATGGCAAAAATGCATATCAATAATTACAAAGTTTTAGCATCTATTAACATGTTGTTCGAACATGATGAAACTCATAATCCAAAACAATTGCTAGAATGTAAAAATGTAATTATTACACATGGATTAATATCAGAACAACGTACCCATGTAAAAAAAGACAATATACTCGAAACATTTGAATCACAATCTAAGGATATGCGTTTGTTAGCATATCAAATGTTAGTAGATAAATTTAATAAAAAATATTCAGTATTATCCGAATCTCAGAAACGTTTATTAAACAAATATATTACAAATGTTAATGATACTACTGCTTTAAAGGAATATATACAACATGTTATTCCTGTTATTAAAAAAGATTTAGCTGCACAAGCAAAGCATATCTCAGATCCTGCTACTAAAATAAAAGTAACAAAACTATCTGAAATGTTATGTAATGTTGAAACAATGAAATCTATTAAAGAATCACATATTTTATCATTACTTCGTTATTTTGATTTGATAGACGAATTAAAAGGGATTCATTCATGAGGTCATTTCTTAAAGAAATTGAAGATAAATTTTTAGAATTAAATTCAGTTCATGAAAATTTAAAGTCTAGTTTAGATGAGCCAAACTACATCGAAGTAGCAGTACGTGATGCTAAACGAGCTTTAGAAACATATGCGGATATTGCTAGAAGTTTTAATGAAATTACTACATATGGATCTAATGTATATGCTTCATTTAATGGAGAAGAAATACAAGATCTATATGACACGTTTATTAAACAAAATATTGAAATTATCGATCATAATATTTCATTGGATGAAATGTCAACAACTGGGGGAGTTGCTGGATTTAATACACCAGCTGCTTTTGCTAAACCAGGCAAATGGCGTGGTAAACAAGCTAGATATGAATCAGTAAATACCCCACCAACATATAAATTCGATCCATTTACAGATAACGATCAGTATCAAAAACCTGAGTCTGAGGAAGAAGAATATAATTCTAAATTTCCATTTGCAGTTGATGGTAAAGATTGGCAACATTCTGATTATGAATATCCATCAAAAAATTTAGTAGGAAAACCAGGTACTGCTACTAAAAAACATAAAACATTAACTGTTAATGAAGTGATAGAAACAAAATATGAACAGTTAATTGAAAGTTATCGAAACTTTAAATCTGAAGATATAAAACCTTCGGTTAAAGTTAAGAAAACAATACAAGAAATTGCAAAAAAACTTTCTGAAATTGAAACGTTGGTTAATTACAATACAAAATTAAAAACAGAATCTGGTGTAACATCTACATCATATGGACCAGCGACAACAAAAGCGTTACAAAAAATATCAGAAAGATTAATAAAAATATCAGAACGAATAAGATCATTAGGGGAATAATATGTCAAAACAACTAATTGTAGAATATATGCCATTTAAACCGGTTGGTTCATTAAATGAATCAAATGGGGCTGCATATGGAATACCAGGTGGTTTTGTAGTTGAAGGAGTTTTACAAAGAGCTGGTGCTAAAAATCAAAATGGACGAATATATCCTAAAAACATATTACATAGAGAGTGCCAGAGATATCAACGAGAATATATTGATCAACATAGAGCATTAGGTGAATTAGATCATCCAGAATCATCGGTAGTTAACTTGAATAATGTGTCACACAATATTCTTAAAATTTGGTGGAGTGGTGATGATCTACATGGTACAGTTCAAGTATTAGATACGCCATCTGGTAAAATTCTTAAAGAGTTGTTCCGAGCGGGAATTACATTGGGAATATCATCGCGAGGATTGGGATCTGTAAAGGAATTACGTAACGAGTCAGCAGTAGAAGTTCAAGAGGATTTTGAATTAATATGTTGGGACTTTGTATCAAATCCATCAACCCACGGTGCATTTATGCGACCAACATCAATGAATGAATCTGTTAATAAAAATCAAACAACAAATAAATACGCAAATGTTAATAACATTATCACATCTATATTGTGTGAAGATGGAAAATGTAGGATATAATATGAATACACCGAATTTAAAAAGAATTTTAGAAATGATGACTGGCGAAGAAGAAGTAGCATTAACAAAAGAAGAAAAACGCCAGTTTATGCAAGATGTAGCAAATTTTTCTGCATTAGGTGAATCGGTATATGGAAGTGGAAAACTAAAAGATTTAACGGAACGCGTACGTGGTATCGTTGACAAATCACAACGAATAATGACCGAAGATAAAGACTGGTTTGATAATGTAACTGTAAGTCGTCATGCGAAAGGTTTAACGGAAGCTTTTAAAGTATTTGAAGCTACTTCTAAAGAAATAAACCAATTACAGCAACGATTAGAAGCTGCATATGAAGATATTGGACAGCATTTAAACCGATACTTCCGCGTTGGATAATTTGGAAATTAGTATAAAATACTTTATTATTAAGGTAATATAAAATGAATAAACTAAAAAAACTATATCGTGACTTTTTTGGATTAACTGAACAAACATCAATTAATAATAAAAAAGGATCTGTACATTTACCGAAAACAACACCTGCACCTGATATTAAAAAAATGACTGATCAGGGATTAGATGTTAAATTAGAAAATACTGAATTAGAAGAAGCAGAATTAGTTAATAAGATTACTGATTATCAAGGCGGCGTACGAATGTTATTTGCTGATCCGGCAACAGCAAAACAAACAATGATGGATATTATTGATTGGTCAAAGAAAAAAGGATTTGAACTAATTACAAAAGATTTATACAAAACATCATCTGGTGCAGTAGCTGGATATCTATATTTTAGAATTGGTACGGATCCGTATAAAGATTCACAGAGAATACAAGGTTATATATCACAGTCTCCGGGAATTGCTAAATTTAAATTTAAAGTTAAAAAATAAACAAGTTATATGAGTAAAAAACAAAAACAACATCAACAAATTGTTCCTGGTAATTCTTTAGCTATAAATGTAGTAGGTACAGAAGCAATGGATTTAGCACATGCATTAAAGGCATGGAAACGTAAAGTAAAATCTGCTAACATATTGAATCGGGTTAAAGACAAACAAGAATATATTAAACCTAGTGTAACAAATCGTCAGCAAAAAACCAAAGCTGCATACATTCAACGTATAAAATCAGCAAACGAATAATAAACACGAAAATATAATAATTTAAAGCCTCAACAAAAAAGTTGGGGCTTTTTTACTGTTTTTTAATACATTGATATATTTATTAAAGAATACGCTATTTTCTTTTATTATATAGCGTTTAGATGTATAAAAAATATTCTATTAAGATTCATAATAATCTTACTTCCAAAAAAAAAATTTAAGGAGAAACAAATGGCAAAATCAGATTTGCTAAAAGAAGCAATCGCTGATGCACGTGCTGTTAAAGAAACTGCATTAGCAAACGCAAAACTTGCGCTTCAAGAAGCTTTCGCACCAAGAATTAAAGAGATGCTGGCAACAGAAATCGAAAATGAATTGGCTGACGAAGATGCGATGGAAGCGGATGTAGAAATGGATTCAATGGATGTTGACGCTGGTATGGAAGGCGAAGGCGAAGGAGTTGAGTGGGTTGACAATGACATTTCATTTTCAGTAGGTGATGAAACTTATGATTATGAAATTAACGAACCAGCTGACGAAGAAATGCCGGCAGACGTACCTGCAGAAATTGAAGCTGATGAATTTTCTGAAGAGGGTGAAGAAGATCTAAATTTAGAAGCAATCATTCGTGAGCTTGAAGGCGATTTAGAAATGGAAACAGAACCAGAAATGGAAACAGATGTTGACGAAGAAATCGTTGCAGATGGCTATATGTCTGACGAAGATGATGAAATGATGTCTGAAAATATCGATTCTATCATTGAAGCAATCTTACGTGAAGAGGAAGAAGCAGAAGAAGATGAAGAGGCAGATCACATGAAAGAAGAAATGGAAGCTAAAGAAGAAGAACTTAAAGAAGCTTACCGTACGGTTCATGAACTTAAGTCTATTCTTTCTGAAGTTAATCTTTTAAATGCAAAACTTCTTTACACAAACAAATTGTTCCGTAACTTTGAGTTAAACGAAACTCAAAAAATGAAAGTAATTGAAAATTTTGATCGTGCCGGAACAACGAGAGAAGTTAAATTAGTATTCACTACATTGGCTGAATCATTCACTCGTCCAGTTAAAAAACGTGTAGTTAAAGAGTCGTATGCATCTAAAGCAGTTGCAACAACAGCTCCTAGCAAAGCAACAACACAAGTTTTATCTGAAGGGTTTGAATTAGCTAACCGTTGGAAAAAATTAGCAGGATTGCTATAAACATTAAAAAAAAGGAAAACAAAAATGAGTATTTCAAATTTATTGCAAACTAACGATTTTGTACAAAGAAATCAAGCAAAAGCGTTAGCAGCAAAATGGGAAAAGACCGGTCTATTAGAAGGTCTTAAGGGCGAAACCGAAAAAGCAGGTATGGCTCAATTGCTTGAAAACCAAGCACGTCAATTAGTAAAAGAAGCATCATCTACGGGTGTTGCTGCAGGATCTGAAGAATGGGCTGGTGTAGCTCTTCCATTGGTACGTCGTATCTTTGCTGAATTTGCAGCTAAAGAATTCGTTTCAGTTCAACCAATGAACTTGCCATCAGGACTTATTTTCTATCTTGATTTCAAATATGGTACAGCACAACCAGGATTCGATGATGACAACTTGAACCGTACAGGTGATCCATTTGGAAATCCTAATGCATTAGATTCAATGTTTGGTGTTACTACAACTGGATCTGACGCAGCTGGAGGTCTTTATGGAGCAGGTCGTTTTGGATATTCAATTCATAACGTTAGTTCGACAGTAACTGCAGCAACTGGTTCTGCACCATCATCTGCATCTTTAAATTTCGATTCAGATTTTACAAACGGATCATCAAATTATAAAGTTGTTACAGTTAACGTACCAACAGATGCTGATTTATATGCAGTTCGTGCATTTACACTTAGTTCTGGTTCTGCTAACACAGAAATTGTACCGGTACAAGCTTTCTCAACAATTACTAGCAACTACACTGCGTCATTCGTTGTAACTGCAACTCAAGCAATTGCAATTCAAACTGCAATTAGTGCATCTAATTTCAAATTGAATTATAGCAAACAACCTACTGATATTACTAGAGGTGATTTTGAAGATAAAAATCCATTTAAAGGATCTTCTGCTAACACAGGTATTAATACTGGTATTGATATTGATATCCCAGAAATCAATCTTGAAATGCAATCAGAACCAATTGTTGCTAAAACACGTAAGTTGAAAGCAGTTTGGACTCCTGAATTTGCTCAAGACCTTAATGCTTACCACTCAATTGATGCTGAAGCTGAATTGACTTCAATGCTTTCTGAGTATGTATCAATGGAAATCGATCTTGAGATCCTTGACATGTTGATCGCAGCAGCTCCAACAACTGAGTATTGGTCAGCAGTTAACAACGAAGTATGGAACGGAACTGGTTTCACTCAAACTTCTACTACTACTGGTGGTTTCTATAACACTCAAGGTGGTTGGTTCCAAACATTAGGTACTAAACTTCAAAAAGTATCTAATAAAATTCACCAAAAAACATTGCGTGGTGGTGCTAACTTCCTTGTAACTTCTCCTGCTGTTGCAACTATCCTTGAGTCTATCCCAGGATTTGCTGCTGACACAGATGGAACTAAAATGGAATTTGCAGCTGGTGTACAAAAAATTGGTGCAATCAATAACCGTTACACAGTTTACAAAAACCCATACATGAAAGAGAATGTAATCCTTATGGGATTCCGTGGAGCACAGTTCCTAGAAACAGGTGCTGTATTTAGCCCATACATTCCACTTATCATGACTCCGTTGGTATACGATCCAGTTAACTTCACTCCACGTAAAGGTGTTATGACACGTTACGCGAAGAAAGTGGTCCGCCCCGAATTTTATGGGAAGGTATATGTACGTGGATTAGATACTCTATAGTATTTAATATTTAACGAATAGGAAAGGGGTGGCTTCGGTCACCCTTTTTTACTGTTCAATATTTATATTAAAAGAAATAATATGGCAGTACCTTATAACAAGTATTCAATGCAAACAATTATACGATATGATGGTCGTTTAGTCGATGTATTAGATCGTATACGAGCAATTAGTTTGGTATTAATGGTTCATATCGAACAAGACTTAGGTCCAGATAAAGAATTAATTACCATCAAAGTAATGACACCTCATTCTCCTCATGACACGTTTAAAGCTATCCGTCAAGCCTGTTTAGGTAAGATTGAAACACTTAAAGACATGACACTTCGAGAATCTACACTTACAAAATTATTTTAATTTTAACTTAAAACAGGTTACTATGACAACATCAAACAAGGAGAAAACTCCACCGAAGAACGACATTAAATTTTCAATAACATTATCAGAAGAACAAAAACTAGCAAAAGCAAAAATTATTGAAACACCATTCAATTTTATACTAGGTAAAGCTGGGTCTGGTAAAACCTTGTTAGCAGTCCAAATTGCTTTGGATATGTTTTTTAAACGACAAATAAACAAAATCATTATAACACGTCCTACCGTATCAAATGAAGATAATGGATTTTTACCCGGCTCATTGAATGAAAAGATGGAGCCATGGTTAGTGCCGCTTCGAAGCAATATGCGTAAGGTATACAATAAACCGGATATACTGGAAAAAATGGAAAAAGAAGAAAACATTGAATTGGTTTCTTTAGCACATTTCCGAGGACGTACTTTTGATCATGCAATTTGTATTGTGGATGAATTTCAGAATTTAACCAAACAACAATTACAAATGGTGTTGTCTCGATTAGGTAAAGACAGTTTAATGATATTAACTGGCGATAAATATCAGATAGATTTAAAATTTACAAATGATTCGGCAGTGCATGAAGTTCCTAAATTAACTAAGTCTAGATTTGTGAATGAAATTATATTGTTAGATAATCATCGACATGAAGCATTAGATGAAATTTTAAAGCTCTTAAATGAGACGTATTGATATTTATATATAAAAAGGAAACATAATGGATTATAGTGTATCAAAGCCCATATGGCCCGGTTCTTCTTCATTTACAACTGGATCTACACCATTTGGATTTTTTGATACAGATCCATTATTTCAACAACAAGCCGATCGATTTGCTAAATATGCAGCACAACATGTTGGATATCCTATTATGGATGTTGAATTAGTTGATGTTAATTTTTATACTGCATTTGAAGCTGCTGTTATAGAATACTCAAATCAAATCAATCAAATTAATATAACTAACAATTTGATGAGTACATTGGGTATCCAAACCGGATCTAGCTTCTTAGGTCCGCAAGGTTTTACCGGAGCAGTAGTTGGAAGCTCTTTAGGATACATTACAAAACTATCTAGAGCATATGGTACTGAAGCTGATTCTGGTGGTACTGTAAAATGGAGAAAAGTACAGATAGATATGATTCCTGGTCAGCAGACATATAGTATGCGCGCAGCTGTATCTTCATCATTAGCAGCAGAATCATCATCATTATCTCCAACTAGCTCAATTGAAATTAAACGAGTATTACATACACCACCGCCAGCAATTGTTAGATATTTTGATCCATTTGTTGGTACTGGATTAGGATCGCAACAACTTTTAGATTCATTTAACTTTGGAGGATTTTCACCTTCTATTAGTTTCATGATGATGCCAATACATGCAGATTTGTTAAGACTACAATCGATTGAATTCAATGACCAGGTACGTAAGTCTCATTATTCATTTGAAATACATGGCGATGATATTAAGTTTTATCCAATACCAACATCAGGCACCGGTAGTTCAGCATCTACTATATTCTATGGTCAAGTATGGGTAGAATATATATTTGCCGATGAAAAAGATAAGGATGCCTTATTATTTGGTAATACAGCACTTTTAAACGGCGTTGTGAGTGACGCATCTAATATACCATATACATATCAAACATACAGTAGCATTAATGATATGGGGCGATCTTGGATAATTAAATATGGTGCTGCACTTGTAAAAGAAATGTTAGGATTTGTACGTAATAAATATTCATCAATTCCAATACCTAATTCCGAAGTTACATTGAACGGTGGAGATTTAATTTCACAGGGACAATCGGAAAAAGATGCATTAATAACGCAGTTGAGAGAATTTTTAGATAAATTGACAAAAGAACAAATGCTAACACGACAAAATGCTGAATCAACTCAGATGCATGAAATTTTAGCAAAAGTTCCATTGAAAATATATGTTGGATAGGAGTAAATATGGCACTTTTTGGCGGAATGCGGGACGCAAAATTTTTAGCATCAATCAATGCAGAACTACTAAATTCCATAATAGACACTGAAATTGAATTTTTCAAATTAATTGTTGAACGAAGCGATTCAAATGTATATGGCGAATCTGAATCAAAATCATATTATGATTCAATTTTAATTCCATGTTTAATCACAAAAGAAACTAAAAATGCTGTTATGGATGATTACGGTCATACATATACTCGTACGGCACAATTTGCAATAACGCGTGATATATTAGAACGAGCTGATTTTTATCCTGAAGTAGGTGATATAATATTCTGGGACAATGAATATTATGAACTTGATAACGTAGATGCTAATCAGTATTTTACGGGTAAAAATCCAGACACTTGGCCAAACGGCGATAAACATGGTTATAGTGTGTCTGTTCTATGTGATGCTCATGCAACACGACAAACACCAACAGGTATCACAAATATCAGAAGAGGTGGAAATAACAATTTTGCATATAAAGGATTTTAATGCCTAGATTAAATAGACAAAATATTGATCGAAAAACAAATAAACCCAATCCCACACAAACAGAAGGATTAGGAAATGATTTGTTTTTGAATCGGGCAGAACAAATTCGACGAGATGATGACATAATACGTACAGCAAAACGAAATATTTATGATATTGACTTTGCAATTAAATGGTTTATTGACAACGAAATACAGCCTCAAGTAACAGCTAATAGTCAAACTATCAATGTACCAGTAATTTTTTCAAATGGTGAAAAATGGGACAATGTGCGTCGATTAGGATATTTACGCGATGAAAAAGGAATGTTACAATCTCCGGTAATCATGTTGAAACGTAACTCTATGGTTGAACGAGACTCTGTTAAATCATTGGATGTTAACAGACCACAATCTGAAAACGTACGGATTTATAAAACCAAATACAATGAACGTTCCAGATATCAAGATGAATTGTTTCCAATTCCAATTAATAACCCACAGCCATCAGAAAAAGTATATGTTGTAGATATTCCTAAATACGTAACAGTTGAATATGACATGCTACTTTGGTGTGATTTTACCACACAAATGAATTCACTGGTCGATCAAATAATGCCATATGGGCGATTTGCGTGGGGTAACGAAAACAATAAATTTTCAACAACATTAGGGTCAGTATCATTCGAAACAGTTAACACTGTTGGAGAAGACCGATTAGTTAGAGCTACTATACCATTAACTGTATTAGGTACATTGCTATCTGAACAAGAAGCACGTAGATCCACACTTCGAAAAATGTTTTCTATTAAAAAACTTTCATTCGATCAAGTAGTCGATGTTTCTGAAGATATATTTGCATCAACAGTAGTTCCACCTGCATTAATGCAAAGCCGCGGATATATAGCAAACGGTGGGTCGGTTTCAGTATCTGGAGGTACTACTGCTACAATTAATGCAGAAGTAATGGCATACTTGACTAATTTATCCGATAAAACAGCAGTATATGTTTCAAATAACACTGTAACTGTAACAGCTTCAGCTGCATATAATTCAGTAACAACAGTTGCTGCAACTAAAAATGAATTTAATGTTTATATAAACGGCCAATATATCGATAAAGCTCTTTATACATGGACACCATCATTATCATCAACACAAACTATTGTTTTTGATACTATAGGCTTAGGTTATACTATTGATACATTAGATAGCGTTGTTATTAATGGGAGATGGCAATAATGGCAAGGCAGTTTAAACCAGGACAATTACGTACCGGATCTCTTTATGATATATCTTCTAGTTTTGCATTAACAGCATCTTACGTCGCAAACGGTGGAGGCGGTGAATCATTTAGAATTATTAGTGGTAGCGTTATAGCTCAAGTTAACACAGTTAATGATTTATTTTTAGTTAAATCTGCTAGCATTGATTTGTTTAAAATACAATCTGATCGAGTTATTGTAGTAGCAACACAATCAGCAGAATTATCAAATCCAGCACCGAATGGCGGAATATATTTTACATCAGGTTCGTTTTTTGTAGGATTGGATTAGTTAATTTAAGTTTTAACATATTTATTATAAAAAATATAGTAAAGGAATAAAATGGCAGTTTGGAAAAAGGTAGTTGTATCCGGTAGTAATATATCACAACTTAATAATGATGCTGGATATTTAACCGCGGTAACACAACAAAATACATTTGCTACTATGTCTATTAACGGCATTTCTGTAATTGCAGATTCATCCGTTGACACATTAACGTTTGCATCATCATCTGGTGCTGGATTAGATATTACTGGAAATGCAACTACAGACACTATCACATTTACTCTCGGTAGTATCCCAAATGCTAGCTTAACAAATTCATCTATTACAATAGCAGGAACTTCTGTTTCATTAGGCGGATCTATAACACAAGCACAAATCCTTAACGGATCAGGTGTCTGGTCTGGTTCAGCTCAATTACCAGCTGGTATTGTGTCATCATCTGTATTATCATCGCCGGGTCAAGGACAAGCTGTACTTACAACAAACGGTGTAGCAGGATCGACTATCGATTTAGGTTTAGAAACTGGCGATTCGCCACAATTTGTAGGATTGACATTAACCGGTGATGCAGCAGTTAATGGCGGCGATATTACTACAACCGCCGCAACCGCCACCGTATTTAATACCAATGCTACTACTGTTAACGCATTTGGTGCAGCAACAACATTAAATTTAGGCGCTGGTTCTGGTACAACTACAGTAAATAATAGTTTAGTTGTAACTGGAGATTTAACTGTTAATGGTACTACTACATTTATTAATGTTCAAGATTTATATGTAGAAGATAAATTTATCTTGTTAGCATCCGGATCTGCTGCATCAAGTGATGGTGGTATTATTATCGATAGAGGTTCGGATGCTGCTGGTAACATTGCATATGGATTTGATGCAGCAACAGATCGTTGGGGATTCCAATCCGGTGTCACTGATACTACCAATGCATTAGATCCGACATCTGCTGGAGGAGTTAGTGGTTCATTTGTACCATATTTATTTACTGAAGCAAATCATGGTGCTACTAAACCAGTAACTGGTGAGTTTGCAGTTCAAGGTGCAATGTATACATCTACGGCAGGTGATATTTGGATTTATGCGTAATATTATATATAATAAGTTATATGGGTATCATAAATAAAATAAATAAACCGGCACATCAAGCTAATCAATCCGTAAATCAGTTAAATACTTCTGAATTAGAATTTTTATTAACAATGTTACGTACATCCACATTAACCGGCGAACAAGTTGAATTGTTTTATAATATGGTAATCAAATTACAAAATCAATACACCGAACAAACTAAATAGTTATGGATTTATTTGCTATAGATTTAACACCGCAAGAAATTAGTATTTTACGACAATCATTAGATGTAATCACTATTACTGGTAAAGATGCTAAAACTATTGCATCACTTCAGGTTAAATTAGAATCAGAGATTGCAGAAATTGCTAAACAAATGGATTCTAAACAAACCAGTAAAAAACCTCGTTAATATATTTATTAATAAATCATTGTAGGCCGCAAGGAAGTAGGCATATACACGGCATAAGTGTATGTATCTAACCACAATGGTAGGAGTATAATATGCCAGCATGGAAAAAAGTCATAGTATCCGGATCGGATGCTGCATTAAATTCTTTATATTCGCCTAGTATAACTGGGTCTCTACTTGGGACAGCCTCATTTTCTCTAACAGCTTCTAACATAACACCTGCTATATCGAATGATGCAGACACTCGAGTGTTAACTGCTAACGGAGATGGCACATTAAATGCTGAATCATTACTAACATTTGATGGTTCTAAATTAAGTGTACTTTATCAATCGGGAGATGAAGGTGGAGAAATACTGCTAAACAAACCGGTTACTAATACATCCCTTACTGGTAGTGGTGTTACCATTGATGTGTATCAAAATAAAATTCGATTTTTTGAACAAGGAGGGGCTGCAAGAGGAGCATACATTGACCTAACAGCTGCAGCCGGAGGTGCTGGAACAAATCTACTATCAGGTTCTGGTGGCGGAGCTACATTTAACGGTGGTACAAATGTCAATAACAGATTGATTACAGCCACCGGAACCTCTCCAGAATTAAACGGAGAAGCGGCTTTAACCTTTGACGGCTCAGCACTTACTATGACTGGATCGTTTAACATATCTGGTTCTATCTTCAATCCTAACAGCATACACTTTTACACAACTGCGAGTGGAGTAACTCAAGTTGGGCAATTAGGTTGGGATGATGGCGCCGGCACGTTAGACTTAATGTTAAAGGGCGGAAACGTTAATGTAGAGTTAGGTCAAGAAAATGTTGTATTGGTTTTTAATAATACAGGAACTACCTTAAACAAAGGAGAAGTAGTTTTTGTTTCCGGGTCACAAGGAAATAGACCTTCGGTTAACAGAGCGATTGGTACGACTGATGGATATTCAGCAACAACTTTAGGATTTACTGCAGAATCTATATTATCTGGTGCTGAAGGTTATGTTACTACATTTGGATTTATTAATAACATAAATACCAGTGGTACAATAGGCGGATCGCCAGTTTGGTTATCACCAACCACCCCAGGTGGATGGACAACTACACAGCCACAAGCACCACAACATACAGTACTATTAGGATATATTGTTAGGGTGCATAATACCGTAGGATCTATATTTACGCATATATCAAATGGATGGGAGATTGGGGAGTTACATGATGTTAGAGAAACTACAACTACATCATCCTTTGGTGATATATTAGTAAAATCTGGAAGCGTTTGGATTAGTGGTAGACAGCTTACCGGATCATACGGATTAACGGGAAGTTTGTCAGCAACTTCATTTACAGGGTCACTACTAGGTACCGCATCATTCGCAACATCAGCATCATATGCTCCGGTATTCCCATACACTGGCTCAGCACAGATAACTGGAAGCTTAGGAGTTACTGGATCATTTTCTGTAAATAATGGAACTAATGTTAAACTAGATACTGCAACTAGTACATTAACAGATGATAGTAATATTAGTTCCGTAGATTGGCAAAATCGTATTTCATATGATACAACCCAACTTCAATCAATTGATTGGCAGAACCGTTATTTATTAGATACTGCCGGTAATATATCAAGTGATTGGACAAACAGAGTTAATCTCGATTCGTCAGGTAACACATCTATAAATTGGGAAAACCGTCGAGCAGACGACACCGGAGGTAATCCATCAATAGACTGGAGTGGTACTTCTGGACTTAATATAGTAAATTATCGACCTACTATTGAAATTTCAAATGAAACTTCTCAAGATGAATTTATTGCAACCACAACCGGGTTTGGTAGTATAGCTTCTAATTTTGCTGGTAAACTTATAGAGGTTGGCCCAAATATTGATTTGGCAGTAACAGCATCAAATACTGTATTTTTAGATACAGATGGTGTATGGAAACTAGCAGACCAATCAACAGATAATACTACAAAACTTTTAGGAATTTGTACTAATGGGTACGTTAGAGGTGGTATCTTAATAGATGGAATAGTTACTGTAACAACCTCATCTGCTATTATAGATGTACCATATGTAAGAGGAAGTAACTTTTACGGTATGCCTGTATATTTAACCGGATCACAGTCATCCCTTACTACAACTAAACCAACCTCAGGATATGTGAGAGTGGTAGGCCATATGTACTACAACAGCGCAACAACACCTGACTATTGGATAATGAAATTTAACCCATCTAACGATTGGTATGAGATATGAGTAACGTAAGCAAAATAAACGGTTTTCAAATAACAGCAGAGAGTGCTTCATTTGCATCTACGGCTTCATTTGTCAACCCACTTAATCAACAAGTAGTAATTACAGGTTCAATTACACAGAATGCTTCAACAGCTTCATTTGGTGGAATAGTTGGAATTGGAACAACTACCCCAGCTCATAGTCTTCATATATCTACAACCTCAACCCAACCAAATATAATTGGAACTAATTCAGCCCCAGTATCTATGAAAATAGGTCATGGTTATGATCTTGGATCTAGTAATAATATTACTTCAAAAATAGAATTTAATCATAATGCTGGAACGAATTTTTATGCAGATGATATAATATTTAGCACTTCACCCTCTACTACTTTACCTTCTAATTCAGATTCATCAATTGAACGAATGCGTATTACTTCAACAGGTAATACTCTTATAACTGGTTCATTAACTATAACAGGAAGTCAAGTAATAACTGGTTCATTACGTGGAAATGTATCCACACTTTCCATTTCATCAAATACTGCTTCACTTAATATGTCTTTTGGTAACTTCTTTATTTTAAATTTAGTAAATGGAGCAAACACCCATATTAACCCAACTAACCTACAACCAGGACAAACAGTCAATATTAGAGTAAATCAAGGTTCAGCTGGAACAGGTACAGTAAGTTTTCCATCTACCGTTGATCAACCAAGTGGTTCTGCATATACTGGTTCACAAATATCAAACGCAATTGATATTGTAACAATGATTACATTTGATTCAACAACAGTATTTTTAAGTTCTGTAAGAAATATGATATAAGTTATGTTTACACCATTTGCATTTATTCAACCTTTATCTTTAGTACTACCAACCCCTGGGATAATAGTTAATGGTTATTATATAGGAGGTGATTTTAATACATATGCTACTAATACCAACCCATATTTTAGAGTTTTAGATTCAAGTGGATCCCAGGCTAGTAATTTTAATCAAGGTGACGGTTTAAATGGCACTGTATACACTTATAGCATACAATCTGATGATAAATTAGTACTAGGAGGTATATTCCTTAACTATTCAGGATCATCCCAACCATATATAACCCGAATTAATACAAACGGAACTAGAGATACTACATTTAATATAGGTACAGGTTTTAATAGTGGTGTAGTTACATTGGGTATAGATTCATTGGGTCGTATAATAGCTGGCGGATCATTAAGTTCATATTCTGGTTCAACACAGAACAGAATAACTCGAATTAATTCTAATGGAACTAGAGATACTACATTTAATATAGGAACTGGTTTCAACGGTAGTCTTAGTAGTTTATCAATACAAACAGATAATAAAATAATAGCCTCTGGAGCATTTACATCATATTCAGGCTCGTCATCCGGTGCAACTCGTATAATACGTTTGAATACTGATGGGACAAGAGATACAACTTATAATGTTGGCACCAGCGGATTAAATGGCCAAGCAAATTATATGGTGTCACAATCCGACGGTAAAGTAATAGCTGTAGGTAATTTCACTTCATATTCAGGCTCATCAATAAACCGAATTGTAAGACTAAACACAAATGGTACTCTAGATACAACATTCAATATAGGAACTGGATTTAATAGTGAGGTAAATTCATTAGCAATTCAATCCGATGATAAAGTAATAGTTGTAGGTAATTTCACTTCATACTCTGGTTCAAACATAAATCGAATTGTAAGACTAAATACAAATGGTACTCTAGATACAACATTCAATATAGGAACTGGAATTGGTGGTGTTACACCAACAGTAGATAGTATTGGAATCCAATCTGATGGAAAAATATTAATACAAGGTCAATTTACCTCATACTCAGGATCGTTAGCTGTAAGAACTATTAGATTAAACACTGATGGTACTGTAGATACTTCTTTTAATCATGGGATAAATTCATCTACTCGTCCAAATATAATATTACAACTACCTAATAATAATATTGTTGTCGGAGGTAATTTCACAGGGAATAATATAGATTCATTAACCTTTTTAAATACTACTGGCAGCACTACTTCTAATAGTATAATAGCCTCTAATGGGTTTTGGTTTAATATACGCGACCTAAAAGCACAAACTGATGGAAAAATTATAACTGGTGGAACTTTTACATATTATTCAGGATCATCTCGAAATTATATAACTAGAATAAACCCTAACGGAAGTATAGATGCCTCTTTTAACATAGGAAATGGTTTTAACAGTACTGTAAATTCATTAACATTACAAACAGATGGAAAAATTATAGCAGGGGGATCATTTACTTCATACTCTGGTTCAACACAGAACAGAATAACTCGAATTAATTCTAATGGAACTAGAGATACTACATTTAGTATAGGAACTGGTTTTGGTGGTGGTCTTAGTAGTTTATCAATACAAACAGATAATAAAATAATAGCTGGAGGTGATTTCACTTCATATTCTGGTTCAAACATAAATCGAATTGTAAGACTAAATACAAGTGGTACTATAGATGCTACGTTTAACGTAGGAACTGGATTTAACAATACTGTAAATGCATTAGCTATCGACTCTTCGAACCGTATAATAGCCGGTGGGGCCTTGACTTCATACTCTGGTTCAAACATAAATCGAATTGTAAGAATAAATACAAATGGTACTCTAGATACAACATTCAATATAGGAACTGGATTCGGAAATAACTCAGTAACCTCATTAGCAATCCAAACCGATGGAAAAATTATAGCAGGGGGATCATTTACTTCATATTCCGGTTCATCAACAAATCGAATTATAAGACTAAATACAAATGGTACTATAGATGCAACATTCAATGTAGGGTCTGGAGCTAATGGAGAAGTATCCAACATAACATTAGACCCAGAAACGCAAAAAATCTTAATAGGTGGAGGATTTACTACATATTCAGGCTCAACAGTAAACCGAATTGCAAGACTAAATACAAATGGTACTATAGATACTACATTTGTTCCTACAGGATCTGGTTTTAACAACGTTGTACGTATAATTTTGCCATATATATATTAATGTAAAACAATTAAATTTATGACACTTAAAGAATTTTTACAAGACAAAACTTTAACAGCAGTTGAATTAGTTGATTTTGATTACAACCAAATCATCAATGTTTATGTTGATGGAGCAGGATATGGATTAAAAATCGACACTTCAAATATACCTGCAGGTACACCTTTAGACTATCGAACAGATTTTACATTGGATGGAGATACACTATCTGTAAGTGATTTCTCTATCAACATAAATGATGTTGAAATGCTTTAAAATTTAATATTTATAATAAAACTAAATGGCTAAAGTTTTATCTAAAACTGGAATAGTAACTGGAGAACAAGTTGATGCTTGGCATGTTACCCAATCAATTGATGCTTTTACTAAAGTTGAAGCATACGATATAACTGTGTCTGGCTCATTTACTTTAACAGGAAGTTTAAGATTAAGCGGAAGTTTAATAGGAAATACAACAGGCACTGGTGGTCAAGGTGGTTATGGCGGATCTGGAATCATAATAATTACTAGTTGGTAATTTGGATTTTATATAAATACTTCTTATTATATCAAGAAACGGTTACATATGACACGAAAATTAGACAAAGAACATTTAGATGCAATACAAGAGTTACGAACAGGGTTTTCTGAGGTTGCATCTTACATCGGCAATGTATCAATTGAAAAACAACTATTAAAACGGCAACTAGAACAACTTGCTGAACAAGAAACTCAATTATTAGCTCGATTTGATAAATTACGAAATGATGAATCATCCTTACTAGAAAAACTTAAAGAGCGGTATGGAGACGGTGAAATAAATATTGCTGCCGGCACATTTACTCCTGTTGGTCAGTAACATTAGCATTATATTTATAATAAACAAATCATAGGAGTAATTTAATGGCAGAAAGAATTGTGTCACCAGGCGTATTTACGAACGAAGTAGATCAATCGTTTTTAGCTGGTGGCGTTGCTGCAATAGGTGCAGCAATAGTAGGTCCAACTGTGAAAGGACCAGCACTAATTCCTACGCAAATAAGAAATTATAGCGATTTTGTAGCAACATTTGGATCATATACAGATGATTCATATGTGCCATTTGTCGTTCAAGATTATTTACGTAACGGAAGTGTAATCACAGTAACTCGTCTTTTATATGAAGATGGGTATAAATTAACAAATGGAGCATTAGCAATCATTGCAGCTTCGGGATCTGGCGCATCTAAAGTAGAAGTAGTAACACATGTACTTCATCCAGTGCAAGCAGTAGAAGCAGATGGTGCTACACCAATATTTGAAAATTCAGTGTTAACTGATGCTGGGTCAGGATCATTTGCAATTAAAATATCCGGATCTAGTGCAGTTGCATCAACCGATGCTGCCATTGGATTTGATGGATCATTCCTAGTATCACAAGATACTGCGATATCCGCTTCTATTAATCCAAATGCTAATAACTATTTAGCTAAAGTATTTGGAACTGGTCCTAAATCGGTAGACTATCCAGCATATGTATTGTATGAAAATCCGACTGCATTTGCTGCATTTGCAAATCCAGGCAATATTACTACGAAACTAGCAATAATTTCAAACTATGAATTGCTAACTGATTATGGTAATTTAGATGGTAAAGCTGCTACTCCATGGATAACATCACAAAAAGTAGGAGTTGTATCTAAAGACTTGTTCCGTTTCTATGCATTAGCAGATGGTACATCAGTTAACCATGAGGTTAAAGTTGGTATTCGAGATGTACGTACTTCAGCTGAAGTTTCTGATCCATCTGGATATGGTACATTTACTGTGGAAGTTCGACGAGTTAATACTAATAATATTCCAAACTCACCATATTCATCTCAAGACACAGACCGAAATCCTGATATTGTTGAAGTATTTCAAAATGTCAATTTAAATCCAGATTCATCTAGATACATCTCTCGGGTAATTGGAGATCGTTATCAGATTGTGTCAGATGATAATAAAATTGTTCGTTACGGTGCATATCCAAACCTTTCAAAATACATCCGAGTAGAAGTAACAACTGGTGTTGAAACAAAAACAAATGATAAAAGTTTGATTCCATTTGGATTCCGTGCGTTGAATTCACCAATACCGATGCCATCTGGTTCTGTTAACTTAACTGCTACTACATATCTAACATCACAAGTTGTAACTACATACAACGCAAATAACTATTTTGGATTTAACTTTAGCAATGTTAATAACTTGAATTACTTAGCACCAGTACCAACATCTGGTTCAGTAACTGGTAGTAACACTGACTTTTATTTAGGTAATGTGAATCAAGATGCAGCTGCAGGTTTTCCTACAACAACATCACCATATTCCGGAAGTTTAGAAACAGCATTGACAACAGGTAATTCATACTTTACAGCTAACGTAGCACTTAGTACACGTAAGTTCATTGTACCGATGCAAGGCGGATTTGATGGGGCTAAACCAAACCTAAAAAAATACTCAGGACAATACATTACAAATGACAACACATTTGGATTCAATTGTTCAGGTACAAGCACAGCTGGAACAAAAGCATATAACAAAGCATTTGCATTGCTAAGTGATACTGATTACTATGACATTAACATGTTAGTAACCCCTGGTATTATTAATAGCGAACACAGCATTGTAACTAGTGCAGCAATTAACATGGTAGAAACTCGTCAAGATGCATTCTATGTAATGGATTCAAACGGATTAACAGAATCAATTCCTACCGTGGTTAATAATGTTACCACATTAGATACAAATTATACTGCAACATATTGGCCATGGGTTAGAATAGTTAATCCTGCTAAAAATGTGCCATTATGGGTTCCACCATCCGTTGTAGTACCAGGCGTGTTATCATTTAACGATTCTGTTGCCGCACCATGGTATGCACCAGCTGGATTGACACGCGGTGGTTTAACCACAGTATCAGATGTATATACTAACTTGAATCAATCAGATCGGGACACATTGTATGAAGCTCGCGTAAACCCTATTGCCAACTTCCCTAACGACGGAGTATGTATTTGGGGGCAAAAGACTCTACAAGGAATTCCAAGTGCATTAGACCGAGTAAATGTGCGTCGTTTACTGCTTACTGTGAAGAAGTTTATTGCATCATCTACTAGATACTTAGTATTTGAACAAAACACTGATGCAACACGTTTACGTTTCTTGTCAATTGTTAATCCATACCTAGATCAGGTAAAAGCTAAACAAGGATTATTTGCATTCCGTGTAGTAATGGATTCTTCAAATAATACACCAGATTTGATTGATCAAAATATTTTATATGGTCAAATCTTCCTTCAACCGACACGTACGGCTGAATTTATTATTTTAGATTTCAATATTCAACCTACTGGAGCAAGTTTCCCAGAATAGTATTTTAAATCTAATCATTAAAAGGTAGGACTTCGGTTCTACCTTTTTTACTTTGCTGATATTTATATAAAAAAGTAATGAAGGATACCAAATGGCATTAACACCAACTTTACCTGATATTAGTCAGAATGATTTATTTAATAGTGCGTTTTCGTGGGAACCGAAATATGCCAATAGATTTATTATGCAATTAGCAGGTACAAATATTCCGGCATATCTAGTTAAAGCTGCAGCTCGCCCTACTATAACAAATGGTGAAATTGTTCTAGATCATATCAATATTGACCGAAAAGTTAAAGGAAAATCTCGTTGGAGTGATGTTTCGATATCTATATATGATCCAATTACATCAGAAGGCGCTCAGGCAGTAATGGAATGGGTACGTTTCCACCACGAATCATTAACTGGTAGAGATGGATATTCTACTGATTATAAACGCGATTTAGAATTTTATGCATTATCAGCATTAGGTGAAAAAATTGAAAACTGGACTTTAAAAGGAGCATTTATTTCAGATGCAAACTTTGGAAACATGGATTGGGGAACAGAAGAAGCGATGATGATTGAATTAACGCTTAAATATGATTACGCAATTCTTCAATACTAATATTGATATTATACTATTTAATGGGGGCAGTTGTCCCCATTTTTTATGTTCAAACATATTTATTTAAAAGAAGTTATAAGGAGAATAATGAGTGCAATGACAGATCGAGTAACCAATCAAGATTTAATACAACTTGCTAAAAAACAGTATGAAGACAGCAAACGAAGCAGTATTCCTAGCGAATTAATTCGTTTAGTTAGCAACGGAATGGTATATCCAAAAGATCATCCATTACGTGATGGTACTATTGAAATGCGGTACATGACAGCATATGATGAAGATATTCTAACTAATCCATCATATATACGAGAAGGCGTTGTATTAGATAAATTGTTAGAATCATTGATAGTAACTCCTGTAGATTATTCAACTATTTCGCGCGTAGACAAAAATGGATTGATTATCTCAGCCCGTATATTAAGTTACGGAAAGGATTATCCAGTTCAAGTAACAAATCCTAAAACAAGTAACACGTTGCAACGCATTGTCGATTTAAACAAATTAAAACATTCAGAATTCAATTTAGTTTCTGATGAAAATGGTGAATTTGATTATGAACTAACAAATGGAACTAAATTAAAATTTAAATTTTTGTTAAACAATGATAATGTAGATTTATCTATTTCAAAATTTTTAGAACATACTATTTGTCAAGTTAATGATTCTCGATCAAAAACAGACATTGATGATTTCATTCGATATAAATTTTTAGCATCTGAATCTAAAAAATTCCGGAATTATATGAGTGATAATACACCGAGTGTTGTATTAGAATATGAATTCGAAGGTGAAGATGGGGACACCTTCACTGCAATGTTTCAAATTGGAGCAGACCTTTTTTGGTTTTAAACCAGAAGACCGCGTACAACTTCATGAATCTTTATTCAATCTAGTTTGGTTTGGTCAAGGTCGATGGACATGGTCTGATTTATACAGTATGCCAGTGTATTTACGTAGATTCTGGATCAATAAAGTCAATCAGATAATTGAAGAAGATAAACAACGTCATGAGAAAAAGAAAGCCAAAGCGTCTGCTTCTAAAAAACCTATCGTAAAATCTCCATTGTAAATATTTATAATAAAGTACGATTTATATGAATTTGCATCGAGATCAACTAATTAGTCGCTTAAAACAACAACCAAGGCATGGACAGGCAGTTGATCCATTAAGCCAAGTAACAGCTGGTCTTAAACAGGTATTTGATTTATATAAAGTCGGCGGCGATGAAATTATCCGTTTAAATGTATTTGGTAAACTAGCAGATCAGATTAGTGGAGTAGTACAAAATTTATCAATACTTCAAGATCTAAATCAAGAGTTATCAGAAGGATTTAATATTAATGGAGAAAACGCTGCTAAATTTGGTGTTAAAATTGATAAAATATCACGCGAATTAGGAACTAATTCACAAAAGAATAAACAATATGCTGTTGAATTAAGAAATTTATTTGTTGGCACTACTAAGATATATAATAATACTACCGGTGCTGGTGCAATGTTATTGAAACAAAGTGAAGCATTGCGAAACCGATTAGGATTAACCGCAGAAGCCAATGAAAGTTTTGCTCGTACACAAACAGTATTATATTCTAATATGGGTATTACATTCGAGCAGTCAGCAGAACAATTTGCTGATGTAGCTGCATCTTTAGAAAAGTTAGGCTATGAAGGTGCAATGACAGATATATTAGATTCGTTTACTGATTTAGAAGCAAAACAACGGGTTACATTCGGCAGAATGCCACACCAACTAGGCCTAGCATTGGCTAAAACAAAATTATTAGGTACATCATTATCAACTCTTACAGATGGTGCACAACAATTTTTAGATGTAGAAAGCGCAATTGCTGGTCAACTAGAATTTCAATTATTAACGGGTGAAGAATTAACTACACAAAAAGGTGAAGATTTTGCAGTTGAAATGCAAAAAGCTGTACTTGCGCAAGATGCAAATCGTCAAGTTGAACTATATGCAGGATTGGTTGAAAAATATGGTGATGACTTGCGAGATAATGTCTATCTACAACAACGTTTTAATGATATAGCAGGTATATCGGTAGATGATGCATTTAAAATGTATGAACAATTAAAAGCTCAAAAACTAACACATGAAGATAGTTTAAAACTTATTAACGCACAAGTCGATGCAACAGTAATTAATGGTAAGAATTTTGAAGAGCAGATTAAATTAGGCGATGAACGTTCACAGCAAGTGCAACAACTAGATCGAAACGTTAAGGCACAAATAGATGCACTTGGAGATTATTCTGAAGAAGTTAAAAAACTAAATACAGGATTCCAAGCTGCATCTGACGCTACTTATGCTGGTGCTGGTAAACTAGCAAATCAGGCAATTAATAAAGGATCTGGAATAATCGGCACTGCTATAGGGTTAATGAATGTTGGTAGTATCGTTGTAGATTTATTAAATATAAAAGGAATAACAACCAGGCAAGATCGGGACACATTGCCATTAAATACTACCCCTAAACAAGATGTATTTATACCAGCATCCGCGGGTACTGTCGTGTCAGGGCCATTTGGATCATTTGCATTAGATAGCCGAGATGATGTATTAGCTATGCCAGGTATTCGGGACGCAGTCGGATCGCGAGGAAATGGTTCTGGAGAATCTGTTGGATCTGCTGTAGCTGCAGCATTAAAAGGAATGAGTTTTCATGTAACCAATGTATTTGATGGTCAAAAAATTCGATCTTCATTACAAATATTAGATAATTCAGTAATGAATAACACGAATATAATATAGGATTAATAAAATGTCAAATACATATCAAAATCCATATTCCAGTACGAATTTTCCTCCTCCGCCATTTACGCCGGCAGCAGGGCAATCAAAATATTCTGATACACAATTTCCGCCACCGCCATTTCCAAATACAGCAGAGCCATCGAAATATTCAGACACAGAATTTCCTCCTCCACCATTTCCTATAGGAATCCGACGAGAAAAATATTCTGATACACAATTTCCAATTGGTACGGTATCTGAATATGAAGGTGCTATTTATTTAACAACTATTGACAGTTCATTTCGTCCAGTATCGAAACAATATCCAACTCCAGGCGGAATTTTATTATCATTATCACAATATTCATACGCAGTACCATTTAATACACCAGAAATTGTGTTAGGTCCGTCTGCAAATGGCGACAATTCAACTCTATCTAATCCAAGCGGATTTACATATCGTACACGAGCTGATATTGTGCAAAATATTGGTAATACACCACCGGGATCCATATTTAAAAATGCAATTAGAAATGCATTAGTCGGAATTACAGCTGGTCTTGGTACTCCAATGACTCATCAATTATCCAGTACTGCAATTTCTACAATATTTAAATTAAGTTTAGATGATGATACTCGCAGTGAAAACTTAGGAACACCATATTCTATTATGCCATTCACGCGTAAAAAAGAAATAGAAGAATGGTCATTAACTAAATATAAAGACTTTCGAACGTTTAAAGGATATGTATTTAGCGTAGATGATGTTAGAATAGATGGTGCTGCTGCAGCTGCTAGAAATTTATTTAGCGGAAATATTAAATCTTCTGCAATTAGTGGATTATTTGCTGCAACATCTGCAGCTCCAGGGGGTGCATATACATTATTCAATTTAGAGTCAGTATATGGATTTGGTAATCACGGTGATACTAATGCTCAACGACGAGATTTCACAGCAAGAACTCAAGTTGCTACAAATTGGTCACCTATACCATCTATAGGACCTGATGGTAAATTAAGTACAAAAGGTAAATGGATCCCTACATTTAATCCTATAGAGTTATCTACTGAATTTAGAGGTGATAAAATTAATGTTATTGATTTCAGTCAACGAAAATTATCACAAGTATATCAGTGGAAACCTAAACTATTTAATGGAAGTGATACGTGGAATGCTATTTCAAATATATTAAATGCTACCGATTTAACACAAGATTTTATAAAATTTTATTTTACTGGTCCTAAATTACACAATGGAGCAGAAGATGCTGTTGATGATATCATGGTATTTCGAGCTACAATAGATTCATTTTCTGATAGTCATTCGCCATCCTGGGATGCAGTTCAAATGGTTGGTCGTGCTGACCCTAATTACATTTATACCGGATATTCTCGCGATGTTAGTTTATCATTCACAATGTTTGCTACATCCCGTGATGAAATGAAACCGATGTATCGTAAGATTAATGCATTAGCAGCATATACTACTCCTGATTATTCGAGTGATACAATAGCAATGAAAGGTCCATGGCTACGAATGACAATTGGTGATTTATTAGTCCAACAGCCGGTAGTAATTACATCATTACAATATACATTTATGGATTCTGATACTACCTGGGAAATTAACATAGAACAAGATAGCACAATGATGCAAGTACCACATAAAGTTTCAGTTCAACTAGGATTACATGTTATATCTGATTATCTTCCTGAAAAAGGCGGACGTATGTATTCATTGGCTAAACAATATAATGATCTAGGAATTCCAAAAGAAGGTGGCGATAATTGGTTAAGTGATTTTGGTACAAACCAAACTGATGAGAAAGCTAAAAAAATAGCTGAAAATCGAGCTGCTAATCGTGCTAGTATAACAACAGAAAACCAACCTGGCGTTGGTGGATAATGTTTATAAAAATATATATTAAACAGAGGATTATAATATGGCAAATCGATACTCAAATACTAAAACGATAAAGGACTCAAATGGTCGCCGGAGAAAAGATACAATGATTATTCCGGTACCAGCTATATCTAATAATGATGTGTATATTCAAGTTACATCGTTAGAACGCTTAGATTTATTAGCATATAGATTCTACAATGATGCTACTTTATGGTATGTTATTGCATCTGCAAATGGTTTAGGTAAAGGATCATTGATTGCCCCTCCTAATACACGATTACGTATTCCAGATATCACTGGTATACAACAACAAATACAAACAGTAAATACAACTAGATGAGTGCTATATTTTATTCACAAGTTAATCCTAATTTAAGAGCTGAATTAAATGCTCGAGGCCGAGCTGGTTCTATAGATCGAACTACTGCTGCTATGCAATTTATGTTGGAAAAAATTGCAAATGTTGAATTAACTGCATATGAATCCCGACCACAAAAAGATTCTAAACCATTTGATGGTTATGGTATTTTAGGTGGAGCTTCAGTGGTATCTAAAGCATACATGCCATCAGGTCCGGAAGGATTTTTAAATGATAGAATTAGACCGGCGCACCGTATACCTCCATTTATAACAAATGTAAATACTGGTTTTTATGATCAATCTAAATTCTATATGAATAAGACTACGATTGATATTAGTATTCCGGATCCAACAACTGATTTAAATGAAATTGAACGTATATATTGTGCACCGGGTCGGTACATTCAATTAGTAATTGCACATCCAGAGACAGCTGTTATTACAAATACAAAATTATCTGATTTAGAATTGCCTAGCACACAAACTTTGACAAAGTTATATCCAAATGTAGATTTAGAACGTCTAAAAAACATGAATGAATTTTATTTTCAAGGACGTATATCAAATTTTACATTTTCATACACACCAGCTGGTACGGTTGAATTGCAAATCGAAGCTATAGGTACTAGTAACACATATGCAGAGGTTCAGCTTTATATAAAGAATTCAGTAAAAACTAAAAATAGCGGATCTGGTGGTAAAGATGTTGAAAATCAAGTTAGCGATTTGTACGCCGGATTATCGAGACAAATTGATGATATTATTCAAGCATACAAAGAAACTGGCAAAGAGAATATAGAATTTGAGCAAATAACATCCGGAACTAAAGATCAAGGTTTATTAGTTGGAGTGCCATATAAAATAGGAAATACTAATTCGCCACATCAACATCGTTTAATAACTTTAGGATATTTAATTAACTATATTAATACATTTGCATTAGAACGTGTCGGATCGCGAATAGTATGTAATGATTCGGTATGTTTAAGTAATTTTTATGAAAAAATAGTATCAGCAGATCCAGAAAATATATTGTTATGGTCTGGCACCAACGGTATTAAGACTGATGTATATAATTATGATATAACTACACAACCTCCATTAGGCGAAGCTGTGATATTCGGAACTACGGCTGATGTTCCTGAAGTTACCCCAGCTGGGCCACCCGATTCCCCATTAAAAATGTTTCCAAACGTTAACCCACAATCAGAAGGATTTTCTGTAATAGCAGGGTCAGCTGGGGTATCATATCCATCTCGAATATACATAAACATTGATGTTATACAAAACATTATTAATGAAATGTCCGCACAAGAAAAACCAGATTTATCTATTAGACATTTTTTAAATAAATTAAGTAATATAATATATACTTCTACTGGCAATGCTATACGTATGGTGTTAGTGCAAGATCCTATAATTCCAGATGCTTTATTATATACTGATGTAAATTATGTTGATTCAGACAGAGTTGTAACAGAATTTGAAATTCCAATATTTACATCAAAAACTGGCCAATCAGTAGTTCGTGATTTTTCACTAACATCAAATGTACCGAATTCAATTAAAAATATGATTTTTGGTATTACATCTGGGGCAACCGGTACACAGAAACAAGTTGCATATAACGGATATATATATGGAACTGAAGCGCAAAGAATTGAATTAGAAAAAGAGTGGCGAGCTAATCACGAACAATCACTCAAAGATTTGGCTACTGTTAAAAATACTTTTTCAAAAAGACCAGATGACCCGGTACTTAAAAAAACATTTGCTAAAGTTTTAGAACAATATATATCATATTTTACGCCTGATATTAAAAAATCGATACAACGTAATAAAACTGTGTTTCCAATGGAATTAGAGTTTACAATTGATGGTATTAATGGATTTAAATATGGAGATGTTTTAACATTTGCTGGGTTACCGAGAAGATATACAGATGCATTTGTATTTACTATAATGGCAGTTACACATGAAGTTTCAAACACTGGCGATTGGACTACTAAAATTAGATGTGTACCTAGAGTTCGGATATTAGAATGAGACAACGTTTACATTACACCCCAAGTCAGATTACTAAAAATCTATATACTACTGGATCTGAGTTAATGAATTCAGCTCAGAAAGAATATATAGGTCCATATCATACATACACTACCGGTGAAGTATTTTCTGGTGCAACATGGAATCCACAAACATCAATCAAATTATTTGCTATAGTATTTGAATCCGAGTTAACGAAACAGTACAAAAGAATAAAAACTGTACAAACAAAATTTGATCCGCCGGTAACTAGTATACCAACAATCACAGAAGCAGATCGTACAGCTGGATTCATTACTAGATATATTTTATATCAGTTAAATAAAAATTTAATAACCGAAATCGATTCAGGTCAATATACAAAATGGATTGCTCGGCAAATAGATAATAATTTATACCAAGCATTTCAGTTTAAATGGTATATCTCCGGACCAACTACCGATGTATATGAAGGTGGCGTATTAAAACCAGGTGTATACACTAAAAACTTAGAAACACTAACCAAGTTACAAGAATCGATTCCTGATATATTTACATTCTTTACTGATTTATTACAATATTATTCTGACTCGGATTACGTGGTACCTGCAGATATTAATCAATAACATTGTTTTATTGAAATATTTTTCTTATATTTAATGTATGATAACGGATCATGCAGATGAAATTGATGCAATATTGCAATACTGTGCACAGAAGCGAACTCTGTTAATACCAATACTATCAAGTCCAGTATTACATCCTGTTATTAATCCAGTTATTGCAATTTATATTTATACTGAAGATGATGTAGAAAGATTAATACCAATCCGGCATACAGAACAGATAACCGGGTTTTCAAAACGATTGCCAGACTTTTTAGCATTACGCAATATATTTGTCCATGACAAGAAAACCTGGCTTCAAATCGGAGGAAATGATGCCGTATTGGATATAAAGACGTTATGGTGGTATACATACAATGAAGCATATGATGAATCACATTATCCAACAACGGCTCATTCATTTTATTGGCGACGTCATCAAACATTAGCACATGTTAATGCAATTGTGCCATTACAACAACATTTAGCTATGTGTCAGAAAATTAGAAAATATGCTTGGCCGATGTGTATGAATGCCGAACTGTCAACTTCATATTTACGGTTCAATGAAATATATCCTAAAGTTTTTGCTGAAATTGAAAGCACGGGATTAGCTGTTAATGAAACATTCCGTATGCCAGATTTAGTTAATGCTGGTCGAGTGTATTCAAGTTATAACTATCACACGGTTACGGGTCGACCTAGTAATGCAGCTCGAGGATTCAATTTTGCTGCAATGAACAAAGAAGATGGTACACGTGCAGCATTTTGTAGCAGATTTGATAATGGAGCATTAGTGGAAATGGACTTTGATGCATATCATGTTAGATTGATTGCTAGGATAATTGGATATGAGTTACCGGCTGGATCTGTGCATGAATATTTTGGCCGGTTCTATTTTGACACTGAACAATTAACAGAAGAACAATACGAACAAAGCAAACAAATAACATTTCGTTTGTTATATGGTGGAATCGATCGAGAATTTTTATCCGTTCCATTTTTTGCTAAGGTAAATGATTTTATTTATTCATTATGGAATACTTGGAAAACAAAAAAGCGAATAGAAACACCGATTTTAAAACGACAAATTACACATGATATGATTTCAAATCCAACCGCAAACAAAGTGTTTAACTATTATTTACAAGCAATGGAAACGGAGGTATCTGTGCAAAAATTACAAACAGTTCAACAAATATTACACGACTATGAAACTAAACTCATATTGTACACGTATGATAGTATTTTGATAGACAGTAAATTTGAAGAAGCTCAACAACTCATACCACAGATAAAACAGGCATTGGAACAAGGTAATTTTCCAGTAAAAGTGAAAGTTGCTAATATTTATAGTAAAATGAAAACAATCTCGTTATGAACATAGACATTAATTTAATATTAACAGAATGGTGTTATCGATTACCAAAAGGATATCCTACTGCATCTAAAGATTATGAGACATTATATGATGTTTTATTAGAAGTGGTAAATATATCTCCAGACGAAGCACGACTGATTGTAGAACGAGCTCGAGGTAACGTTAAACAACTCGTTACTGAATCTATACAATTTGATTCTATCGAAAATCAATTATTAATTAATGCAATTCAACAAGCAAATAAAACCAATGAATTTCGAGAATTTTTAAATTTATTACCAACTGAAGCAGATGCTATAACTTTAAATTTTTTAAATCAATTGAATTCGGAACAATCTGTAATGTTTGCTTCTTTGTTATATACATTGAATGATGTTACAGAGGATGAGTTAAATACTATAAACTTCAAATCCGGCATTGGACATGATTTATTCAAATTAGAACCTAAGGGTATAGGAAAAGGTGAAATTTTATTAGCATCTTTAATCAAAGGATCACGAATAAACGGCAGCGGAGTATCATTTGATATGACAGCAAATGGACGATCCTATGAAATAAAAGATTATACTGGTGGGAAAGGAAATGCTAAATCGATTCGATTGGGTACTAAAGCTAGTGTTACTAGATTTAAATTTTGGGATGAAATAGTAACAACTTTGAAACGTCTAGATCAATTACGAGGAACTGTTGAAAACCCAAAATTTAAATTTCATAAATATTTTAACGAATCGTTGTTAAATTCTATTGCATATTTAGATGATCGGCGCACATTTATTTTAGCTGGAAATTTAAATATGAAAGATAAACAATTTTTAATGCAATTTTATCGAGAAGCTAACTTATTAAATTCTGAAATACAAGGATATACTAATGTTATTTTACGCGGACCAAATGCTACTCCTATAGAAATGTCAATTGAGCCATTAAAACAAACAATTGATGGATCAGTAACTATTAAGCCTATCGATGATGGTAGTCAGGACATTACATATATTAACACAGAACTTCGTCGATTAAAATACGTACGACAACCAGAAATGTTAGATGTAGATTTACAAGAAGCTGTTGATTCAATTATAGGTAACGATTTACAATTTATTGTTTTTAGAAAAGATCGTATACGAGTTACAAACGAATTTAGATATGTAGTTATAGATGCCGGAAAAATACGTATAATAGAAACGGCAATTGGTTCAGATAAAATTGATTTAAGCGATACGGATATAACTGAGGAATATGAACTTTGAAAACACAACTACTTTGCACATTTGCACATAAAACGGATTTAAACATTATATCCGAATACATACAACATAACTACGAGATTCCAGAACGTCGAATATTTGTATTTGCAAACGAAGATCATGCAGACAATTTGTATTGCACATACAATGCTATCGATTCTGGTCGCAGAGGACAAAACACAATAAGCATACACCGTAAAAAAGAAACAAATACCTTGTATACGGTTAATGCACTTAATGAAGTTATACGAACGGTTAATAACGGAGTTTTAGATAAAACATATCAATTGGATTGGAGTAAATATCAAAATTCATTTATATTAACAGATGATGCTGGATATCGTGTTGTTGGATTGGTATTTTTTAAGAAAATTACTTGGAATTGATATTTATATAAGTAATAGGAATAACTATGCTAAAATTAAAACATTTATTAAAAGAAGATGAGCAGAAATGGAATCCTGCTGATTATAAGTCGCCAGCACAATTAGGTAAAACGACTGGATTAGATGCCGAAGCAGATCAAAGAATACAGGATAGTTTTTTATCTAAACTAGAACAAAACTATTCTAGAATAAAACGAGCTCGTATTGATATGGCTGAGTTTAAAAATGATGTGATGGATTTGTTATCAATCTATAAAGATAAAACGCCTGGCAGTGCGACTACTATGGATTTTATAAATGCATTTTTAGAATTATATCCATATTCAAAAACATATAGCGGATGGCAAGGAACTTACCGAGATGTAAGAGATAATCTTAATCGTATGTTACAACACGCATATGCAATCCAATCCGGCGATACTAGCAGTTACGCATATCGATTTTCAAAATAAGTAATTATGAAAAAACTAGAAAACATCCTAGCAGAAAATATGCGTCGTTTTAATACAAAAAATCTACACGAAGCTGATTTAAGTGATTTGGAAAATAAATTAGGATTCGATGGTGCCAATCGAGATCCTCGAACAGGTAATCCAATGTTTGATCCTAAGAATTTAAAACTTCATATTAACCGAGTTGATTATGATACCAACATTTCTGGTATTACATCTATGTATTTTCAAGGATCTGGAATTGATGATAAAAATACATTTCAAGATATTGTGAACGACATCAAACAAGATATTGAAAGTAAAAATGATCCAACTGGTGCATATGATCAAACCAGATTAGTATCCGACATTACATTTGACTGTGAACTTAAAGTTGGTACCGATACTATCGATTTGACAGTTACATATGATGAAGATGGTGATATTCAAAATGTAGAAATACAGGATGAAGATATTGCTACAAAATATGGAATAAGTGATTCTACGATTATGGATTATTTATTTTAAAAACAAAAAAAAACTTAACAAATTACTTTGATTTAACGATTTAATTACTTATAATGTAATTAATATTTTATATTTTATTAACCAATTAAAAAAGGATTTAACCAATGGGCTTAAATTTAGATGCCATAAAGGCAAAACTCAATCAGTTGAACAAAACTGATGAAAAGAAAAACAATTTGTGGAAACCTGAAGCAGGTAAAACAAGAATCCGTATCGTGCCATATGTGCACAGAAAAGACAATCCATTCTTAGAATTGTATTTTCATTACGACATTGGCAAAAGATCAATGTTATCACCGATCTCATTCGGCAATGCAGATCCAATCGTAGAGTTTTCAGACAAACTAAAAAAAACTGGCGATAAGGATGAATGGATGATGGGTCGTAAAATTGAGCCTAAAATGAGAACTTATGTACCTGTTATCGTGCGCGGTAAAGAAGCAGAAGGTGTAAAGTTTTGGGGATTTGGTAAAACTATCTACGCAGAACTATTATCAATTATCTCTGATCCAGACTATGGAGACATTACAGATTTAATGAATGGTCGTGATATTGATGTAGAATTTACTCCTGCAGAAGGTGGTGCATTTCCAAAAACTGCAATTCGAGTGAAACCAAACACACAGCCAGCAACAGAAGATAAAGCAATTGCTGAAAAGATTATGAATCAACCAGTAATTACTGACATATTTCCTGAACCAACTTATGAAGAGTTAGAAGTTGCATTAACAGAATGGATGAATCCTGAAAATGCAGATTCAGATGTAGCAGCTGATGAAGAAGAAGAGGCACAAGGCGTTTCAACACCAGCAAAAGCTGCAAAGCCAGTAGCAGGTAAAGTTGATGACGTAGCATCAGCATTCAATGATCTTTTTAATTAAGAAGGAGTTATAAATGGCAAAGAGTAAAAGCAAACTGGAACTGGAAGACTCATTAGCAAGTACATTAGCTGATAGCATTAACAAGCAATTTAAAGGGCAAGCTCTTAAAACAGCTTTCTTTTTAGAAGGAGATGCTGATTCACCAAGCAATGTAACAGAATGGATTTCATCTGGTTGTGATATGCTCGATTTAGCGATTTCAAACCGATCGAACGGAGGATTCCCAGTAGGTCGGATAACTGAAGTTACCGGATTAGAAGCATCAGGTAAGTCTTTATTAGTATCTCATGTAGCTGCAGAAACACAGAAAAAAGGTGGATTAGCAGTTTATATTGATACAGAAGCAGCAACTAGTGCTGAATTTATGTCAGCTATTGGAATTGATTTGAAATCAATGTTATATGTTCCATTAGAAACAGTAGAAGAAATTTTTGAAACAATTGAAACTATTGTTGAACAGGTACGTAAATCAGATAAAGATCGTCTCGTTACTATTATTGTTGACTCTATTATGGGTGCATCTACAAAAATAGAAATGGCTGCTGAATATGACAAAGATGGATATGCTACCAGTAAATCAATTATTCTATCAAAAGCAATGCGTAAGGTAACTAACTGGATTGCACGAGAAAGAATTTGTTTGATTATGACTAATCAGTTACGAACTAAATTAGGGGTATCATTCGGCGATGCGTGGACAACATCGGGTGGTAAAGCGATTCCATTTCATGCATCTGTACGTCTTCGTCTTAAGAATACTGGAATGATTAAAGCCAAAGTTGAAGGCGTTGAACAAGTGGTAGGAAGTAAGACTGAAGTACAAGTAGTGAAAAACAGAATGGGTCCTCCGCATCGAAAAATCAACTATGACATCTATTATGATAGTGGTATTGATAACTATGGTGGATGGCTTGAAACAATGAAAAAATACAATCTAGTAAAACAATCAGGAGCTCATTATACATTAGATGACACTGATATTGAAACTGGAGAAGTATTTGGAGAAATTAAATTTCAATCAAAAACATTTGTAGATAAGGTAATCAATCAACCAGAGATTAAAGATCGATTGTATAAAAGAATATGCGATGCGTATATCTTTAAGTATCAAGCTGGTATCGATGGCGGTATTGATGACGTAATTATTACAGATGAGGTTATAGACGAAGAAGCTTAATGAACAGGTATCAACAGCTATTCAAACAGTTACAACAAGAAAAGGAAAATAGTCCATCAAGTGTCAATGATCATATTATGGTGCTTGATGGGCTAAACACCTTTATTAGAGCGTTTGGAGCAACTCCATCTACAAATGAAGATGGTGATCATATCGGAGGAATTACTGGATTTTTATTTTCAATAGGTAAAGTAGTTCGAGATTTTAAACCATCTCGGTTAGTTATCGTGTTTGATGGTAGAGGCGGATCTGCTCGTCGCAGAAAGATTTACGGCGATTATAAAGGTAATCGAGCAAATAAAACACGTTTACGTAGACACGATCATCAACAATTTGCTACAATTGAAGATGAACAGGAAGCAATGCGTTGGCAATTTTCTCGATTAGTATCATATCTAGATAATTTACCAGTAACATTTATTTCAATTGATGGTATCGAAGCAGATGATACGATTGCATATATTGCTGATATGTATCAAGGTATTTCTAAAAAAATTACCATAGTTTCAACGGATAGAGATTTTTATCAGTTAATAAGTCCTACAATTCAAGTATGGTCGCCTATCAAAAAGAAAATGTATGACGAACAAGCATTATTAGATGAATTTGGAGTACATCCAAATAACTATGTTATTTATCGAACATTTACAGGCGACACCTCTGACAACATACCCGGGGTATCTGGAATAGGTCCAAAGACAATTATAAAAACATTACCCGAACTTGCTGATACTACTGAGTTTACGTTAGATGCATTATTTAATAAATGCACTAATAATTTAAATGAATCAAAAACATATGGTAAAATACTAGAAAATCAGGATACTATTGATAAGAATTATCGTTTAATGAATATTAAATTATTAGATATTCCAGCTCAGAGTGCTACGGTAATTCGAGGTATATTAGATCAGCCGATTCCAATGATGAACAAAATGGAATTTCAAAGATTATTCATGGAAGACAAAATGTGGTCAACTATGAAAAATTTACCAGATTGGTTAAATAATACATGGTTATCACTAAATGCATTTGCACAACAAACACATAAAAAATAACTTGGAATTTATACATAACTATTATATAATAAGTTTATGACAGATAAACTATCGGAATATGGCTGGAGCTTTCAAGTAAAAGTTTTAGCAGCAATGTTTACCGACCGAATATTTTTACAACAAATTGCCGATATTATTCGCCCAGAGTATTTCGAATCAGATGCAAATAATTGGGTATTAGAAACAGTTTTAGATCATTTTCAACAATATAAAACACCCCCAACAAAAGATGTTTTAAAAGTTCGATTAACTGCATTAAGTGAATCTGGTCCAGAATCTATACTTAAAACTGCAATACTAGAACAACTTAAAGATGTGTTCCGATACATGGAATCAGATGATTTAAGTTTTGTCAAAGATGAAATACTTAATTTCTGTAAAAATCAGGAAATTAAACGGGCAATTATGGATTCGGTTAATTTGTTGCAACGTGGAAATTATGATGAAATAAAGTCAAAGATTGATACAGCAATGAAAGCTGGTGCTGATACTAATATTGGGTTAGAATATAAACTTAATATATCAGCTCGATACGCCGAAGCATCGCGTCATACAATTACAACCGGATGGGATGTTATTGATGATTTAATGGACGGCGGATTAGCTCCAGGTGAATTAGGTGTAGTAATGGCACCAGCTGGTATTGGTAAATCATGGCTCTTAATTAACATTGGAGCTAATGCAGTAAAGGCAGGTCATACCGTAATACATTACACATTAGAACTTAATGAAAATTATGTAGGACAACGTTATGATTCGGTATTAACTGGTATTAATGCACAGAGCTTAAAAAATCATCAAGACACAGTTGAAGATAAAATGAAAAGTTTACGCGGTGATTTGATTGTAAAATATTTTCCAACTAAATCAGTTGGCGTAATGGGATTAAAAGCTCATTTAGAAAAAACTATTATGCTAGGTAAAAAGCCAGATGTTGTAATTGTAGATTATGGTGATTTGTTAAAAATCAATACAAAAAAGGACAAACACGAGGCATTAGAAGAACTTTACGAGGAGTTACGAGGAATGGCAGGTGAGTATGATATTCCGGTTTGGACGGCATCACAAGCAGGTCGAAGTGCGTTAGAAGAAGATATTATTGAAGCAGATAAAATTGCATCATCATATGGAAAAGTGATGGTAGCTGACTTCTTGATGTCATTGTCTCGTAAGGTTGAAGATAAAATGTCAGGTACAGGTAGAGGTCACGTTATTAAGAATCGGTTCGGCCCAGATGGCATTACCTTGCCTAGTAAAATTAACACAAACAACGGCCAATTTCAATTTTTTGAGCCACAAACAACACAAGGCAAACAGACCACACAAGTTATGAAAACAGGCGAAAATGTTATGAAGAAAAATTTAGCACAAAAATTCAAAGATTTGGGTGGAACTTTAGGATAAAACCATATTTATATAAAATGAGGTCCGGATAATATTCGGCCCTTTTTTTATCTAATAAACATTTATATTTTTTAAATTAAAGAGATTACAACATGGAGATTTCAAACAAAATTTTAAGTGAAATTACAGTATACATGAAGTATGCAAAGTATGTTCCCGAGCTCAATCGTCGAGAAACATGGGAAGAATTAGTTACGAGAAACAAAGAAATGCATCAAAAGAAGTATCCGCATTTGCGAGATGAAATTGAAGCTGCATATAAATTTGTTTATGATAAAAAAGTATTACCATCGATGCGTAGTTTGCAATTCGGCGGAAAACCAATTGAAATCTCCCCTAACCGAATTTATAACTGTGCATATTTACCAATTGATGATTATCGAGCATTTGGCGAAGCAATGTTTTTACTTTTAGGCGGTACTGGTGTAGGATATTCAGTTCAAACACATCACGTAGAAAAATTGCCTGAAATTCGTAAACCTAATCCAAAGAAAACACGAAGATATCTTATCGCGGATTCGATCGAAGGATGGGCTGATGCAGTAAAGGCATTAGTTAAATCGTATTTCGAAGGTGGATCTACGTTTACATTTGATTTTTCGGATATTCGTGCCAAAGGTGCTCGTTTAGTAACATCCGGAGGAAAAGCACCAGGCCCACAACCACTTAAAGAATGTTTAATTAAATTAGCCGGTATCTTAGATGCAAAAGAAGATGGCGATAAATTAACTGCTATTGAAGTACACGATATGGTTTGTCATATTGCAGATGCAGTATTAGCCGGGGGTATTCGTAGAGCAGCTCTTATTAGTCTTTTTAGTGCCGATGATGAAGAAATGATTTCATGCAAATCTGGTAATTGGTGGGAGCATAATCCACAACGAGGGCGTGCAAACAATTCAGCAACATTAATGCGTCATAAATTAACAAAAGAATTCTTTATGGATTTATGGAAACGTGTTGAATTGTCAGGAGCAGGTGAACCAGGAATTTATTTAACAAATGATAAAGATTGGGGAACGAATCCATGTTGTGAAATTGCATTACGACCATTTCAGTTCTGTAATTTATGTGAAGTTAACGCGTCTGACATCGAATCACAAGAAGATTTAGAAGCAAGAGTACGAGCAGCAGCATTTATTGGAACACTTCAAGCAGGTTACACTGATTTTCATTATCTTCGTCCAGTATGGAAACGTACGACTGAGAAAGATGCCCTTATCGGAGTATCCATGACAGGAATCGGTTCTGGAACAGTGTTAGGCTATGATATGAAAGCTGCCGCAAAGGCAGTTAAAGAAGAAAATGTACGGGTAGCTGAATTGATTGGAATCAACAAATCAGCTCGTACTACCACAGTTAAGCCTGCAGGGACGACATCATTAGCATTAGGAACATCATCAGGTATTCACGCTTGGCACAATGATTATTATATTCGTCGCATTCGTGTAGGAAAAAATGAAGCAATTTATTCATACCTAGCAATCAATCATCCAGAACTTATTGAAGATGAGTATTTCCGTCCACATGACACTGCAGTTATTTCAATTCCTCAAAAAGCACCAGAAGGCGCTATTATGAGAACAGAATCCCCATTCCAATTATTAGATCGTATTAAAAAGGTACACCTAGAATGGGTTAAACCAGGACACCGATCAGGAAATAATACTCACAATGTTTCTGCAACCGTTTCACTTAAAGCAGATGAATGGGAATTAGCTGGCGAATGGATGTGGGAGAATAGAGATCATTATAACGGATTATCAGTATTGCCATATGATGGCGGAACTTATACACAAGCTCCATTTGAAGATTGTACTCAAGAAACATATGAGAACATGATGAAATCTCTTCATAATATTGATTTGAGTCAAGTAATTGAATTAGATGATAATACCGACTTATCAGGCGAATTAGCTTGTGCTGGTGGAGCGTGTGAGATAAAATAATATTTAGATATTTATTAATATGATACGATTAAAAAATTTATTGACTGAAATCGGAGACGCGACAGCTAATTCTTATAAATGGGAAGAAATATCTAATGATCATTGGAACACATACGTACAGTTTATAACTGATAGTAAAACAGAGTACAATGTGGAATTAGAATATTTTACTAGTAATCTTAAAGAGTTTAAAGAACTTCCAGGTATTGCTATTGAGTTCAAAGCTAAACCTACTGGCCAGTATGAATTCTCGAATAACATTGTAGTTAATAAAGGAGAAGTATACAAAGTAATGGCTACGATTGTTGATATAGTCAAATACTATATAAAAGACGCTCGAGTTATTACATATACACCTGAAAAGACGTCTGAAGAAGTATTTGGTTCTAAAAGAAATAATTTATACAAAGCTTATATCACTAAAGCATTTCCAAACGCAGATTTTAAACAACAAGGCGATGTAATATTTACAATTTTGCCTAAAACTACAAAAACAAAATATGATGCATCTGGTATAGATACACCGGGTGATCCAACCATGTAATATTATGATACAACCAGCATCGAAAGATTGGATACAACAGCTGTTTGTGAGGGAGTTTGGAAACAAGCTCCTTCCAACAGACTTTTATTATGATGATAAAACTGGTTATCGCGTAATGACCGAATCATATCATAAACGCCGCGGCGTGTGCTGTGGAAATGGCTGTCGACACTGTCCATATGATCCGCAACATAAAAAAGGTGAAAAAACTTTGAAAGCCCAATAAAATATTCTATATTATAATTAATAAAACAAGTTATGACAACGAAACAAAGAACAAATTTAGAATTAGTGCATCCTGGCTTTGCAAATGGAGTTTCTATTCAGTTAGCAACAAAACAATCGATTGAAGGTCCAGATGCTAGATTGACTACAGAAGAAAAACAAGCTATTATCGATAAAGCTGCATATCATTATGGTCAATTCTTAACCGCATTAGGCGTAACATGGGAATCTGATCCAAACTCGGCTGATACACCTCGGCGAGTAGCAAAGGCATATGTAAATGACTTATGGGCCGGTCGATATGAACCAATGTCAGATATTACAGCATTTCCAAGTGATGGATACGATGGCATTGTGTTTGAAGGAGGTATTCCATTAACATCAATGTGTAGCCATCATCATCAAACTATTATGGGTCTAGTTCACGTTGCATATATTCCGGGTGAAAATAGCAACGTTATTGGTTTAAGTAAATTGAATCGAGTAGTTGAGCACTTTGGCAGACGAGGTGCAATTCAAGAACAATTAACTGTTGCTATCCACCACGCAATTGATGAACTTATCGAAAACAATAAAGGTGTAGCAGTAATGATTGAAGCAACTCATAACTGTGTGCAATGTCGAGGAGTTAAGCATGGTGGTGCTTCAATGAAAACTGCGAAATTATCTGGTGCATTTTTAGAAGATGGCAACGCAAGATCAGAATTTTATCAATTTGTAAAAGGTTATAATAATTAATATGGCACGTTACATTTCAACAAAATTATTTGATGGTTACTCAACTTGTTTCCGTCAATGGAAAGCAGAAGATACTCATTGTAAATTCTTACATGGATATGCTGTATCATTTAGAGTATGGTTTGAAGGAGAATTAGATCATCGTAATTGGGTATGGGATTTTGGCGGTATGAAGCGTTCTAAAACTCAAATTGCAGGTATGTCTCCAAAAGATTATTTTACATTTTTATTAGATCATACTACAATCGTTGCATTAGATGATCCATATTTAGATAAATTCAAACAAATGGATGAAGATGGTATTATTCAATTAAGAATTTTACCAGCTACTGGATGTGAAAAATTTGCAGAACATTTATATTATGTAATAAATGCATTCTTAAAAGAAGAAACAGAAGGCCGAGTAAAAGCTATCAAAATAGAAGTATACGAACACGAACGAAATTCAGCAAGTTATGAACAATAATAAAGACCAAATGAAAGTAGAAGTTAATGAGATGGCAATAACTCAACAAATTAAAATTGCTTTAGAAAACTCCAATCTAAGTGTTGTTGTTACACCAATTATGTTTGATCCTAACGAATTTATACCAGTACTAGGTGTGTTAGTAAAAAACGAGGATTCTAGTTATACTAGAAAATATACAATAACGGTTAAACCAAATAACTAAACCATGAAGAGTAATGATCAATATATGTCACTGTATGATTACAGTGGTAAAGCATCTCGAGAAAGTGGACTAGGTCAAAAAGTGTATGAAGCTGCAAAGTCAAAAAATATTCATGTTATTTATCAAGATCTACCACCAGACTTATCTAGACCAGAATATAATCGAGTAGCAACATATCCAAAATCATTTCTAGATGAATACTTTGGCAAAACTACACCCGGTGATACATTTGCTTCTGAATTAGCACAGGCTGATTTGCGTTATTTACTTGAACGTTTATATTCATTAGAAAATAAGTTTGATGAATTAATTAAAAAATTAGATACCAATGTTACCAATAGTGTTGAGTCAATCGATGACGACCTACCATTTTAAGGAATTTATGAAGCCAGGAAGAATAACAGACTACAATAAAACATTGCCAATCATAGAATTATATCGTTGTGTGCAATCAGAAGGAAGCCGATTTGGTAGACCAACAATCGCAGTACGCACTACCGGATGCACTCATCGATGCTATTTTGGTGAAGGTGGCTGGTGCGATAGCTGGTACAGTTCAATTCATCCAGAAAAAGGTACTTTTACATTCAATGATATTATTAAAATTTACGACGAAAATCCACATATTAAAGAAATGATGTTAACTGGAGGATCCCCGACAATGCATCCAGCACTAGTTAATGAATTGACACATTTTGCACATGAAAGAGATATTCTTATTACTATTGAAACTGAAGGTTCTCATTATATTGAAACTGATTACCCTATTGGCCTCCTTTCTATTAGTCCTAAGTTTGCCAATAGCGTACCCGTTGTGGGCGTTGCTACACCGCAAGGGACGATTACGGATGAAAAGATGGTTAAGCAACATAATAAATTCCGTCTCAATAGCGAAGCGATAGATAAAATGATTGCATATCACGCAGATTATCACTATAAACCAGTCTGGGATGGTACTGAAGAGAATCTACAAGAAATTGAATTGTTTAGGATTCAACATAATATTCCAAAGGATAAAACGTACATAATGCCTGCTGGTGATACTAGAGACGAATTGATTAAAATGTATCCGTTGGTATTTGAAATGTGTGCTAACCATGGTTATAACATGACAGGAAGAGACCATATCGTGGCATATGATACTAAAAGGGGAGTTTGATATGTGGACAACGACAACGACATTTGGAAATTATGAAATTAATTATATTATAAAGAAATGAAACAAGTACTTTATTTTTCAGCAGAATGGTGTGGACCATGCAAAATGATTAAACCACAAATTCAACAATTACAATCTCAAATGACAATTACATTTATTGACGCAGATGCAAGCCCAGATACATGCAGTAAATACAACGTACGAACTGTGCCTACATTGCTGATAATTAAAAATGGAATAGAAGTAGGACGAATACTAGGAACTGCTATAACAAAAGATGCAGTAATAAATTTATATAATAAATAAAAAAAGGAATAAGTTATGAATTGGAAACCAATTGGAGATCAAGTTCTTGTTAAACAGCAAGAAAAACAAGAAAAAACAGCGAGTGGTATTATTGTTATGGCTGGTATGGATGATTATGTAACGTGTGATGTCATTGCAATTGGCGATGGTTTGTTTACGCATACTGGTGATCGAATTCCAATGACAACAAAACCCGGCATGCAAGTTAAAATTTACAATGGGAATATCGGATCCCAGAAAAAAGTTACAATTGATGGCGATGAATATGTACTTATTCGTGAATCAGAAATTGCTATGATAAATACCAATGTATGATTGAATTCATAGGATGGGTAAGCACGGCATTGGTTTTGTTAGGATACATTTCCAATGCCAAAGGCTATCCAATGTTTGCGATGATTGCTTGGATAATTGGTGATATTGGTTGGGTATCATATGATTTATATATAAACAATATAAGTCACCTAGTATTAAGTTTTGTCATCATATCAATTAATTTATACGGAATTATTCGTATATTACACAATAAAGAAATTACAAAGTAAATGTATCAAAATATTTCATATGACAGAAAATCCGGTACTATGCACGTGTGGGATGATGAATTAGGACATCAAAAATTTCCATTTAAACCATATGCATATTTACCAGACTCTGCAGGAACATATGTATCATTAGACGGCACTACATTAAAACAGATACCAGGAAATCATAAAGATAATCCTGCTTCATACGAATCTGATCTAAATGAAGAAGTCCGAACCCTGATAGATTTATACTATGAATCAGATTTAGTATCAAAAGGACATCGCGATTTTTTCTTTGATATTGAAACAGCAAAAGATGAAAATGGATATAGTACTATACATGATACGCGCACGGCTATAACATCAATTGCATATTATGATAAAATTGGTAATGATAGACGAGTACTTATATTAGACGAACTGAATCGCATAAAAGAACGTGAAATACAAGGCGATGGTTATGTTTTAGAAATATTTCGAGACGAAAGAGATCTTTTAACCAGATTTATAAACATATTTGCGGCTGTACAACCAACTGTAATTACAGGATGGAACACTGATGGATATGATATTCCATATTTATTGGGTCGTGCTAAAAAGGTATTAGGTGTAAATGCCATCAAAAAATTAAGTCCGGCTGGAATTGTAGATTATAATCCAAAAAAGGAAAAATGGAAAATATTTGGTGTTTCTAGTTTAGATTATTTGAAACTATATAAAAACTTTACATACAGCGAATTACCAAATTATCGATTAGATACTGTTGCAAAACTAGAATTGGGTCGAGGTAAAGTTGAATATGAAGGTGATTTAGATGTTCTTTTTACACAAGATATTCACAAGTTTGCTTTTTACAACATGACAGATACCGATTTGGTTTATGAATTAGATGAAAAGTTACAGTTCATAAACTTAGCACGGACTATATGTCATAAAGGACATGTACCATATGAAGATGTTTATTATGCATCTAAATATCTAGATGGTGCTGCTATAGTAGATTTAAAACGTAATGGATATGTAGCTCCAAATAAACAATTCCGTTTTATTGAAGAAGAAACTGCAGCTGATGTGTTGGCAGGTGCATATGTAATGGCACCGGTGCCTGGATTGTATAAATGGATATATGACTTGGATTTAACATCTCTGTATCCGAGTATCATTATGAGTTTAAACATATCTCCAGAAACAAAGATCGGAGTTATTGCTAATTGGGATGAAACATGTTTATTAAAAACTGATCCGGTATCGGTACAAATTGGAAACAAAACGATTACAGATGTTAAACAATGGTTAACCGATAATAAATATACAGTTGCTAGCAATGGAACGGTGTATCGAACCGATATAAAAGGATTTTTACCAACAATTCTAGCAAAATGGTTTGATGAGCGGGTAGAATTTAAAGATAAGCGTGATGAATATGAAGTAGGTAGTGATGATTATAAGTTTTATGATGCAATGCAGTTAACACAAAAAGTATTGCTTAATTCATTTTATGGAGTATTAGGACTTAAAACATTTCGATTCCATGATTTAGATAATGCCGGTGCAATTACCGCAACAGGTCAAAGTGTAATTAAGTTTTCTGCAAAGGTTATCAATGCACATTATGCAAAAGAAACTGGTAAGGATCATTTTATTAATGCAACCGGTATGCCAGCAGAGTTTGCATTTTATACAGATACAGATTCAACCTTTTGTTCTTCATTGCCTTTGATTGAAGCGCGATTTCCGGATTTTGATGAATCAGATGAACAATTTATGATTGACCAAACCAATGCAATTGCATCTGAAGTTCAGAAAAAGGTTAATGCAATGTATGATATATATGCAGTTAAGTTTCACAATACAGAATCACATCGTTGGCAAATCAAACAAGAATACATTGCAAAATCAGGTTTATGGATTGCAAAGAAAAGATATGCACAATGGGTTATTTACAAAGAAGGTAAACCTACGGATAAATTGGATATCAAAGGATTGGACGTTGTTAGATCATCTTTCCCAGAAGATTTCAAAAAGATAATGAAAGAAACATTGTGGTATATTCTTAAGGAAAAGGATAAAACAGCTACATCGGATATGATTCATAAATTCAAATCTGGATTGAAAAATTCTGAAGTATTAAATGTAATGAAGAATTCCGGAGTTAAAGAAATATCCAAATTCATCAAAGGCAGAAAACCATTTACAGGATATATATCAGGAACACCTGCACACGTTAAAGCAGCAATCAATTTCAATGACTTTTTACATATGTATGGCATCAAAGACATTACTCCTATTCAAAATGGAGAAAAAGTAAAATGGGCATACCTATCAGATAATCCATATGGAATGGAAACAATGGCTCTTCGAGGATATCAAGATCCAGAACAGACCGTAGAATTTGTTACACAATACATTGATCGCAATAAAATATTTGAAAAGGAATTGAAAAATAAACTTGATGATTTTTATGCTGCAATGAATTGGGGTGCATTTCCTGAAAATAATAATGTAGCAAAGTTCTTTTCATTTGGAAAATGATTTTTTTTTGCATGATATTTATAATTAAAATACAGGAACAAAAATGTCACAAATTAAATTAAAAAATCTTTTAGCAGAAAATATGCGTCGTTTCAAAACTAAAAATTTGAATGAAGATGAAACACAATTGGATATGTTTAACGTTAATCCAGATATTGAATATTTTCATAATCGTCCAGAGACTGATGACAACACCGGTAGTTTAGAAGTTATGTCAGCTGATATCCAGCAGGCAATGAAACGTAAAGAAGGTAAGGAAGCTATAAAAGTTGCACAACGTCTTTTAAAATATGTATCAACAGATGTATATAAAAATTTAGAATGGGCTCAAGAAACTGGTAAAGATTATTTAATAAGTGATGCGCAGTTTATAATTAATGCGGTGCAACGCGTTAATCAAGATGTAATTGAAGATGCAATTAAAGTTTTAAAAGTTTCTCCACAAAATATGCCAGCAATGCAAA